ACACCGCTATACACGCAATACACTCCGCTTGACACAACCCGCGAATCATTCTAGGAGTAACGTAACGCGATCAAAACCCAGTCAAGAACTGCCCACCACAAAAATAATACACCCATCCATTCCCGAAATAATCCACCAACCCATCCACTTAATAAGTGCCCGCGTAGCGGGCGATTCGAAGGAGACCGATTCATGAATGATTTACAAAACACCCACCAACGTATCAATACAACCAACGCGGCATTAGAAACGCTTTCAGATTCTGTATCTGACCTTTTAGATACCGTAGAAGAGCTTGTCCAGTATCGCGAAATTTTTGGTAAGGCACTAGACCTCCTCGCCCAAAAGCTTGACGAAGTTGGTCTTGTATCCTGTGACGGAGAAATCATCACAAACTTAAACGTCCTGACCGAAGATCTGGGCATGCTGGAACAGACCGTTACAGATATGATGCTTGACGGCATCGATGATGAAGCCCCCGACGATTATTTTGATGAACACGACGACGCCTACTATAGTGAATGCGATGATGACGCGTATGGGTTCACAGGCTCCGACGACACTTCCTCCGACGAAGGTGGTACAACATACACCTTCGATATTGAAGCCACTTCAAATGGTATTCCTGTATTCACCTCTACGCGCACACCGGATATGACTATTGAACGCATCTTCGCTAACACCGCACCATCATACGTGGATCCAGAATTGGAAGCGATCCTTGCAGAACTTAACACACCGATGGTCACTGCGGAGCCTATTCCTACTGAAACCATTACGTCCAGTCCTATTGATGCACTCCATTTTGACGTGGCGGCTGCGGGAGAATCCTCTTATGTGTTGGAGGCCAGTAAACAGCTACGGTACAACGCTGAGCAACTGCTAGAAGCTGGGCACTTGACCACTCCCGACGCAATGTCGTTGTTACATCTCTCTTACGGCGAATTGGATGAAAATTTTAAGCAGAGCGTAGATGTGTACAACGTGCTTAAAATCGTAGATGGAGAGTATATAACACCTGAACACGTCCTACACGTACTCATTGGAACGTATCTTCGCGTTATATCGGACGGCTCAATGTCTGCATACAAATCCCTAGTAAATGACATGTATGGATGGAAATCTACGTCGCTCTGAACGAATCAGCACAGACGGCGGTCTTTTTTGACCGTTGTCAACCCTTTTTTATTGACATGTGCGAATTTATCCTACAGTATGCACTATATAAACTTGCTGGGATAACACATGACTACACCAACGCGCCCTGCGTGGAACCACAAAGAAGTAATTGAAGCGGCTGCAGCTACCATTGTGGAACCTGTTCGAGAGTGGGCTAGTCTTAGTGGATGTTTGAACGACACTGAGAATGGCCCACAATTCCACGCTTTGGTGACTGTTGCAGTTCTGGAAAGCCCTGACGCGTACAGAGCAGGCCGTTACTTTGAAGATTTCTACGGATGGCCTGTTGATCGTCCGTTGATAACAATACTCGACAGCGCTTTCAGACAAATGAAGGAACTAGAATCCAAATTTGTCCATGCGTGGGTAATGAAGCACAACATCCGTATCAACGCCAAAACTGGACAAGGTGTCCGTGTACGCATTGGCGACGCCGAATTCACCGCCGAAGTAGTTGGCTTGATAAAACGAGAGGCACGTGTTGTCATAGAAACAGTTGGCACAGAACCAAAAACAATGGTCATCCCTTCCGAAGAGATTGTGGAAGCTTGGGATATGGCCCCCAAACCTGAAAAAACAAAGAAAGATCCCGCATGATAGTTGTAGGCATTGACCCCGGAAATGACGGCGCTCTAGCTTTCCTAGACACAGATGCGGGAACAATGCGTATTGTCGATATGCCGATATTTCAATGGGAAACAACAAAAACCAGAAAGAAGATCGACGGGTACACGATAGCCGCTGAACTAGGTGCGCAGTCTGTGGACCACATTCTAATGGAAGAGGTTTGGTCTAGTCCGCAGATGGGAGTAGTGTCTGCTTTCTCGTTCGGCAATGGACGTGGAATAATTGAAGGGGTTGCGGCTGGTATGCAAATTCCTATGTCACAGGTAAAGCCTGCCAAGTGGAAGAAAGACATGAAAGTACCAGCGGATAAGAAGGCTGCAGTACAGCGCGCCACGCAATTGTTCCCAAAGATCGGGCACATGTTTAGAGGCCCGCGCGGTGGTATTATAGATGGGCGTGCAGAAGCTGCACTTCTCGCGTTTTATTGCACGTTGGATCTAAATGCCACACCACGTGGTACTATTGAATTGGTTACAGAATGAAATTAACTAATCCCCAACACGAGCAATTCAGCCAATGCTTGGCATTAGGTGCAAATTCTGCATCATCCTGCTACGCCAACGCTGGATATCAACAAGACCGTGTCGCCGCTGAATACCTCGCGAAGACTAAAGTAATCGCCGCACGTGTATGTGAGATAAAGGAAGAAAATGCCTAAACTTTCTAATGAAAAGCACGACATGTTCGCACATGGACTAGCTAAAGGCATGTCCAAAGTGGATGCTTACGTACATGCAGGTTACAATGATAGCCCTCCCAGCGCAACCCGATTATCACAAAAACCGGAGGTTGTGCAGCGTGTGCAGGAAATCCGTCAGGACATGATGGAAGTCGCGAAAGATTTAATTGAAGTACCCACCGAAGAAAATGCGGTAGCTTTCGCCGAGGCAGGTCTGACACTGGAATGGTGTGTGGAACAATTTAAAGACATTGCAGATAAGGCAAAAACTGCAGGACAGTTTGCACCAGCAAACGCCGCCATAAAAAACATCCAAGGCATCATCGAATTGAAAACTGCCAAAGACAGTGGCAAGGATTCTGATGATGCGGAACCACGTATCAAACTGTCCGACGCAACTGCATTTGCCAAGGCTCTTGCTGATCTACGCGACATACCGTCATTGGAGGGACCCACAACAATTGATGTAACCCCCCCGTCGGAATCTGCGTCATTTACGGAGAACACCAATGTTAATCACACAGAATGAGCGTAAAGAGTATCGCACCGCCCTATCTGAAATGACTGTACTACGTGACCGTGTAGAGGCACACATCGCTGGGCGCGAACCACTCGATCCACGTGTCCTCGCCCTCACAGAACAGATGACGGGAACGTCGGACGTACGCAACCAATTACGCGCACTTGATGCTACCTATGATGATTTCAACACACAGTATGATGAAAAGCTACGCTATGCGTCCCAATTCCGTTTTTCACCGTTTTGTGAATACATGTTCCGCGATGAAGTACCGGCACAACACCATGAATTTTTGATTGATCACATGGAAGCAATTTATCATGGAGACATAACGCGTCTAGCTATCTCCATGCCTCCCGGAGCAGCAAAAAGCTCTTACGCTTCACACCGTTTTGGCGCTTGGTATCTAGGACAGCGTCCGGATCACCGTTGGTTGCAGGGTGCGCACACGATGACCTTTGCCAAAGATCGCTTAGGTAAAGTTGTGCGCGGGATGATGAGCGAAGATCGCTACAAAAACATATTTCCAGATGTACGCCTGAGCGCATCATCAAGCGCTGCGGACTATTTTGAATTTGCAGGCTACCGTGGGTACTACAAAGCAGTCGGTGTCGGTACGGGCATTGCTGGGTATCGCTTTGAAATTGGGGCTATTGATGACCCTATCGCATCGCGCGCCGATGCAGAAAGCCCTACATTCCGCAAGACATTGCATAGCTGGTTTGACGATGACTTTGGTACACGTCCATCCAATCCGGATGCGCCGATATTTGTTGTGAACACACGCTGGCACGAAGACGATCTAGTAGGGCATGAGCTACAGAAAATGGCAGAAGGACGCGGCGATGAATGGGTAATTCTGAACATCCCAGCACTGGCAGAAGAGGATGATATCCTAGGACGCCAAGTAGGAGAGGGCTTGTGGCCTGAGTTGTTTGGAACAGCCCACTATGAAAAACGAAAGATGACTTTGACGGGGCGTTCATGGAATTCCTTGTATCAAGGACACCCAACCGATGAAGACGGGGGTGTACTCAAACGTGAAGACGTTACCACATATTCGAAGCTTCCACGAAACGGTGTAGACTCTGACGGGAACGTTGCGGAGCAAGTTATAAAACGTGTTACACTATCTGTTGACTGTGCTGAAAAAGCGACAGAACGTTCTGACTACACGGCAGCGACTGTGTGGGTAGAGACTAATGAGAAAAAGCACTACCTAGTGCATGCGTCTCGTATCAAAAAAGAATTCACTGAAATGGTTCAGTGGATCGAAGAAATGGCAACTGCTACTTACTGTGACACAAAAGTCTCACAAATTCTTGTGGAAGATCGTGGCGCAGGTACACAGTATATCCAAATTAGAAAGACCTCACCCGGACGCGTGCCTGTCATTCCTATTGCAACTAAACAGCAGTCTAAAGCTTTCCGTTTCGACGGTGTCACACCAATGTTTGCCGCAGGACAGGCACTACTACCGGAGAAAGGCGTAAGCTGGATTGCAGACGTAGAGGCGGAGCTTTATGCCTTCCCTCAAGGCCGTAATGATGACTATGTGGACACCGTATCACAGTATCTAGCATACTCTCGTGAGAACAATATTCAACGCGGAATGCGAAAATTAATTACCCACTAGGGACCCAAAGAATTTCGAAAACGCCCCTGCATAAAACAGGGGCGTTTTTGTTACAGCGCTACGCTTCGTAGACACGAATTCTTACAGCTAAAAAGTCGCGCGGATCAAAATAAACATCATCAATATACATCGCGCATTCACTATCTTTATCTTTTGTAGCATCTCTGACAACTCCTGCCAAGGTGTCCTTATGGCGCGTGACAACCTCTAACAAATTATCAGATGGATCGTTAAGATCGCTGGTGCCAAATATAGTAGTGCCAATCGGTACCCAACTCCCTGTAGCTGCTACCATTCCATCAATACGTAGGACTACATCTCGTTGCTTATTAGTCATGTTGTTCTCCAATTCTGTTTCGTTTCGATGTATTATATTTATGCCAAGAAAGTATCCGCGTCAAGACATATTTTCAAGAAAAAATAATTCGAAGACACCCCCTCCCCTATATGCCAAAAGCAGCCGCCGAGGCGAATCGAAGTAATAATAAAAATATTGCTACAAATCGTTGACACGCCCCGAATCGAATCACGGCTTCGCCGTCAGAAATAACATCATACCAAATGGTATCATGTCCCTTATTTATGTGACAAATATGTCGATGTGCGAAATGATCCAGTCAGGTCTAAAAGTGTGCAAAAAGCACATCTGAAAACTCGAAAAAATACCGGTATCGTAAGTAGCTGTTTTTAAACGAATACTTTTCGCACAATTATCTACAGGATGTGCGAAATCCTCGAAATGCGAACAAATAGTCGCATATCGGACCTATTATTTTTAATATCTGACCCACTCACTGTTGATTCCGGATAAGGGTTGACTTACTGTATTTTTCATGAAAACGGAATTTTGCCAAAAATGCGACCTCGAAACTCGTCGATATAAGAACGGGAATTGTGAGTGCTGTGCGTACATTTCTCGCTACAATGGTCAGTTGTTATCGGGTGGAATGTCTTACGCAGACGCTCGTAAAAAATCGCGTGCCGTGGGATTGGCTAGAGCGCGCGGAGAAGCGTTTCCCGCCCCCCTAGTTACACCAAAAGAAGTGCCCAAATCTAAAGAGTGGGAATGTAAAAACTGTGGCAACAAAACGGAGCGCAACTCCCGAGGATCGTGCCGACCATGTGACGTAGAACGCCGACTTAAACGCAAATACCCCGACGCCTCTTGGGAAGAAATAGAATCGAAGATAGAGCGCTCCGAAAGACGTCGTAGAGGAGACCCGTGGGAGTGTAAAAATTGTGGTAACAAAACCGACCGATGGAAAAGCGGCGCGTGCGCGCCGTGTGCTCGCCAGCGTAAAGTTGACAAGTATGTATCCGTAAAAGATTCAGACCCTGTAGTTCTCGAACAACGCCGCCAACTGGCGCGAGAGAATCGTGCTCGGCAGATGGAATTTGAGGATGACCCCCGTAAGCATTTTGAGGGGAAGAAAGAACACATAAAAGCTGCCACACCACCGTGGTTGGATGTGTTCCAGTTGGCAGATATTCAGGCCACATATTACAAAGCCCGCTGGCTCTCTAACAAGTCGGGAATCAAACATCACGTAGATCACACGGTACCGCTAAATCACCCCGATGTTTGTGGCTTACACGTGCCGTGGAATCTTCAAGTGATCACGTGGGAAGAGAACCAAGAAAAAAATTCCGCAAAATTTGAGGATGCAAATAGTTTTTGAAAAACTATCTTGACGTTCCCTCATTTTGTATTGTAGAAGGGACCCAGAGAAATTCAAAAGGAGGCCCATATGTGTTGCGCACCATCCGGATATAGTGAAGAAGAAATAAATGGCGAATGTCCCGACTGCGGGGAAGATACTGTGGACGGCGACGCGTACTATCATTGTTCGTATTCTCCCGAAAGCTGTACTACCTGCGGCACCCGCTACTGTGATCTATCTTGTTAAGAGAACCCAGAGAAATTCAAAAGGAGGCCCCATGACCCCACGTTTAGATGTATTCGGAAGACCTATCAGTGTTGGAGATGTTGTAGCGGCTGCAACTCCAAAGTATGGTGTGATGGTTGTCGGGTGTGTTGTTTCTTTCTCCCCCAAAATGGTGCAGATTGAATACGCAGACGGAACTAAAAAGATGTCACATTACGCCCACAGTATTGCGAAGAGGGACCCAACCTAATTCGATGACGGGCACCCCCCCTGATTTAGATCGATCAAGGACCCAGGCAAATTCGAAAACACCCCCTACCTAGAATCGGAAAACTCACCCGCTACGCGGGCGAAAACTCTTATCACGATATCTCATTTTTTCTGGCGACCGACTTATCTTGATCGCTCACTTTTTGTATGGTAATCATTCCAGCATGGAAAAGAAGAAACGCATCCCACCGCCCAGCGATGTTGCCGCAGACCGCCGCACAATCATCGACTCATTCGGACGAAGAATCGGACACATGTGGCCCGAAGATCTAGAGGCTTATTTGAAGGCAACGTTCGGTGATGGATGGATTGCATCGTTCGCCCGCTACGCGGGTATGTCCCGTGACACGCTGGATCTGTATCGTAGAGGCCACCTACCCATCCCGAAACATATTGCGCAATTAGTTCTGCTAACACGCTGGTACAATCTTAACACACCAAAGTACAAAGCCCGTCGAAAGGTGGATCTACAAACGCCTTGGCTCGATGTGGAATAAACTTGGTGCGATGTGGTGACCGTCTCCGGTAGGAGCGGGCGCAGCGTGGTTGTGTTGGTGTAGGCCCGCGTAGCGGGAAATAAATAAAATAATACTTGACGCCCATCGATAGTTTATCTATACAAAGGTTATGCAGGAAGTGCTTGATCGAGCCACTTCATGCTGCGAACGTTTTGAGTCGTTCAATGGTACACAAATAGGGCAGCTACGGGGCGGCGGAAATCTCGGTGCTGTCCTATTTGTGGTTTATCGTCAAACCTAAATTTGTCACAGTTCTCCATTTTTCTTATCATGATCGCTCATTTTTTTTCTCACTCTCGATAAATTTTTTTATCATAATCGGTCATTTTTTCTGGCGCGCCCCTGCCGAGTTTTTCGCAGACGAAATTTTCGATGGGCAGATTCCGCACTCCTAAACCGTCCCATACTACAGCGATATCCGTCGCCGTTTCCTGACCTCATAAACAACATATAAGGGGCTGTGATGATTCGCAACCCCCTAATTTTTTATTGGATAAAAGAACTTGCGGTTTCTTCATAAGGCCGTACCTCGCCTTGTACGCCCATATTGTAACCATAGACGTGCAACCACTCCAAACGGTAACGGGTGTGGGATTTAATGAAGTAGATAACGTCCAACGCGGTACCCGTAAATAATACAGCCTGATCTATTTTGACCTGATAAATCATGCTATATGGACCAATTCAAAACGCGGCGTTTCCCGTATCGTTTTGGCTAGGTCGGATTCTAACCATTCGCAGATATACGAGTGATCACCGCAATGGGATGTTTCGCCAGCGTGTAACCGCTGAAAAATCTTTGCAGTACCATAACCCAAACCTTTCCCTATCGCCGCGCGGCTTGTGCCTTCAATACATGGGTTGCGGTTGCCAACCATATCTGATTCGTATACGTGAAACGCGCCTCCCTTTGTCCTAAGTACAAAGCGACCTTTACGTGGTGTTGGATGTGTCATTGTGTGATTCCTTTATTTCGGTTGTGTTCCTTATATATGGGTCACAAGGAACAACGTGTCAACAAAAAATAATAATGAAAAAAGCTATTGACGTATTACTGCGAATCAACCTATAACTAACTTATCGAAACACAGGCCTTGAAAGGATGTAGAAATGAAAGCCACTGCTTATCACACAATTGCCGCAACGGCGGAATTCACGATGCCGGATGGATACGCGGATTCAGATATTGAATCTGTATACGTTAAATGGGGAGACGTGTAATTGACAATGAAAGATGGCACCACGCACCACGTCGCGGAATGTGAAATTGAAATTGATTCGATTGACCATAAACGCCCCGACTCTGTCAAAATTTCAGGGTGCGACGGAAATACTATTGTGACCAACTGAAAAAAGCGCTTGACGCCACCCACCGAATCAACCTATAACTAACTTATCGAAACGCAAAAAGGAATTTGCACAATGCTAACAGCGCAAGAGATTTTAGATAAATATAAATTCACTGATGGCGGAATTGAAGTATTTCCAAGACAAGAATCCGCCTTAACACCTACCCAAAGAACCAAACTATTTTGGCACTATGAACAGGTGGTCCAATTGAAAGAAGCACGCGCCACCCTAGCACGCCTAGAATCGCTTAAAGAAAAAATTACATCTGAATAAACCTATTGACGCCACCCACCGAATCAACCTATAACTAACTTATCGAAACGCAAAAAGGAATTTGCACAATGGAATATATCGAAACAACCGACGGTGAAATATTTGACAAAACGGAGTGCACCCCCCTATTTCATAGCGCAACGTCCACCGAAATGGGGGACAATTTAGGCGGGTGGGAAATACCAGATGGGACTTCACGGTTTGTTTCGGACGTCCAATATATCAAGGTTTATGTGATACACGGAATCGAATTCGCTGAGGAAGATTCGATGTGGGCGGAAAAATACTTGACAGAATGTTTCTGGCAAATGTTTGACGAAACCCAGCGCGCTGAATTAGAATCCGACCGCATTGCAATGCGCGAATCGTTTGCTAATTGGACGGATTGTCTATGCAAAGATGGGGACATTTGTCAAGACAGTTACAACGATTTAGGTATTGTTGAATAAACCTCTTGACGCCACCCACCGAATCAACCTATAACTAACTTATCGAAACGCAAAAAGGAATTTGCACAATGACTACTAAACGCGAAAAACCCGCTTTCACTGCCAACGGAAAAGCCATCTATCACTCTTATAAAGAGGATTCCCCCGCTTCTTATTGGTATAGGTTAACGCCAGATAAAAACGGGCGGAATAGCCGTTCCGAAGATTTAACAGGTGCGTTTGACGTGCGCAGTCTATCAGCACTAACACCCCCACCTTGTTATTCTGCGTTCATGACTGAATCCGGCGATGTAAATGAAGATTACGACAACTATAAAACCGCGTTTATGTTGTGGGTAAAAGAGACTTGCGAATCCGATTTTAAATCAATCAAGAAAGTGACAATCAAATGAACGTCAACGGATATGAAACCAAAGCAAGCGCATTGCGTGCATTAAGAGCCAAAGGCCATAAATTTGTAGGGCTACTAACAGCACCGGAAAGCAACCCCAAAGTATACAAAAACATGAAAAGCGGGGTTATGACTTCCCCCTTACATCTTGCCCCTGCAAGCGTTAGCGGTTGGAATGTATGCCCTCAAGCTAGTGAGGGATGTATAGCGGCGTGCCTACATACGGCAGGAAACCCCGCATATATGGCCCAAAAATTCAATTCGCGGAATGACAAAACGCGCGCCTATATCGAAAACCGCGCGGCGTTCATGGCTTTACTTGTGCTTGAGATTGCAGCGTTAGAGCGAAAAGCGGCTAAGATGGATATGGCTTGCGGCGTGCGATTGAATGCAACGTCTGATATTGCATGGGAGCGCGTGCCTGTAACAGTTGACGGCGTGAAATTTACCAACGTCATGACGGCTTTTCCTGAAATTACTTTTTACGACTACACAAAGGTGACTAAGCGCGCGATGGCATTTGCTAATAAATCCCCTCGCTGGCCCTCTAACTATCACATAACGTTTAGCAAGTCGGAAACAAACTATTCAGACGTCACAAAAGTTTTAAAGGCAGGCGGAAACGTTGCAGCGGTTTTCGAGAAAGCTTTACCCGATACATGGCAAGGCGTGCCTGTAATCAATGGAGATGAAACCGATTTTAGACCCCACGACGGAATCGGCGTAATTGCAGGCTTGAAGGCAAAAGGCGACGCAAAGAGCGATGAATCCGGCTTTGTAATTCGAGGGGCTGTATAATGGCAGGGTGGTTTATTACAACCGGAATCGTACTTATTTTATACATTGTACTATAAAATATAGTGACAAAACACCTTGACGAAATCAACCGAATCGCCCTAATGTGGGTACAACCAAACAGAAAGAGAGACCATGAAAACATCTGATAAAGAATACCGGACACAAGAAAGAAATGCAGCACAACGCGACGCGACACGTCAGCGGGGCGGATGGAAAGACGCGCGACAAACAGCACGACGCGCAAAGAGTATCCGACGCAACGCAGAACGCGGATAACTGAAAAAAGCCTTTGACAAGGCACCACGAATCGCCCTAATGTAGGGCATAACCAAACAGAAAGCGAAACCATGACACACACACCAAACACACCCCGCCGGATTGATCCAGTATTATTGCAATTCCAAGGGCAAGCGGATGTGCAACGCGCTCTTGACGCGGTAGCAGGAACTAAGGTCACGAAAGTTTCTTTCATGACAAAAAGCGGCAAAGTATGCACCCGTGCCGGAATGTTAAATTGCCATTCGCGTCGCAAGGGTGGAAAAAAAGGGGCGATTGCATCAAAATCGTTAAAAGACGCAGGCAACATTTGGATGGACTACAGCAACAAAAACCGAAATGACGGCAAAAAAGGTTTTTCCTTCAATCTTGGGCGTGTCATCGCAATCGGGAACGAATTGGGAACGCATCCCGAATAAACCACAGCCATAGCGCAAAAATGAATCGCCCGCTACGCGGGCTTTTCACGCCACATGCCACTAAAAAAAAGAACGGATTCCGGCGACCCTCGCCTTCCATACTCTGGCGCACCCGCCGTTTCCTGACCTCACAATCTTTATAGGATGATTCGGGGTAAAACGTCAACATGAAAAAAGCTGTTGACGTCTTAGACGAATCAGTCCATAACAGACTTATCGAAACGCATAAAAGGATTAGGACTATGGGCTGGACATTTCACGGCTACAACTCACCACAAACGCACCGCGAAGAAAAGGCAGAAATTGAAAAACTTTGCACGTGGGAATGTGACAAAGCCGTGCGCCGTCCTGTTCAAACGTCAAAAGTCGGTGGCGTCTGGTATGTGGCAATAAAGGTGGTTCCCAAGGTAGGGCAAGGGCCTACGGTAGATGCAACATACGTGACAGACCCTGATGGATCATACACGTTCTGCGAAATTTTCTTGACGTCACGAAACGGGGGGAAATGGGGATATAAAGATATGACTGAATCATGTGGACCTAACGAGGCAAAAGCACCGCTTTCCCTTATCAAACGGCTATCAAATATCCACGACGCCACAAGCTACGCTACACAATGGCGGGACGCGTGTAAGGCACATGCGCAATCAAAACCCCCTGCGTTGCGAGCTGGCGACGTCATAAAAACCCGCCCCATTGCATTGACCAACGGTAGCAGCGTGCAATCGTTTCGCGTGGATACCTACCGCCAAAAAAGACGCAACCACAAGGTGTTTTTCAGCCTAGAAAATGGGGGAACGTATCGGCTACAACGTCAACACCTTGTAGGGCTTGAAATTATTTCAAGGGCTTGAAAAAATCTATTGACGTCTAAGACGAATCAACCTATAACTAACTTATCGGAACGCAGCAAAGGTTAGACCCATGAACAACGCAGTATTCAACACCGTTATGACAAGCAAAACAATCGCCAAGTTTCGCAGTGAAAACCCTTTGGAGGTAGGTAGAGTGGGTGATTACACGTTTTATGAATGCCCACGCCGAGGGGATGAAAGCCCCCTGTATGCCACAGACGGAAACGGCACGTGGGGAAAAACCCATCACTGGGAAGTCCCAAGCATTGAAGAAATTGCAGCATTTGAGGTGGTGGCGTAAAGCCCCACCCACCACAACCACCCAACAGAACGGAGAACGAAAATGTCTAAACTAGCCATATTAGCCCTTACAGCCCTAACCACTTGCGGATCGATTGCAGCAGCAGACACCTGGCAAGGGGATGACTTCCACGCGCCTATAGAGGGCTTTGGAGGGATTGGATTGAATGATTTACAAGCGTATGCACATGGGCTTGCAAATATCGTTATATGCGAAGCTGGCGAATCCACATGCGAACATGACTTATGGTCCTATGATATTAAGATGACTGCAAGTATTAGCGAATCATTGGGCAATGATAGTATCCTACATCCAGAGGTTTTAGAGGCATACGTATTGGCGATTACTAACATTGTATTATGCGAAAAACGCGCGGCGCAATGTGAATATGATATTTTGACGTTTGATCTAGAATTTGCTCATACTGTTCACGCGTTATTAGGTGAATAAAGTTCTTGACGGAAAGCACCGAATCGCCTAAAAAGGTTATATCGAAACACAAACAAGGATTAAAACAATGACATTCTCGAACGCAGTTAAAAAAGAACTCCGCACCGCATTTGGCCCAAAATGGGCGGCAAGCGCTGCGATGTGGGCTGTCATTGTTTCAGGTCTTTGTGTGGTAGGTGTAACAGGCGTTCAGGCGTTACAAGTTTCTGAAACGCTTGGAAACACAATTGCAAATTCAATGTATTGAAAAAAGCCCTTGACGTAGAACGTCGAATCGGTTAAATTAATTATATCGAAACACACAACTGAGAAAGACTAAGTTATGAAAATTGTACCAGCAAACGCCACAATATTCCAAGGGTTCGAAACATGGGCAATCACAAACCCCCTTGAAGCCTTAGTTTTAGTACTTATTTCTTTCACTGTTTTCTGTTACGGAAACGCCTTAAAAGACGCATTTAGAGGGTAATATAATGGCCTACATTGAAACTACTATTTATGTGCAAACTAAATCCGGTACGGAGTACGAATTAGACGTATACGTAGAGGCGTGTGTAACTGAGGGCGGGGCGGATAGATACGGGTCAGATGATCCTTCATGGGTAGACGTGGAAGATGTGCGCGTGACCTCCCCCACAACAGGGCGGAATGTAGGTAGACACATCCTAGAAAGCCTAACCGCAACCCAACTGGCAGCGATAGACAGTGCCTTGATTGAGGCACATCAAACACACTGGTAGGCCACCACCCACCACCCACCACCACACGCCCCGCTCAATGCGGGGTGAAAGCGTTAGGGCACGTACACACACACACCAACCCACCACACAACACACACCAACCCACCACACAACACACCCCCACCCACCCACCACAGCACCAAACGCGCCAACGTGTGACAACTATTCTAATTAGACACCCCCCACCCCCCACCCCCTACCACAGGAACACACCAACAAGGGCGCACCCACCACACGCTGATCATATCCACACGCCACGGCGTGCCGTATGCGGTATGCAGGATGTAGGACAGGGCAGGGCAGGGCAGGCACCGCCTTTATTGCACATACACGTGCCCCATACGCCCACACCCCCCACCACGGCAGCGCGAACAATACTAACCGATGTAGAGAAGGCAGGGACAACCTAACGCGCATAGCGATGCATAGCGGTTTATATGTGGGGCAGGCGGGACACCACCCACCCACCCACCCACCACAGGGCGCAGGCACAACTACCTACCCACACATAGACTGAACTATGTGTAGGCATAGGGCAGGCGTGCCCCCCACCCCACACCACGAGAGCAAACACACAACTGATGCATGTATACAACGCATGTATATAAGAGACATAAAGGCGTTGACTTTTAAAAAGTAAGAGGGACCCAAAGGGGAATACCCCCTACCTGATTCGGGCCTGTAAGTAGCTGTGGGGGTGTACCGTGTTAACATTACATGTTCACCTTCCGTACTCATAGGTACTGCGGACCCGTGGTCACAATGTTTTTCTGTCAGATTAACACCCCCTGCCTATTTTAAAAATATCGTCCAAAAATTTTTTCAAAAAATTCTTGCAAGGGCTTCACATTTTCGATAATACTAGGACAACTGATTCATATAAGGAGAGAACCACGCCCGAAATTAGTCAACAAAAATTAGACGAAATGCACCGACAGATCGCAAAACTCAACGCGCTGGAAGCAGGCGGCGTGGATAACTGGCAGTGGTATGGTGATAGCCTGCGTGAGTGGCGCGAAAAGAACGAGTTGGACGAGGCCATTGACAGTGCTCTAGAAGGCATCGATGATGTTCTGACGGAAGCTGATGTGGATTACTTCGCAGGACAAGAAGCGGGACACAGTATAACATTTGATTATGCCGCCATGAAAAAAGTCTTGGAACTACTGGTTTCGGAAGTAGTGGACATCGAAGAATCCAAGGAGAAGATGTGATGGAACACCTCCTAACAGAAACACAGCTTGCTGAACTCGAAATGAGTGCAACACAGGGAATCTGGGGACAGTTCTCGCTATCATACGGTCCGTGGCAAGTGGAGGCGAAAAAGCTGTGGAAGATGAATCGAAAAGCGGCAATCGCTTCGCAGGACACATCACACCACGTCTCCGCGCTACGCGCGCATAAACCAAATCGACTAGCGACATTCACACACGCAGATGACGCAGCATTCGCAGAAAGTTTGGTAAATCTATGGCTTGGTCTTCGACGCAAGTTGAAGCGTGCAGGGTTTCTAACTTATACAGGGAATAAGACATGAAATATCAAGACGGAACAATATTTATGACCGAAGATGAGGTTAGTGAAGCCGTAGAAATGTACATACAGCACAAGCAAGGCGGGGAAGCTTACGGAGTAACCTCAGGAGATAAGTTGAAAATACTCCCCGCCCCCGTGGTGTTTGACCAGCGCTATGACTTTATGGTGTGTTCAAGATGAAACTTAAAATCCTTTCTATCTTACAAACACTATTCATTGGAAAACATTTGTCACCTCCTCAGAATATAATTATGCTATGATGCAGCCAACAGGTATTGAACCGTCTTACTGTGGTCAGTGTGGTTCAACCTGTCGAGGATGTTTGAAAGCGCAATTACCCGACCACGACTATAATAAGATTCCGTGGAAAGAACCGCTGCCTGCGCAGAAATTACCGCTTCCGCTCGCAACAATGTAACTTTTTCTTTGACAACTGACGCCGTAGGCGTTATTTGGTTACGAAAGATCAACAAAGGATTCGTCTTACGATTCTGATATAAGGAGATTCACATGAAGGGCTGGCGGAAGAGCACACACGGCGGACAGGAATACTTTTGGCGCGTGACAACAGATCGTATCGTTGTTCGTATCGAAAAAGGACCACAGGTAGTTAACGAGTGTCTGTACAAATTCTTGAACATGGCACCTGATGATCTTGAGCGCAGCCGTTGGAAGGGAAACCCTCACAAAGCGGTGAAGCCTTCCGATATTGTAACCATGTTAGATAAGGAGTTGGACCATGCTTGATTGTACCGTGATCCTGCGTAGCGTGCGCAGCAACCAACGGCAAGAAATGCGTATCACCGCCGACCGATTGTTGGAAATGGGGATTGTGAAAGGACATGAGGACATTGGTATTCACCGTGATCCTAGCGGACCAACGACACACACCTCGATCCACGTAAACGAAAACTACATCATTCGTGTGGGCAATATTTATAGCCTAACGCGCGGGGTGGAAATAGCCGAAGCTGTTATGGACAGCGGCGTAAACGTGACCTCAGGGACGCTACATTTTTGAAGGAGAATAACACTTGACTGTATTTGAATTAGCTGATGAAGAAATGCATTCAGCATTGTTGGATGATGAATTTGACGAAACATGTCTCGCTGATGAATTCGGGTGGACCATCGATACTGAGGATGAGTTATGAGTGTTTGGTTTTGGAATATGTATAGGTGCTGCCGTGGAATTGGGTTTTCACATTACAAGTCATTTAAAATGGCGTGGGGAGCGAGGCGCGGTCCTGACCCTAAAGTAATTGAAGCAGCACGACAATATCGTCGCATTCAAGAACATAAGGAGAAGTCAGTATGACGGAAAAAGTAATCCGCCGAGATAGCGCAGAATCGACAGCGATTTCGGTAGCGCAACAACGTTTGGAAAAACTTGGATGGAGATATGCTGCGGAAGACATCGGTGAATACGCCGCAAAAATTCTGATAGGAATGGACAGCCTACTAGACAAAGAAGAACGACGTAAAACAGAAGAGCAAGCACGTGGGTGAGAATCTTCCAGAGAAGTGGCATAGAATCGACAAACCCGAAGACGGTTTGTTTACGCTCATTATGTTGGCAGGACTAGAGACGCCTGACGGCGTCAGACAACCACCACTCTACGTCTGTATCAGTGATGAGGGATACCTCAGCGAGGCATTCCATTTCAACGATACTAGATGGCAACCATGTAATGGAGAGGACTTGGGATGACAACGAATAGTGTACTGGAAGCTCTTGAATGGTTCATTGAATACGATGAAACCAATGATGTACCTCATAATGGATTTTGGATAAACGGGTTTGAAAAAGCTCGAAAAGCGGTCGCCGATGCAAAAGGGGAACCATACGCACCGTTCCACTGGAACAACTGGACGCCTGACTGGGAGAATCGCGGTGAATGAAGAACGACAATACATGATCCGCAAAAGTGGTTATTGGTATCGCCCAAATGCATCCGGATATACAAGCGTCCCCGCTGACGCGGGATTATTCAACATCGATGAAGTCTCTCTGTGCATAAAAGATAATAAAGAAGTTTCTTACATTGCACAGGCGGATTTTCTGAAAGAAGAGTTCTTACCCAGCCTCCAGCTTGCACAGGCAGCAAGTTGTACATGCCAAACGATGTCTCCGGAGATTACATATCACAGCCCTGCGTGTATGTACCGTCTTCTAGAGGAAAGTCATCGCATTATCGAAAAAGGTCTGGTACAAGACAAGTAATATGATTCGAAAAGGAGATTAAAATGGAATTGTGGATATTAAAACCTGAGCGGGGCCTTGGCGCTAATAGCCCGTGGGAACCTTGGTATGACAAAGCGTTCGGAATGGTTGCACGTGCCCCCTGATGAAGAAACTGCGCGAGCCATCGCGGCAGATAACGCAGGACGTGAGAAATTGAAAACGAATCCGTGGCTTGACCCTACGTTGTCAACATGTACAGCACTGGCCAAAGAAGGCGCGGCTGGATTGGTATTATGCGATTTTGCGTCTGCTTGAAAATAGCAGCAGATACTTGAAATGCTGATACGCGTCAAAAACAAATGGATACTCAGAATTGTCTGGCGACGTTGGGATGTTCCTAGCGACGTCACTGCCAATCACGGCTTGTGGATAAACTGGGTGTTCGAAATTAAAATAAAAGAGGAAACAATGTTACGTAAAATTCATAAAACATTAAAGTATAATATGATGTACGGGATGTGGCGTATATTATCGGTTTTAGTATTCGTCTGCATGTTACCATTAATGGTTATTCTAATTATAAGTGGGATATGTGGTGTGGTGCTTAGTATTATAGGAGTCATTCTGTACGCCGTAGGGGAGCTTGGTCTAAGAAGTATGCACACCCCGCTGTATTGGCTTCAAAGCAAACTAAAAAAGACACGCGAAAAAATTCATGGAGATAATAATGCCTAATTGGAGTAAAGTAGCACGAAATCGTGCGGAGAACGCCCGTAAAGCCATGGAATTGTTGGAAAATACAGCCAATAGTACCTATGAATTCACCCCAGAAGAAGGTTTAGAGCTAATTTCAGGGCTTCAAGACGCGCTTGATAACTTAAAACTGGCATATAAAGATCGCTTGCCCGAAAATTCGGGTTTCGCTACCGCTGGGGACACGCTGAACAAAGATGAACTGATGGCACTGGCTTCTCCTGTCATCGCTGTCGAAGCGGGCAAAGAGCCGCGCTATCCGGAAGACCCAGAAGTTCTTGCTATTACAAATTCACGAAATCCCGCCTCCGCTGGCGGACATGTCGTAAATACACGCTCCGACGAGCAACTGGTCATCCCGATGTGGACGCAGATCAAAGAATTCGTCGCTGCAGTACCGAATAACCAACTCCCGGCTTATATTCTCCATATCGGGGGCCGTATGTACGAAGATGCCTACGAAATGGTAAAAAAATAGCGTTTTTCATGTATTTTGGTATTGACGACTGTGAATTGTTCCTTTATGAGTGATTTTGTCCACTAAACGGACAGAAAATTGGGGTCGGGTCAGTGACCACCGTAAGGTCGTCGTATTCCCGATCCCACGTTACTGAAAGAGGTTAATGTGATAGGATTAAATGATATATTGGCTGCAGCAGTCCTAGCCACTGGAATAATGTTATACATGGACCACAGTGCTGTAATTGGCACGTTGGAAGACATGGCTAAGCAATTAACTTTTGAATTGGCAATAGAATGACTAATATAATCGAGTGCTTTAAGGTGCGGGTGTTTCCTGACGGAGACTCTCCTGACGATGACAAATTGTTTGTTATGGCGCTGTTTGACCCCGATGAAGATGAAATCATTCATCTGACGGTAGGCGATAGTAAGGAAGAATTCGATAAAGGTCTCCTGATGCTGCAGAACTGGATGGATGAGCACATTCGCCTACCTATGGACCCAGATCTTTCCAAAAAATCTATTTTGGAAACGGTTCAGAGCCGAAGCCTTGATGGAAAACACGTTGTGCAGTATATGCAGCAACGCGGATGGCTCACTGACGAACAGTTCAAGGGGTATCTGATGATGCTAGAGGGGAACCACCCAGTATCGACAGAAACAGCCTTCGGCGAAGAAAAAGTACCCTTTCGATAAAAAATCTATTGACAACTTAAACACAACCACGTATATAGAAGCACATTAGCGACAAATAGTAAAAGGAGGTCGTACAGATGACATTTTCACGCTCACATGCGACCCATAGTCGCTGGAAGCAGCTAGCCAGCGCCCCTACTACACCAAATTCAGTAGGGAACATCTGGCGAGAACACTTTCCCACCGACAAGCGATATCGCGGCGGTGAGAATGAGATCACAGACAGTATTATAACCTGTCGAATGCCCTCAACATCAGTTCTCAACTAAGCGTTACCGTTTGAAGGTCTACCAAAGTAAGGCGAAAGCTTTATGACACGGAGCCTTCGTCTAAACGGACTAGGACGCTTCCCTTTCAAGGAAAAAATGCGGGTTCAAGTCCCGTAGGCTCTTCCAAATTAACAGATAATAATTCGTAGTTGTACAGACACATATTTAATGTAGATTAAACAACTGGAAGATTTCTAATTAAAGGTGTTGCCATACGCCTGATACGAGATTAAAACCGAGGTACTGCCAAGAGGGCAAATTTGGGTACACCCTGACGGGTTAGAAACTCTAAATGATGCACTTGACAGAGACATGGAGCACCTGCTAGATATTGGTGCTCTAAAACGAGACGAACCGGAAGCTGCGAACTAATGTAGCAACCACGATCTTTGATATTGCTGGTTATTCGATCACGCGCCTTGGTAGAGGCCTGTTTAGGCAGAAACAGCGTGGCACATGTAGGAACGTGGTATTACGCCCATGAACCGATTATCTGTGTATTATGGGGAGGTGCGCTAAGAGGAAACGCGGCGGGAATTAAGTCCTGTGTATGGAACCTTCGAAGGTTTCCCTCCCCACCATTTAATTAAATTAAATGTTGACGAACCTTATCAGGTTGGTTATACATATTTCAAGGAAGATTTGAAGTGCAACATCGCTCTACCTGAACGGCTCCTCCAGCACGTTCGAAGGTGATTAGTGGGTTGGCAACAATACAAATGAGCAGCGTTTCGATAAAATATTGCTCGCGATGTTGTACTTCTAATCTTTCTATGGCGAAAGCCTCCCCCGCTGAACATCTCAGGATTAAGACAAGGGGACGCTAGCCGTAGTTAGATTTATGTCCAAGTACGCTAATTGAACGCGGGCGGCTTCATCGTCGCTGTTTGTAGGTTAAACCCCTTCCTTGGACACCATTAAATTTATGTTCCTTTAGGAACTGTAGTTATGCAGAGGTACGCGAATTAGCGGATCGACAATTGCTTCCAAATATTCGGAGATATCTGATGGAGCAAGGGTACGATTGTATGTAGGTTGAAATCCTACTCTCTGCACCAAATAAACACCAGTTTCCATTGGTGTAAGATAACGGAGGGTCGCTACCTCCTAGGCGTATAGCTCAGTAGCATGTCTTGTGGGACAAAGAGCAGCCCGTTAAGGGGGTTGGTCGCGGTTGGAATGTCGAGCCGCTACGCTGTTTAATTATTTTAGCATTGGAGCGGTAGGTGCTCAGTATCCTCTCATAAGGGATAACCGCCGAGTTCGACCCTCGGTGATGCTACCAAACAACAGGCGTTGGATTACCTCCGTAAATCGCGTGAAATATAGACCGTCGAGAACGACCGTCTGTTCCTATGTACCGTTTCCATTCTAATCAGATGGAGTAGCTATGTGATAGGCCACTGCTCGTGGACTTAGAGCAAGGTTTAACCGTACCGTACGGGGTAGGGCTGCTACGGTCCTAGTGCAAGGTTGATTACCGTAGAGAAACAATGACACGAAGTCTGAACGGTTAGGTCCCAGATTGCAAACCTGCGGTAAGGCGGGTTCAACTCCCCCTCGTGTCTCCAAACAGCGGTTGAGAACAACATACACCAGTGGTGAGTTGGTATCCCTATCAAGCCGTGTGGCAAAAAGACTACACCGCCTCTGGAAAACGTGGAAACCCGGCAAGTAATAACACAAAATGCATTGTTGCGACAGTCGGAAAAGACCGACAACAAATTTTCGGTGTGTAACACCGTTTCAGGGTGTAGCTCAGTAGGTAGAGTGCTTGATTTGGAATCAAGAAGCCGCTGGTTCGAGTCCAGTCACCCTGACCAATACATCCGACGCAGGCTATGCCAAGCGGGTAATAAGTTCACCGTAAGGGGACTCGGATGACACTCTTTTGCGGGGGGTGGAGAAGTAGTTAACTCGCCAGCCCCATACGCTGGAGAACAGAGGTGCAAATCCTCTCCCCGCAACCAAATAATCCCTTGACGCGTGTTAATACATAGCGTACAAGGGTAGTACGAAACACACGTATATCTTCAAGTTTGAAGACATTTAGGACCTCGGGGCAGTACCGAGCAGGTCCACCACATATTCACTGGTAGTGAATATTTGAGGGGCCTGAAATAGGATCGACTAGGTGGATTAGAATAAGCGGCGTGTCGGGTTGGCCTAAACGTTATCTGGGCAATTGGTCTTAGGACTGAGGAAACAACTAAATGCAGCAAATGATAATGCAGCACCTACTGAAATGGCAATCGCAGCCTAAGCCTCTGGCTTAGATGCAACCGCCGATCAGTTCGGGGGTCCGGTGGCACCTAGCAACAGAAGCCACCAACTAATTCTGTTGAGATAATTCTTGACACACCACTATTATGACGCGTAGTATACCACTACGTAGGGTGTCTGTCCCTAACTTGACAGAATGGTGGAGACAAATAAGCAATTACTTATTTCGTCCTTTCGATGACTTAGGTCAGATCGCATGCTGGGTACCCAAGTAAAAAGGCCCTTTTAAAAATATTTAGGAGGGTACGATGACAAAACTAAAAGTATTGGACCTGTTCAGCGGCATCGGTGGTTTCACCGAAGGATTGCAACGGACAGGGCATTTCGAAACCTCCGCATTCTGTGAGATTGAGGAACCTTGCCAAAAAGTCTTGAAAAAGAATTGGCCTGATGTGCCGATCTACACGGATATCACAAAATTAACAGCAAAAACACTGAATGATGATGGCATCTATCCAGATGTTATTACAGGCGGGTTCCCCTGCCAAGACATCAGCATTGGAAGTAAATCAGCGGAGGGTTTAAATGGAGAACGATCAGGACTGTGGTTCGAATACAAACGACTTATTGATGCGGTCGGACCCCGATTTGCCATTGTGGAGAACGTGTTCACCCTCCAATCGCGAGGACTGGACAGAATACTCTGGGACTTGGCCGAAATCGGGTACGATGCGACTTGGACCATGTTCGACAGCCAATATTTCGACTACCCGCAACGACGACGTCGTATTTACATTTTGGCAGCACGCGATGGAATTCCCGCTGGTGTTGAAGTCTTCGACGCTGACAAGCGTACTGGACTCGACGCCCCCGAAGGGTTCGCCGATTTCGAGCAAAGCCGCATACGGGCAATTGCGACGGGGGCTGGTGAGCAAGAAGGCATTGCCTACTTTACTCGACAACGCTCTGATGAGTATGCTAACAACGGAGTTGCAAGCACAATTACTAAGCGAGACTACAAGCAATTCACAGACCTCGTAGTACATCCAGACGGCACTGTTCGTCGTATCATGCCACATGAGCGCTTGCGTGTTCATGGATTTCCTGATACGCACTTCGAGAACACTGGATTAACTAAGTCTCAACAGTTTGAGTGGAACGGAATGTCCACACAGGTTATTGAACACATTGGAGGACAATTGTATGGAAAACTCGTTCACGTTTAAAGATTTCGATGGATTCGATGATCACATAAACAACTCCATCCCGACGCTTTCCCAGTTGGACGTAATCGTCCAACGGGTTTGCTACGACATGGCGCAAGAGTACACGCATGTTGTGGACCTTGGATGCAGCACTGGACGTGTTCTACGCAGTCTAGACAAACGCGCAGATGTTTCATATTTAGGCATTGATCGCGACATGGTGATAACACCAGAGCAAGGTGTTACGTTTTTGTCGGGGGACATTACCGACATCGAGATACCTTACAGTAGTGTGATCATTTGTATGTTCACGCTTCAATTTCTTCCTCCGCATCAGCGCCAGACTATGTTGGACAAGATGCATGCGTCTTTGGTACGCGGCGGGGTTCTTATATTGGCGGAGAAGACGCACGCGGACAATCCGCGCATCGACGTCATTAACCAGACGGCCCTTATGCAGCACAAAGCGGCGAGTTTTACCGCAGAAGAAATTGTAGCGAAACAAATAGGCATTTCTCCAATTATGCACTTGCGTACCGAGTCAGAACTGTTTAAAGAGTTGGATCAGTACCAAAGCGTCACAACGATATGGGCGTGGGGAGGATTTAGAGCGCTAGTCGCAGTGAAGGAGTGAACCATGACCGAGATTATGAGAACAATTGCAGGTTCGCGCCTATACGGAACGAACAATGCGGATTCCGACACGGACTACAAAGCGGTTCACCTTCCAAGCTCTCGTGACATTCTTCTGCGCCCAAAGCGTCAGATGGTTCGCTCCACATCGAGTGGTGGAACCGAAACGAACGGCGCGGACGACGTAGACATGGAGAGCTTCGAATTACAGCGCTACCTGAAATTGGCGAGCGACATGCAGACCATTCCGGTGGAGCTTCTGTTCGCTCCTACGCTGTCCAAATCATGGACGTGGGACCGCATCGTTGAGAACAAGAATCGCATCCTGAACCGAAATACAAACGCCTTCGTGGGCTACTGTAAAGGACAGGCAGTGCGCTACTCGATGCGCGGCACACGCCTCAACACCTATATGGAAGTTGTGGCTGTACTGGGCCAATATGCGGGTACAGGAGAAAAGGCACAAACCATAAAGGACGAACTTATCGCTATTGAGGGTGTCAAAGTCATCCCCAAAGAAGAAGGGGGAGGCCCCATCGATTATCTGGACGTTTACGGACGCCAAACGCCAATGACGGTGCGCATTGGTGAAGCTCTAAAGATTTACCAGAAGCCTGTCAATGAAGCAGGTAAACGAGCCAATAACGCACAACAAGCGAATGGCGCGGATTGGAAAGCCCTTTACCACGCGGTTCGAATTGCAGAGCAAGGCGTAGCGTTGTTCAAGACAGGGGTAATCAGTTTTCCTTCACAAAACGTGCCACTGCTGATGCGTATTCGAAATGGCGAAATGGACATGAACGAGGTCCTAGATTACTTCGATGAACAGGCAGCAGAATTGCAAATGATCGGAGCTAATTCTCCTTTACCGGAGAAACCTGATTACGAGTGGATTGACGCATTCGTATGCCAAGTACATGCGAAAATCGTAAGAAAAAGTGGGTGGGGCGCATAGTCCCATTTATACTGAGTTAGTGATAGCGGTAGCACATCTGGTTGTGGACCAGATAGGGGCGGGTTCGATTCCCCCACTCAGGACCAGAAAAGTTGTGCGTACTTGCAAATACAAGGGTGTGTATACAAGCAGCGAGGTTGTAACCCTCGCCCCGTAACGGTTAACACGAAGGTTCGAATCCATTCCGAGCCACCATATTACAATAAAACTTGCAATTTTATTTAAGATGTGGCACTGTTCTAAACATGACTGTTGAAGTACGTGAAAATTTTTATTACTTGATGGAAGGTCCGGCAGTAAATCCGGATCTTGTTGCTGTTGCACTTGATATTCAGTATTATGCCGTGTCTGGGTCGTTCATAGGAACGCAGCTCCCCGCTGGTAATGCGTACATCAATGAGGAAAGATATTACACAATTTCTGGCGGGGTCTCTCTCCAGACAGATAAAGCCCACGTCAATGAAACAAAATATTACCTGATAGATGGGAATCCATCCGAGCGTATAGGGGCTGATCGCGTATCCCTTTGGCAGATAGAGGGTAATCCGCAAGATCGTGTGAAAGCGGGAACAGCAGTTTTGTACATAATAACATCTAACTAATTAAGGAAAAGTCTTATGACAATTCTACGTGTATTCGCAAATGAAGTCGATCTATCCATCCCAGGAGCAGTCTCAACAGTAGACCCCGCATTCTTCGATGATTCCCGCGTTACACAGGCATTCAGTTTCATTGATGGTCAAACATCCTCTGTGGACAGCGAACCTGCAGCAGGAGCGGACACGTGGTACCATTTTCGCATGGTACACGGCTCGACGGCCTCCAGTTGGGATGGGATCACGATGCAAATTAAAGACCCATCGGGAAACATCGTGGCACTGATGACCGTGTCCAATGGATCCCCTAATTTTTCTGCGGTAGGAGATACCACAGCAACCACCCTAACTCAGGTCATATCTTCCAACACGCAGTATTCTATAGATGTAAAGGTGTCCGTAACACCTGCTAATGTTTCCATGAGTGCCTATATTAATAACAACCTCATAGGAACACAAACGGTATCAAACACTTCTGGGAACCGAACAAATCCAACGCGTGTTACGTTTGCAAATCCTGATAATGTGGGACCCTTATACATATCCGAAGGAATAATTGCGGATGAGGATACCCGAGGATTTCGAGTGCGCGAATTACGTCCTCAGTCTTTTGGAGTTGACCAAGCGTGGGCTGGATCCGCAAACGACGTCGTTGACAATGATCTGGCTACAGGAATTTCTACACCAACAACAGGTGCCCGCACATCTTTCGGCGTGTCCAACTTGCAGAACATAACAGCAGGCGACATTGTAAATCGAGTCGTTGCCCAAACATACGCACAACGTGGTGCCACAGGGTTAACCAGAATAAACCACTATTTTAGATATCCAGACACGACAAGACAAGACGGCCCAGACATCACGATAGACACCACGGGATCGTGGTATTTGACAGAGTTTTTAAATAATCCAAGCACATCTGCACCATGGGATCCTGCGGATTTGATTGGAATTCAGATAGGGGTTCGCGCCCAAACATAGTGCGACCCTTTTAGGACCCAAAACGGACAGGTAGCTCAGGGGTAGAGCGGGAGGTTGAAGACCTCCGCGCCGGAGGTTCAATTCCTCCTCTGTCCACCAATTATTGTAAGGAAACAACAAAATGCCAGTATTCAAAGATGGTATGACTGTCACTGATTTTAAAAAAATTCTTGATGGAGAAGGCGTCCAAGGGGATGATCTTTTTTACGTGAATGGTGAATATGGAAAGACGCCTGTATATTCTATCCGTAGATCCGTACCAATTCCCATGGGAGATCCAGACGAAGGCCGTGTGGAAGGAGAAGACCCTTATATCATTCTTAACGGTTGACGTCAGGGTGTAAACCTGTTACGAGTGTCTTATGACAAAATATAGTAACTTTGAAAAAATACCGCAAGATCAGTATTTCACGCCGTTAAAGGCTGTGGAGCCTCTAGCGAAGTTTCTACCCCCGAACGCGACTTTTTATGAGCCGTGCGCGGGGGACGGACGATTGGTTCAACACGTCGAAAACCTTGGCATGGGAATAACGTGCGCGGGGTATTCTGACCTCGATCCAGTATCTGCACGCCAGACCGCCGACGATCATTTCAATGGTGCGGCAAAGACTGACGTAAATCAACTTGATGCACTGGCCCTGACCCGTGAAGATTTAAACGGGGCACAGATGATCATCACTAATCCGCCTTGGACACGCACCAAAGCATCCGGATACATCCTGCACAAGATGATCGAGCACTTCTCGAACCTTGCGCCGACATGGCTTCTGTTTGATGCCTCATGGGCGAACACGTCTCAGGCTGTTCCTTACATGAACCGCTGTACCGATATCGCCGCCATCGGGCGCGTCAAGTGGTTTCCGAATACAAACCAGTCCGGCAAAAAAGACGCCTGCTGGTACCGATTTACACATCCAGATCTACGAACACGCCCAGCGCCGCTGTTTCATGGACGTGGAATGGGTATGTCCGGTTAACTCAGTGGTAGAGTGCCTCCCTTACATGGAGGAAGCCAGAGGTTCGATCCCTCTACTGGACACCAATTTAGTTTCGATCAAAGAGAGGGTTGTCCTCATACTGGATCGTAAGGGCAGCGCCGGGGGCAGCGCCTTGTAAATCCCGGACAAACTGCGTCCTTAGCTCATCGGTAGAGCGGTTCCTCGACATGGAAAAGGTCACAGGTTCAAATCCTGTAGGACGCACCACAACGGAGGGTTAAATGTTACGACCACACAAAGTACACGTCACAAGTCACCTACCTATTGAGCAACGGAGCCACGGACCTCTCGCAGATGAGGGGCAGTATGCTATTCATTTAAAAAATGGGTACGCCCATGGACTAGTATTTGGCACTGTAGCGACAATAGGGCAAGGGGAACGACGTATCGCGGAGGAGAAGGTAGTGCTTCTATCCGACGCAGAGATATTAGAAACGGCTGACGCCGATTTATAAAAAACACTTGCAATATACGAACAAGTCGTGTATTGCTAGTAAAAGATACGGGGCTGCTGTATGGGACAGACTCGACATTTGCAATGTTGATGGCGGGGATCGTTACCCCGTAGCTCCACCAATATATCGGCTCTGTAATCAATCGCGGATAACCGATCCCAAACCTTGGTGTCAGCAAGGCCAATGGGTGATAGGTGGCAGCTTCCTACAAATGCCTGCTCCTGGCACGTGTACCGATTGATTAAACGGGTGATACGAAAATTCATCTCCGGAACCGTAACCGGAAACAGTTTGACCATGGACACCAAACATGGTACGAGATAAGAATTGTTCGGGAGTAGCTCAGATGGTAGAGCCGTTGACTGTTAATCAATGCGTGTCGGGGGTTCGAGACCCTCCTCCCGAGCCAAATAATTTAGGAGAGATAAAATGCAGAAACCAATTTGTAAAGAAGGCTACGGCGTTATCTATCCAAAAGAAGGATGGGTAAACCCCGAGAACTAATCTGCTATAACGATATTTGTGCCTGCAAAGCACATCTGAAAGAGGGCAGAATGGCGGAGCCAATATTCTGCCCTCAAGTATTTTAAGGCAATGCGTCGGTAGCTCAGTGGTAGAGCAGGGGACTTTTAATCTCAAGGTCGTGGGTTCAATCCCCACCCGACACACCAAAACGAAAGGACTACCAGATGGCCTTCATACCTGTAATTGCTTTATGCACGGCACTGAATGGTGAAACGGATGTAAATCGTTGCGTCTTTATAGATGATCAAACATATCCGTTTCAGACAGAGACTGCATGCGCAATCCGAGCGACAGACATTAAGGACAGTCTGTACGTCCAACAAAGCGCAGCCTATGCGCTATACATCCAGTATGGCTACAGTGGTTCAATGAATTTCAGCCTGTGGTGTATTGATGAGCACAATTTACGCGACTTCTATAACGAAAAGGGGGTTGTAGGATTGGAAGATATCCCACAAGACGCGTAACAAAATAAGGACGTGTATCTAATTAGGAAATAGACCCCGTTGTCTGCGGGAGAAAGCGGGTTCGAGTCCCGTTACGTTCGCCAATATATGGTCTCCCCAGACCGCAAGGACGGGGCAACACGTTACTCTTTTGAAGAGAAAACACCGACAAGTAAGCGTGCGGTGACGGCCATAAACGACGGGAGATAGTTATGAAAGTACTTGTATGCGGCGGACGAGAATACGATAATTATGAGAATATATGCCGAACGCTCGATAAACTACACGAAGAACATCAATTCACAGTTGTGATACACGGCGACGCTGGAGCGTACAAGCAAGGCTACAGGGGGGTAGCCCTGTGGCGTACAAAGGCGCAGATGCGCTTGCCGGACGATGGGCAGAAGAACGGGGCATTCAGCAAGTAAAGATACCAGCCAATTGGTCGGGTAAGGATACTGCTGCAGGGATGCTACGAAACAAGTTCATGCTGGAATTCGCAGAACCACACCTGTGCGTCGGGTTTCCTGGCGGCGTGGGAACCAACGCGATGATGTACCTCGCGTTCAAATCAAAAGTACCCGTCATTGACACAGATGACGTAACGCATCCGTAGCTCAACTGGATAGAGCACTTGATTACGAATCAAGAGGTTGTGGGTTCGAATCCTACCGGATGCACCAATAATGGAGACTGAACATGCTTTTTGTAACATGGATTGCCGCAAACACTGCCACAGTATGGGCGTGGGGCAAATGGACAGACAATCGCAACGAAGATCCCGTCAGAGATTCATTTCTGGGCCTTGCTGCGATGATTGTCTTGAACCTAGTATTTTTAGGTATTTGGATTTTCTGACTTTTACGTGCTTGACATGCGCGTAGGGTAGAGGTAGGTTGAGTACATTGAATACGGCGATGTAGCTCAACGGTTAGAGCAGGGGCCTCTAAAACCCTTGGTTGTGGGTTCAAATCCCACCAACGCCACCAAGACAACAGAAGGAGACAAGCCATGAAGAGCTAGATCAGACCGCCACCCTGATCCTTAGATGAATTCACTTAATACGAAAGCAATCTAAGGAGACATAAAATGTCACATGAACTAAAGATCAAAGCAAAATCCCTCGCAGCCGAATCACAGATGATCCGTCAAGAGGAACTGAAACTCAAGCGCAGCGCACAGTGGAACCGAGAGCACCAGAACACCGTAGAAGCGGAAGAGTTCAACAGTATTCGACAGTCACTATACGAACATCGAACTTGGGACGTACGCCGCGAATCACGCGCAACAAACATCGCCCGTGCATACATCACTGGTAAGCCGTATCACACAGTAGAACAAACCACACGCGCCAACGCGATGGAAATGGGATACATGCAGGGTCGCGTACAGAAGTTGGTCAAGAAGTACGGTGAAGGAGCATCTGGCGAAGAAATCGCTGCATGGCTTGCAGAATGAATTGGATCGCGGTCACAGACCGCTTTCCACCCCACGGTGAAGTGGTTCTGGCTTGGTCCTCATGGGACGAGGCCACCGCCATCTACATGGACGGAACATGGTATCGTGCCGAAGAAGGTATGGTGATGCGTCGCGAAGTTTACAAACGATGCAGAATGGGATGTTGCGGCGAGTGGGAGAACGAAGACGTGGAAGTATGGCAAACACCGACACACTGGTGTGAAATTGTACCTCCGGACATAGAATAAGATTGCGGGTGTAGCTCAGTGGTAGAGCTTCTGATTTCCAATCAGAATGTCGTGAGTTCGAATCTCATCACCCGCTCCAAAAAGTAGCACGGGGAATCCTCTGACACGAAGATTGGTTTAACCAACTGGATCTGATGACTGTCATGAACCCGTGGGCTTGCGCAGTATGGTGTGGTGCCGAACTACGTCCTAGGAAGCCGCTGGTTATCTAATAGGTGCCAGTATAGGGAGACACGCTGATGAGGCATTTGGCACAGCTACGGCGCTGCCGTAGTCTCCCGTATGCGGGTGTAGCATAAAGGTAATGCACTTGGTTGCCAATCAAGATAAGAGGGATCGTTACCCTTCACCCGCTCCATTAATTCTTGTCCCGTAGCTCAGTGGTAGAGCATCCGCCCGATAAGCGGGGTGTCGCTGGTTCGATCCCAGTCGGGACAACCAAATATATTCCTTGACATTATAGAAATAAAAATGCATCACTCCAGCATCTTAAATCAAATGGAGGAATATACCATGTCAGCAATCAAAGACGCAGTTACCACAGTGAAAGAGAAAGAAGCCGAGCTTCTGAAAATTCTCAGCGAGGCGGTCAGTCCGGTACTCGATGCCATCGCCGCTACAGGCGAAGCCGATATGATTTACATCTATGGCTACACGCCCGGTTTCAACGACGGAGATCCGTGTGAACACGGGGCAACTGTTCTGGTGAATCTCGAAGAAGTGTTCTACGAAGAAAAAACCGAAGAATACTTCCTAAAAAACGAATTCGGTATGGAATCGGAAGAAATTGCAGAACTTCTTGAAGGACTGGACAACATTCCGTACGTTTCCCGATATTCTGACGGTGTTACCGACGAAGACATCGCCGAGCATGCCGCAAAGAAGAAAGTGTTTCACGACGCCCTTTCAAAAGAAATCGGAATTCGTTGGGACAAACCTACCGACGCGGACATCACAACAGCCATCGAAACGATTGTAGTTCCAGCACTCGACCGAGAATTCGGCACCAACTATCAAGTACTGTATCGCCTGAAAGATGGCAAGTTCGTGCGTACCCACAGCGAATACGAGTGCGGCTGGTAATGCCAGTCCTCGCATTCAACTCGGAGGCTCCCGCTTACGCGGGGGTCATCCTACCAGAGCATATTCACTTCCATAAGGAAGACTGGAAGTATGCGGACATAGAATACTTGTTCCCGCGCTTACCAAGCACACTACAACATGTCGTGGAGCAAGCACCTTTGAAAGGCGGGTACAAACGGACGCTACTAGATATCAAAGTGCAGCTATTGGTGCCTGAGAAAACCTCATGCATTCCTGGTTGGCATCTCGATGGGCCAGAAAATCCATTACACGATTCTCAACCGGAGGTGCATCACCTATTCGTTCGAGGTGGGGGACCCACAGAATTTATCGACCAAGAACTTACGCTACAAGTCCAGCCGGACATGAACCAGCGTGAGCTGGTTGCACAAATACCAGACGAGGTTTCGATCAAACCGATAGGTCTAAACGCTTTTCACAGTTTCACGCGTTTCGATTTTCATAGAGGCGTAAATGTAGCAAAGCCATTGACACGACTTTTGATCCGTGTTACTGAAACAGATACAATATTAGCCCGTAACAAGCCTTTCACACAGGCAGTAGGAGGACGCAATGGAGTTAAATTTTAAAGATGATGCGGAGTTTGTAAGTTCTGGCGAAACACACTATGACTTGTTCGACAGTGGCTACATCAGTCCTAGCAAACTCCTCGAACCAGAAGACGCCGAACGCGTCAACAGCGCAGTGGCGTTGATACATCAATTTCTAGAAGAAGCCAGAGACAATGGCTTGTTGGAGGTATTCTGATGCATTTCTGTGATAATTGGGTTATTATAAAAATCAACGGAGACGATCCACACTATCGCGTTTTGACTGGAACATCTGGGGGGTTCGGGACGGGAGATAGCTGGCGCATGAACAGTGGAATTACCGCTGTTCGAGAAGATGCTGACTATTTTTACTTCGCTGGATCATCCGGATCCGAGTATGAGTGCCACAAAGATTCTTATTGCCTACGAATGAACAACGCCCATATCTGGACACAGATGCAGAAAAAGAACAAAGAGAAGGGTGAAGAAATTTACGAAATGATGCCCGAAGACGTCGACTGGACAGCAGTAGACTGGTTAATAACATGAAACACGGTTTATAAAAAATCCAGTTATACCGAGATTGGTTAATTACAAGAAGGATCATCCAAATATGCCGATGTTTAGAAAAACCCGTTGAAATTGAGGCCGTTCAGCTGACGGCAGACACGGTGCGCGAAGCCTACTAATTTATGCACGGTAGACAGGATATATCAGGACTGACCGCTGAATATTGGTATTACTACTGCGTTTCCGTTTGCGATACGGGAATGAATGTCACGACCCTAGAAGATGGCCCAGACGCGCGCCAAGCATGTGGCTTCAATTGGAGATTGGATCATTAAAGGGATCAAGGGAGAGTTCTACCCTTGTAAGCCTGATATTTTCGAAGCCACGTACGAACCCTGTAAATAAAAACGTTTAACACTATCATGCCCTCACGATGTAATAGGAATAGCATACCGGACTTAAAATCGGGGTTTTGTGGGTTCGAGTCCCACTGGGGGGTACCAAACACTTGACATGTACATATTATGCAATTAGTGATGTATACAGAATTTAAAAGGAGAACCAGCATGGTAAAACGCGCCGTTCAGTATATTCGGAATAAGTTAACAACTATCGGGGAACACATCCGCCGAAACAAAGCTGAATTGATTCGTGGATCAGTTCTTGATCCAATTAATCACCCATCGTATTCTACAGACAAAATGCTGCAAGTCTACCGCGCGGCTAATCACCGAGACCGTACAATAAAGACTGCAAACGGTAGATACGAAAACGCGGTAAACATTTAGTACGGACGGCCATCTGGACAGGCGAACCAGTCCCGTTTCGAAAGCGGTGAGTACTTGTTAATAGCAAGTATGGGGATCGAGACCTCGGCCTTCCGCCAAAAATAACGCTTCGGTAGCTTAACGGTAAAGCTCCTCGCTCATAACGGGTGTTCGAAAGAACTATGTAGGTTCGAATCCTACCCGAAGCACCACGGATAATCAACTGGACAGGCGCGCCAGACCCGCTTTGAAAGCGGTGTGCACGGGTTAACAGCTCGTGCGGGGATCGAGACCTCGATTATCTACCAATTAGCCCTTGCACAATCACGCGTGATGTGCTTAAATGGGCACAACATTGCGGAGTAGCCAAGTGGTAAGGCGTCGGGTTTTGATCTCGATATGCGTAGGTTCGAATCCTACCTCCGCAGCCAGAACACCGATATTTTGGTAAACTAAGGTCACTGCAGGGGTGAAGCTCAATAGGAAGTAGCGTCGGATTCCAAACCCGAAGGCTGTCGGTTCGACTCCGACTACCCTTGCCAAATTTAAGGAGACACGACATGTCGACCAAGAAAGACAATAAACGCCACGTCGTTCGTCGCGTCCGCCGCGCCTTGAACCTTGCTGAAACACCTATTATGTCTGTGGGAAATATTCTTATCCGTAGTGGGCATGGAAAAGGCGCAGGACTAAAACAGGTCGACGCTCGTGATAGAATCGACATTTACGATTATAGAAATTTGTTTTATTTCGAAGATCTCACTTGTGATGAATGCGATTGCTACAACTGCATGCACGTAGTGGATGCTACAGCGGGCAATGGGTGGTCTTTTGAATCAGAAAATGACAACAACCCTAAATTAGGTGAATTAATCGCCGTGTAACAGATTAACGCGCATCAAGTGGATGGTGAAGCAGACAGGCGTGCTGCACCTGCTTGGAAAGCAGTGTGTGCCTCGACAAACCGAGGTACGGGGATCAAGACCTCCGCCATCCGCCACGTATATCGAATAACAGTAAGCATCAAATTTAAACTTAGATGAATCTATTTTACATGTTTACATTACAGCCTCATCTCGTTATGAGTACTTTGTAACCCAAAAAAGGAGTGTGAATATGGCACCAATTTTATACATCTTAATGCGTACAGACCTTGCCTCCATGAATTCGGGCAAAGGGATGGCACAAGCCTGCCACGCCGCAAATCAGTTTGCGCACAAATACGCTGGGACGGATTTCCTAGAACAGTGGGAAGCCGAAACAGGAATGGGATTTGGAACTACAATTGTATTAGCCGTTGAAGATTGGTACGCACTAGCTTATTATACTTCTTATGCGGAAGATGTGGGTATACCAAGCGGGGTCACTCACGATCCGTCTTACCCGATTCGAGATGGAAAGGTAACGCACACAGTATCTTTAAGTACGTGTGGGTATATTTTCAGCGAAGACGGTCCTCTGGATATTCTGAGCAAACTAAATCTACACCCGTAATCACACCAAAAATGGTTAAAAATAAGGAAATACACCATGTTTAGCGATGAAAAATTGCAAGAGGTGATAACGTACTTAGCTCTGTGCGATGAAAAAACCAACGTATTTATTGGGTGTGACAGTAAACGCAGCCACGACAAGCAGGGTAACTGGACGGCAGCTTACACAAGCGTGGTCGTTATTCACCTGAAAAACGATAGCGGACGGGGATGTGGTGGCGTCGTCTTTTCTGATACCACGCATATGCCTGATTATGATCAGAAATTCAACAGACCGTTCATGCGTATGATGAATGAAGCATATAAAGCGACCGAATTGTACCAACAGCTTGAGGATGTGCTGATAAACTTTGACGTAGAATTACATCTGGACATAAACAAAGACGCGCGACACGGATCTAACGTCGCCCATAACGCTGCTGTTGGGTACGCCACAGGAATAACGGGGCGTCCAGTGAAGACAAAACCCGACGCGTGGGCTGCAACTCATGTTGCCGACCACGGTGTACACGGTGGCTTCGATGCCAAAGTTACGCGCACGGTGCATTGAACCACTGGTGGTTACATTTTAGAATGTAACCATCTACACTTACACGGATGGTGAACCGGACAGGTGCGCCGGAACCGATTGCTAATCGAGTTGTGCCCGTTAATAGCGGGCATGGGGATCAAGACCTCCGCCATCCGCCATGTAGTCTATTTCTTATCGCTGTACACGTGGATGGAATGCACAGACCGCATGGCGGGTATTCCTGCATAAGGCATTGTACAGACGTAGTGATCGTGTAAAATATCTCCTGTAGAAACAGCACATGGAGATATTTAATATGTTTAAACGATTCACAAAATCTTTAGTAGTGGCGCGCACTGTGTCAGCACTATCGTATCTTTCCGACAAACAATTGGATGATATTGGAATAACTCGCGCCGATATCCGTAAACACGCGGAGAAAATCAATGCTTAAAGCTTTCGCACGCTGGCGCACAGAAACAACAGTACAACGAGAGCTTTCTGCACTGACAGATCGTGAGTTGGCCGATATAGGTATTTCTCGTGGAGAAATAATCTATATTTCAAAAATGAAATAGACACCCTCACCGCTGGGACGGGCATGGTTTTCTAGGCCGGAGATGGTGAGTTCGATTCTCACTGGGGGTTCCAAAAACGCCGATATAGCTGATCTGGCTTAGCAACTGCCTTGTAAGCAGTAGAAGGGGGTTCGAGACCCTCTATCGGCACCAAAAACTTGTGTTATGCTGCGGGATGTGGTACTGTTTTTAGAACAGTATTTTTGGCCTTTATAATGGAGAAAAGCCATGACCATGCACGTAGTAAGTGACTTGACTATCGGGAACTCATCCGTAGTATCTATAAAAGAATCTGGTAAGTATTTTATTGCCGTTACTGGGGAATTTCATGGAGCCACCGCGAGTGTGTTCGTCAATATCGGAGAAACCGCCGATTGTATTGTAACGGATTCTTCTTTCACAGAAGACGGTACTAAGGTTATGTGGCTACCCACGTGCACACTATACGTCGGTGTCGCTGGCGAAGGGGCGGCAACTTCCGTAAATGCATCTATTGCGTTGTTGGAAGAAAACTATGACCGCGTTTAGTAATCCGGTATATCCGGTTGTAAGTTACCCAATATTGGCGGCTGTATTTGGTTCTGTGACAGGTGGTACACCCATAACAAACCTACCTGATTCTGTTTTAGCCCCCTTTACTACTGCTGTATGGGGGCAGTCAGAACATCAGCACATCCTTAATGAGTTTGATGATCGCTTAGACCCAGAATCACTCGTGGATCAAGATCGTGTAACATTTTGGTGGCACGACCGCACGAACAATGACGCTGCGGGAGTACAGTCCGTTACCCTGAATGACGCAACTGTTGCTACAAGCACAGTTACAGCAGCTATGGTCGCAATGGGAAACACCTTTATGCGTCAAATACCTGATCGCGACATTAAAATTGTGATGCATACACAATCAGGCACATCACCAAGTGAAATAATGGACAACAGTGCTATTCCAGAGACACCTGATGGAGAAGAGGATAACGCCCCGCGCCGTTGGCAAGACGACTGGGCGCTAAATGCAGCGGCAACGGCTGACGGACATCTAATCGACCACCCGTGGCATTCGTGGTTTGCCGCACCAGGATCTTACGCCGACGACTACGGTCAAAACATGTTTACATTTATAAAAGGCCGCGACCACGAGACAGGCGCGGAACTTGTTTATTCGGACACCGACCCCCTCGATGTGAACGGCATTCAAGTGTCGCGAACACTGCGCGATGTATATACACACGAACCTGCTTGGGTGGTTCCGTCCAGCAGCCATGTATTTATCCCAACGGACGACCTGAATAACGCAACCACGTTATCTGCGGGCGGTATAGATTTCTCGCTGCTCAACAAACAACGATCAACAGAAAGCTGGCGCACGGTTATTCGAAACGAAGCGCTGTCTGCGCATTTCTCGAATGAGGTACCACATCTTAACGGATACGCCAACGGTGAAGACCAAGGAGGCGAGTGGCGCGACCAAGCACACCCTACGGGGATAATCGATGCAGGAATTAACCGCATGGCACGCCAGATCGCGCATACGATTATGCGTGGGGCGGATGTTACCTCATGGGATGTTCCATCAATCACAGACGCAGAATGGCAAGATGACGGTTCCTATATGGAAATGTGGTCTAGTGCTGGTCCCGTAACAAGCGCACGAGCTGCTAAGGCTGGGGAGTTTCTAGCCTCACTAGGTGTGGCCCAAGTTGAAGCGATGAACGACGCCGTTAAAGACGGTCGTGTCCACACGGGGCACCGCGTAGCCAACTTTGAAAGCGCGGCTGACTGGTCCGCTCGAACAGGTATTTCACTACCCAATATTGAAGCAGATGTACATATTGAAGGTGTGGACTTCACAGGGCTGAATATTCGTATTGAGGGGGATAATACCGTCACATTTACTGATTGTCTTTTCAATCACAGTGATGGCCCTAATCTTCTCGACGTATTCAAAAACGCTACTGCTATCGCTGAGTATTGCACATTCTCGTGTGATGGGGACGGAACAGGCCCCGGTACTCTGGCGCGACGTAGATATGAAGCAGACGGCACGGGCCATTTCGCAACGATACTTTGCCGTGCAGAAGGGTATCCGAGCGATTCCATTAAGCCGACTGATAGCGATATTGCGCTGTTTAACTACTGCGACACGCCTCTAAACAGCACGGTCAACCCTATCGTTTACGTGTCTGGAACGTATGACGTTGGTGTTAAAGTAACTGCAGATAATATTCGCAATCCTTTCGTTTGGGTAAACACCGTTACGGGAAACACAGATGCACCAGACTTTAGCGCATCTACAGGAACCACCATCAATGGTTGGGAGGCAACCAACATCCATGCGGATAACATGACGCTCGTAAATGGCGCTAATGCTATCATCTTCGGTAACGTCTTAAACATGGACCCTAACCGCCGACAGTTTCCGCGCGACAATCCAAACACGAGCAATTTCGTCATCGGGCCTAACGCGAACCTATGGAGCGAAGGGGTAAACGCGCCGAACGCCATAATTGCAGGAAACCTATGCCTGCGTGATCCGGACGAAATTGGTGGTCAGCCAATGGCAGGCTTTAACGGAGCGTCGTACCTATTGAACCGCATTGAAAGCTTCTCACATGAAGGTGTCAGATATGTTCGTGACATGACTGCGGACCAATCCGCCACATTTGAGGGCAATATAGACCCAACCACTGGGCAGCCTATCGTACTGCCTACAGGCGGTGTGGACGGTGTTGTGGATCGTACTTTGCTGGAGCCTGTATTGGTTCACGGACGTACAGCTACCTCTCGCGCGCAACGCAACAGCGCAGCCGTGGTGCTTGATCATTGGACTGATGTTATGGGCGTTGAGATTGATGGTCAGCCAGCACACCGTGCGGAGATTCAGTCGAATGGTCGTGTGCGTGTCTATCCTAATTCGGGCGCGTTCACTAACACCTCGCTAATCTCATTTGCAGGTGGGGGTTCATCAGGCTTTGTGGATCACAACGCGGACGCCTTCGCGGGTTTGTGGGATGATTTCCCAATTGTGGACGTAGGTTTGGGGGATCTTGCAGGTGTTCCGTTGAGTGTTCTTCCTGACCCTGCAATTTTGGAAAGCACCATTGTGGGCGCAGCGTCGTTCAGCACGACAATTGATGGCCCTCTTTTCTACGATACAGCCAGAATTCCAGCTAACACGTTCGAGCTTACCGCGCTGTTCAGAGGCTCTGTGTCCACTGAACAAGGAGGCACAGCCCGTCTTTTAAACATTAGCGGATCGCAAATGAGTCTTGAAGCGCTGTCTAATGGTAATCTGAGATTATCGCTTCGTGATGGGGCTAACGTCAAGGTTGTAGATCTTGTGACGGCAGATCAGGGGTATACTAAAGGTGTCGTATTTGAAGTCATCATCAGTGTTGATATGGCCAACGGATACGCACGTATGTGGCTCGACGGCACACAAGTGCTTGACGCGACATTTGCAGCAACAGTAGCCCTTTCAGCCAGCCGAAATGTTAGCTTGCTAGCGTCAACTAACAGTGGGACGAATCAGACCGTGGGCACGGTGGAACGTTTGGCGGTGTGGTTTGAAGCAGCACCTGACGGAACGCTTCCATTGGGAATACCGCACAAAGATATTTCCGGCGGACCATCCACTGTCAATGCAGATACGTGGAAACTAGGGGCGGACGCAACCTAACACGCAAAACAAAAGAGTAAGCCCCGCTAAGTGGGCTTACTCTCCCCGCCAGCAATGGTTAATTTACCCAATTAATTCCTCAAACCAACCCTCCCCTCAAATACCCTGTCAGAAACAGAAACCAAATCAACCCACATATGTTGACTTGTGCTTAGCAATTCTGTTAAGGTGAAAACATGAATGCACAAGTACCCAACCCCGAAGCTAGATCAATTCTATCTATACCATTCCGCGCAGCCCTTTCAGTGCACCCAGATTACACATACTGGGCACCGCACTGGGAGACAATTCGTGACGCGGAAATAGGTGAAGTTGAAGTAAAGCGCAAGGCAGATAAGTACCTTCCTAAGCTGTCTAGTCAAGACGCCAGCGAATATCAATCATACCTGCGCCGAGCCGTGTTTTTCAACATGACCTCACGCACGCTTAACTCTTTATATGGGACTGTGTTCCGCCGCGCCCCTAAAGTTTCAGGGCTACAGGCGAAAACGCTGGAAGCAGCAAAATCCATAACCAAAGATGGTACAAGCCTTCATTTGATGGCAAAAACTACTGTTAAAGAAGTTCTAGCCGTTGGACGCTATGGTCTGATGGTCGACGCCGAGCAGGACGGGCGTGGAGGAGCACACGTGGCGTGCTACACCGCAGAGAACATCATCGATTGGGATATGGCAGAAGTTGGAGGCAAGTGGCAACTTGTGCGTGTTGTGCTGCGTGAAATATTTTACGACAGAGATGAGGCGTGGGGACCGTACCAGTACAAGGCACGTTTTCGTGTACTAGTTCTAGATGAATCTACAGGCAGTCCGGTATACAAGCAATTTGTGTTTATCAATGAAATTGGAACAAATGTTCCTGACGTCGACGCGCTTGACGGTGCCACAGAAATTGTACCAAAAGTGCGCGGGGCGGAGTTGGATTATATTCCGTTTATAATCGTAGGACCGTTTACAAACCATCCTGATGTGCAAAAGCCGCCCATGCTCGATATTGTAACATTAAATTATTCTCACTATCTATCTTACGCGGACATGGAATCCGCACGTTTTTTGACGGCGTCACCTGTTTACAAGGTCAATCTAACGAACGCAGATTCTGCACCAGATTTTAAAGTTGGACCCAATGTTGTGTGGCAATTTGGTCCGGGCGAAGATGGGGGAATTATCGAGTTCACGGGACACGGTTTACGCTTCTTAGAAAATGCCATGAAAGACAAAGAGGCACAAATTTCTGCCATTGGTGGACGCCTGATGCCAGGCGCATCGAGAGGTGCGGCGGAGAGCGATAACGCATTAGCGCTGAAAGAGCAGAACGAACAAACGATGTTACTGAATCTCGCTGATACTGTCGATGAAGCCACTACAAAAATACTCCGTTGGTGGGCTGACTGGAACAACGTTAGTAAGGATGCTGTAGAGAAAATTGTTTTTGAAATAAATAGAGATTTCTTGATCAGTGATGGAGGCGCACGCGAGTTTCGCGCAATTCAACAAATGTACGAAGCTGGTATCATCCCAGTCGATGTTGTGTATTCGTACCTGCGTAAGAATGACGTAATTCCGGAATGGATGTCCGAGGAAGAATTTGCTAGCAGATTGAACGATAGTAAGCAGTTCCCCAATATGGTCGACGTACTTGCGCGTATGAAGAATTTCCCCGATGCGAATGCTTTTCATGAATTTGAAATGCAGAAAAAAATGATGAACAACGCTGAAACAGTCGCGCCAGGACCAAACGATCCCGATAATCCGCCAGTACAGCCTGAACAGGTTAGAGGCGGGCGCGCATCAGAATCCTCTGGAAATGCAAAAATACAATAATACACGTAAAGGCTCGGATACTGTTACGCAGAATCTGGTGAAGGAAACTAATGACTAAAAAAATTGTAGGGGTAAATCCTGAGTATGCCGACCACGACGAAATTGATTACGACGTCGAAGATTTAATTGCTGAATTTGAGCATGGCGTTGTAACATTTGATGAATTGAAGTGCATAGTGGGAACTGAGACCGCGCGCTCAGTCCAAAATCGCGTCCATGGGGAGGGGGATCCAAGTGACCCTGAAACGTATTTCGATGACCCTTCCGCGTATTAACTCTAAAAAGTACCAGCCTGACCCTTTTATGCACTTTTCTTGACTTTTAACGTGTAGTCAGGTAGAAATATCCTCACAGCCTTATGTGCGAAATTGTACAGCAATCAGCACATGGCTGCATCTACTACTGGAGACACCCATGTCTCCACCCGTCGCGGAGCGATGGTCCAAACAAACACAAGGGTCCATCGCGGGGCGGTGGGAAAAATAAATGGCAACAACTATTCCATTCGCACAACTGTCTGATATTCCGGAGGGACTCCGTGAACACGCAGTTGAGACAGACGGCACTTACACTGTTAGTGTAGAATTCTCAGGACGAGTAAAAGAGTTTCGAGACAACAATGTTGAAGTTTCCAAAGAACGTGACGGACTAAAATCTGTGTTATCTCAATACGAGCAAGCCACTGGTGTTACCATGGAAGCGCTCGAAGAAGGTAAACTTGATGACTTTGTGTCGACGTTTACGACACTAAAAGATACCAAGCAGCGTGTAGACGACGGAAAACTTGTCGAGGAGACTTCACTAGAAGAAGCGTCCGCATCCCGCGTTTCTGAGGTACACAACTCGTATCGAGGACAGCTAGCAGACAGTGCTAAAGAACGTGACGCGCATAAAGCCCGTGCAGATGCTGCGGAAAAACGCGCGAATTCCATGGTACTGGAAAATGCAGTACGTATCGCGGCAGGAGATGTCGATGTTGGAATGCTGGAAAACGCCGTCCAGATGATTTTACCGCAGGCGCACGGAATATTCCGTGTTGACGATAAAGGTGGAATTACACCGAAAGACGCGGACGGAACAGTGATTTACGGGGGCGATGGAATGTCGCCAATGTCGATTAAAGAATGGTTGCTAAAGCAGCGTGAGACGAACGACTTCTTATTCAAAGGAGCTACTGGCGGAGGGGCACACGGCTCCAACAACAACGACAGTGGTAAAATGACTTTTGATCAGATGCAGAAGGCCAACATTCGTCCCGAAGAGCGTATGCGCCTAGCGCGCGCAGGCAAATAAATTTTTCCCGTGGAGGGCGTTACAGCGCCCTTCACTCCCACACTAATTACTAATTTCACACCACGGGGTGGTACTGAGATTTCACGAAATACCTTCGACACAACTTGGGCTAGTCGAAGGGTATTAACAACAGGCTCGGGGAGCCTGCTTCCACAGCCCGAAGTAACCCTACTTGGATAGCAAGCAACCTGAACTTAGGAGATTAAAGTGCTTACTCTTTTTGAAGCTGCAAAGCTTAATTCCGGTGACGTCGTACGTGCGACAATCATCGAGCACTTCGCCCGTTCGTCTGAACTATTGCGCGCAGCGCAATTTATCGACGTACAAGGCGGAGCATATGTCTACAACATGGAAGGCCAACTTGGCGCTTCTGCGTTCCGTGGTGTTGGTCAAGGATACACGCCTAGCGCTGGTATTGTCAACCCAGAAACCGAGCGCTTGCGCATCATCGGTGGAGAATTGGACGTAGACTTAGCAACACTGAAAATTCATGGCGAAAATGTTCGTTCTCAGTACGAACTCATGAAGGTTAAATCAATCTCACTCGCCATCGGCGCTGCGATGATTAACGGTAACTCTGTAAACAACCCACTAGAATTTGACGGCCTACGTCAGCGTATTGGTGGATCACAGTTGATTGAAGCGGGCGCTACAGACGGTGGAGATCCTCTTTCCATCCAAAAACTGTACGAACTAATCGATGCTGTCGATAATCCAACTCACCTGATCATGTCGAAAAAAATGCGCGCACTTCTTTCCGGCGCAGCGCACGACATCAACGTGGGGGGCTTCATCAGTTATACCGACGACGAATTTGGCCGCAAGGTTATGATGTTCGACGGCCTACCGATTTTGATCACAGACTACGACAACTTCGGCAACCAGATCATCGACTTCAATGAAGTTGGCGGAACTGGATCGACAGCTACTGCCACGTCAGTATATGCCGCAAGCATGGGTCCTGGCGGCGTCATCGGACTGCAAAACGGTACGATGGAAGTTCGCGATCTCGGTGAATTGCAGACACAGCCAGTTATGCGTACGCGCGTCGAGTGGCTTGTCGGTATGGCAGTGGAAGGACAGCGTTCTGCTGGACGTCTACGCGGTATCAGCAACGCAGCCGTAACAAAGTAAAAGTGTTCTGAGGGGCTTAGGTCCCTCACCATACCCCCTCAGAAATCTTAGGAGAAAACTGAAAATGGCACGTTCCAACGTAAACTACCTGTTTGACGCAAGCACCGCGTTTGTACAAGCAGGAACTGGGCAAACAATCACTGCATCTGAAAATCTCGCGTCTCGTGTGAATTTGGATAAGATGGTTAACGCCCGTGCAGACGGCGAGCTGCGCAACAAACTAGGCGCAGAAGGCTACGCAATCGTAATCGCGATTTCGGCAGCGAAAGCAAGTGCTGGTGATGAATCATACAGCTTTGTTGTACAAGCAACTGACGCAGCAGGCGGAAACGCTGCTGACGTAGGTAGCTTGACAATTCCAGCCACAGCAGCAGCCGCTGGACAGTGGGTTGTACACGTAGATGCTGACACTGTTGAGCGTCTCGGCGCTCCAAATAATGTGCAGTTAAATGTTGCAGCCAATGTATCCGGCACGTCACCTTCCGTAACGGTAGCTGCAGCATGGCTGGCGTACAACCGCGTAAACGGTTAAACAAATACAGAGAGGGCGCAAAACGCGCCCTCTTAACTCCTCATATACCCTCTAGCCGAAGGACCCGACATAATGGCCCAACTTGAATTCACCCCCGCAAACCCAAATGACGTTGTAGAAGTACACTCACCAGAAGGTGAAATTGTTAAGTGCTCCATAGCCAACGCCAGTGATCTTGTTCGTCTAAACGGATATTTCTGGAAAGCCGAAGAAGCCGTTGCAGTTGCTGCAGCCAAGGCATCCGAAGCAGAAGAAAAAGCAGCCAAGGCTACCGAAGAAAAAGCAGCCAAGGCTACCGAAGCAGGTGCAGAAGCAGGTGCAGAAGCAAATGCAGAAGCAACCAAAGCCGAAATTACAGATGTAAAGGCGAAGAGCAAGACACGCAAAACAGGATCCTAATCCTGCAGACGCTCTAATTTTAAAGGAGACCTGACGTGTCCAGCACAACTGCACATCAATACAGAACTACAACCACTGCCACGGTAACCCCCGTAGCAGCGGTTTCCCTTACGATTGCACCTAATGACACTCCGCGCACAGTCAGATTTGTTTCTGACGTGGCTGTACACTTGAAGTGGGCAGTACGTGACGAAGATGCCAGTGTATCCACACTCGACGGGTATGTTCCGGCAAACTGTGTTGAATACATAACAATAGGACCGAACAATCAGGTTGAAATTATCGGGGCACAAGGCGTTACAACAGGAAACGCTTGGTTCACCGAAGTTTCAGGATGATCCGAAATGCAGATGACACAACCACTACGTTCTGGAGTTGCGGGATGGTTACGCGGAACAACGTTTAACCCTCTCGCAGGTGTAGTTCAACTGGCCTTATCTACCACGGATCCAACTTATGACGCATCGGGGGTCTCTGAGCCTTCGGGAGGCGGCTACGCCCGTAAAGATGTTTTGTTCGGGGATCCAACACAGATCGCAAATGTTCAATCACGTTCCAGTATATCTCAAGTAATATTCGAAGCGACTGCTGACTGGGGAACGATAACCCATGCTGTGTTGTACCGAGGTACTGAGGCGTACTGGCAGGGGACCCTGAACGCCCAAAAACTGGTAAATAGTGGGGACTCCTTGAGTTTTGCTGTGGGAGACATCGAGCTGACGGCAGGCCTTCGTTGGTCAACGTATTCCCGTGATCTTATTTTAAACACCGTAACAGGTGGTGCGCTACAGGGATTAGGGCAACTGTACCTGGCACTTTCAACCGCCGACCCTACGGAAACTGGTGCAGGTATTTCAGAACCTTCTGGGATGTACGCTCGCCAAGGAATATCCCTAAATGAAACGGCAAATGAACCCACGGGAATAGTCGTGAGCAACCCAAATGCTGTTGTATACGGCCCCGCCACAGGAAATTGGGGCAACATAAGCCACATGGCTATATATGACGCTGTGACAGGAGGGAATATGGTAGCATATGGCCCTGTCGCCGTTCAGCGTAACGTCGTATCCGGAGACGCGTACGCCGTTTCCACAAACTCTCTGGCCTTAACGATCCGATAAGGAGTATGGCATGTCCGCGTCTAGCACAGGTCCACTCCCTTCGTTCGGTGTTTTTGGCTGCCTCGGTTGGAGTAGTTCGGGGACCATCGACCGCCCCGCAACGATAAGCACCACAGGAACGCTCCAAACAGCATTAAGTGTTATTTCCCCTATCCATGCTGCTGCACCCGTGCGATGGGATACAGGCACAAATTTACGTATTAACTCGGCGACAGATTCCACTATAAGAATGTCCGCAGAGTTGATGGGGTCCGAGGACCCAAGAACACCTACTGACACGCCTTATTTTGTAAACAATATCGCAATTGTTACAGGTGGAAATTCTGGCGGAGGTGGAAGTGTTTCTATATATGATGAAGGCGGACTTGTGCGTGCCAATACACAAGAGATTGATGTAATAGGGGCAGAGGTCGCCGCCACGATTTCCGCACAAGGTTCCAACAGAGTCGCGCTTACAGTGACTTCGGAGGGATCCACTGGATATCCATTTCCAGACATATTAGACGAATCTGATCCTGTTTATTTCTATTTTGGATGGGATTTCACAGGAAGTGATTGGGCTATTCAACGTCAAGAACGCAGCACGTCCCAAACCACTATAGCAGTGTTCTCCGCCAACACGACGCACGCCACCTTGGACAGTGCGTGGGAAGACCGAATAGTTTTGACTTACACGTAATTTCGTGGTACATTTTTTCTGAAATTCTAATACAAGAGAGATGTATAAAATGGTTCTAATCACTGATCCAGATGGTCTAAACCAAGCCGTTGAGGTGGATTTTGATCCAGTTTTAAAGACCATAACTCTGAATATTGCCGGAAACCTATCGGCAGACGGTGTCACACTAAAAACGCTATACTCGTTCACCAAAGAGGAATGGCGTACTGATATTGATTTAATTAAGTATGAGTTCCCTTTTACACCGATTACTGACGAATTTTTTGAGCTAAAGGACGGTTGGGACTTCGCTTCGGCTACGTCTGAAAACTTGATTCGACGTTCGGGGTGGCTCGTACGCGACGGATCCAATAATGTTGTAAAGCATTTCTGTGGTGTAGCGATTCTTGGTGCCGAAAATGATGATCAGATTTACTATCAATTAGACGGAGACGAGTCTCCCTCTGATTTTGTATTCCTAGGAAATACCGCAGAAGCTGTTCAGATTATCGATGACCCCGATGGAGACGGCACATACGCAGACGGATTCAATAAGTCTTCTAGTATTAATGTTTTCAACCGTGAGCAGGGGCAATTATATTCCTCCGGATCCACGACCGCTAACGGTGAAGCCAGTTTACTCGCGCCTAAACTGTTCTCGCTAACACTGAATACCGGGACCGATCTAAAAGTTTCATCGAGCGACTCTGCCATCGATACTACGGCACCGTACACAGGAATGTCGATAACGTACTACGCCACGCCGCAGTCACGCACAATCGGCGCGGCAGGACGCGATTTTGGAATTATAATTGACGGCAATAACGGCACTGCTGAACAAATTTATGAATACGTACAAAGACAACTGCGCTTAGCAACAGATATTGATGCTGATTCTACTTCTCAAATCGGTAAACTTTCTGATGAACTTCTACTCTTCGTGGGGGATAATCTTGAAACACTGAGTTCTACCAACCCTGACGGGGGCGGTACAGGTGTGTATATTGATAATTTCCAAGCGGCAGACACCAACCGAATCTCTTTCCGAGATAATGCCCAAACGTCCCGCGCATTCCCGTTTGTTTCTGTGGTAACTCTGTCGTTCAGCCAGACTTTGGAGAAAGACACGGATGCTATTTATCGTGTGTTTTTCACGAACGCTAACGGCAATAATTTTGGAGATTCCGATGCTATTCTCGTTGAGGATAATGGCGGAAGTGTTGTTTCAGGCAGCATTTCGGGGGTCCCTTCGATTCAATTCGACTTTGATTACGACGGAAATGTACAAGGCGGGCGTACACCAGCAACTGACGCGGATATCACTGTGGTGGCACTCGGCTTAGACACTGGGCAGTATGTTGTGGCTACCGGAACCATTGCACGATCAACCGCTAACAGTGTTTCTCTTGTTGCACCGACTGAGCGTCAATATGAAAATGCCGTCTGATAAACTTACTTGGTAGGCGCTATCCTACCCCGACAGGCGGAGGATACCCATGGCATATCGCGACGATATAATTGGTCTAGGGGCAAACCATCTATTCCCTTTTGATGGTGATGCAACAGACCTTGTAGGAAATTTATCTACAACCCCCGTAGGAATAACTTACGGGGGTCCTTCCATATGCGAAGACGCCTCCCAGAGTTTACTGATCAGCTCCGTGACTAATAGACTAACCTTAGATGCCACACCCAATATAGAAGATGCAAATCAGCGTTTCGCGGTAGCAGGATGGTTTATGGTGGATTCCATTCAACTCCCTCCCAAGAGTATGTACGCAGATGGTGGGTCATTAAATTCGATGAAGATAATATTCGGATTCGGCAACAATTTAATGCTTGAAGTGCTCAGCTCCTCTGCCCAAAATCCGTTTCTAGTACAGGTGTACGGGCCGATTCTCCAGCCCAATAGAATTTATCACATATGCGCGGTGTTTGAAGGACCTGCCTATGGCAACGAAGCGCGCTTATACGTGGATGGAGTGAAGTATACACAGGCAAGCCCCGTCGGAGGCGCACCTAACGACGTACTAGCCGCTGGACGCGATACAGGAGTATTCGGGGTTCCAATCACGTCCGAAATAGGAAACGACAGCGTGGTACAAAACGCTGCGGTGGATTCTAGATTAGGTTTCTGGGCATTCTGGGGAAACAACAGCTCCGCAGCACTGACTGACCAACAAGTACGCCGCGATCTTTTCGAAAAAGGGGCACCACCTAGTATCACAATCGAATCGAATACGCAAGAAAGTATGCAGGCAACTTTAAATACACTTGCTAACACAGTACGCCCCGATCAACCACTAAACATACGTGTTGAACCCGTTCTAGGTGGCGGGGATTTCCAGCTAGTTGCTGATAATATAAGACACGACGCACTGGCGAGCACGCACCTACAGTACACAGGCACGGACACACTTACATGGATCAATGATAATGGAAGCAACACATCGATAGTAAGTGTACCCAATTTGGGTGCTGTGGATATAATTACGCCTGCTACGCTAACCATTTCCTCCCTGATTCCAGATACAGAAATACGAATTCTAGTGTCAGGGACAACTGATGAAATTGTCGGGGTAGAAAGTTCTGGAACATCCTTTCAAGTTATGCTACAAGCAAGTGTTGTGGATGTAGTTATACATAAAGAAGACTACGAAAATCTTTTTATAAAAAATGTATCCATGATGGACGGAAACGTCGAATTATCGATTGATCAGATATTTGATAGACAGTACGGGAGTGGATAAATGGGTGTAATTAAAGTTGAGTCTTTTGACGTTTCCCCCACAAACGACGGAGACATGCACACACTGACCAACGACGTGGGAAACCTGTCGAGCGCGTTCGTAAAAATAAACGGGGCGTCTGATAAAGGTTCAGGACGTGTTGGGAACACAGGCAACATTGGGCCAAGAGACACCCATATGGGCGCACGGCTCACTGGTACAGGCGAGGTAACGTTCCATAAAGGCGGAACGCTACAGATGCGTAAAATGGGAGAAGTGTGGCGCTATACGGGGCTTCCGGGTGGCCCCGACGAATTTATTGTGCGCGGACATCTTGTAGTTACCCTGCCCGCAGGAACCTCTTCTGGCAGCGCACCTGTGCCTTCCCTGATCAATAAAAACGACGTGGTGCCATTTCTAACGGGGCTTAGTTCTACGTCAACAAGTGTGTCCGACTTCGACGCTGCCACAGTTGCCACGCACATAGACACTAATGGGGACTTAGTTGTGAGTCGCCGATCCACTGGTATCGCAATTACGGTATATGTGTCGGTAGTGGAGTTCACTGGAACAAATTGGACCATTGGTCACGCTATCTCGGCTAACCACGACACCGCACAAGAGATTGTAGAAATAAATAGTGATAGCACCGGAACGGGTGGGACAGCATTCAGTGTCGGCGATTGGGAACACGCCTTCATAGAGGGATCTATGCAGGGAGACACCAGTGAAACAGGTCTCTCCGATAATCTAATTGTCATGGAACCTGGAGGGACACCAACACAAATACGCTTCTTCCTACACCAAGACGCTAATGCGCGCAACGACGGCGTGGCGTACGCACATGTTTTAAGTAATCCAGCTATCTCCGTAGCACGTGAATCTGATACTGATTTCGCGGAGACCAATGGTACCGTTGGAACCATGGGTTTTCCATCGGGGGCACCGACGAACACCCCTATAGATGAGTTGTCTTTGGAATGGTTTTCGGATACGAGCGGCGTAGGAACGGCGCACGCCCGTGGACGCGTAATAGCTAGAATCACAGATTCCTCCGGAACAATCGAGCACTGGGTACATCGAACCGGAAATACTGTATCTGTTTACTGGGGTGTGATAGATTTATCCAACGTTATAGGCGTGGCGCGTCCTGTGATCGACTCCACTAATGATGTTGTCTACGACGGCGGCTCCAATATCACGGTCACTGGAAGCAACTATCAAACTGTACAAGGTTCAGGAAAACTTGAAATATGGGGGGATCTGGAGGGCACGCTGCGCGTAGAGCAGGCCGTGACTACGTGGACTGACGTTTCCATATCGTACAATTTTGTTAGAGGGGGGCTACCGGACGGTGTCGGATATTTGGTAGTGACCAATGCAGACAGCGTCGCGAGCGCCCTGTTCATTATAGATGTAGGGTTTCCGGACTATCTAACCGTTGTAAACCGCGTGAACCCCGATCACATGTGGGTTTTGGACGGGAACTACGATGATACGGGATCCTTTCCCACCTCTCCGATGACAAGTAGTGTAACAGGAACACAAAATTTTATCAACGATCCGCTGTGTGAGAATGTTGTACAAACGGTACAGTTCACTGGAATCAATTCGAAGAGAGAAGCCGCCGACAACACTGAAATGAACTTAGGAGTGCACACTGCACGCACTATGTGGGGGTGGATTAAAGTTTCTGACATACAGGAACAGCTTTCTCTAATTTATAAAGAAGGCGGCACCATAAACAATATTATGTTTGCACGTGGTTATGGCAACAAAATTATGGCACAACTGGCAGACACTGGAGATGACAACGTACAAGCGTATTCTGATAGATCAATAATTCCCGAACGAGCGTACTTAATAGCATTTCGATACGACTATAGCGACACAACCCCCGCATTCGAATTTTGGATTGATGGAATATTGCAATCACGTTCTACCGGAAACCCGCTAACGGCTTCGTCGCTAGATTCCCACTCAGGGGATATCTTGTGGAATGACAGCGATTCCAGTCTTGAAGTAGGGGGAACCGACGTCACGTTTCGCGGAAACAATGACATTAAATACAATGTATGGGGATCCACAACTGTTAAATTGACAGACGAACAGATGCGTTTTGAATTATTTGAGTATGGCGCGTTGCCCGATTTCAGTATAACGTCAGATACGCCAGCAAACATGCAGGCGCAACTGGATTCTATAGCCAACACGCACCGCGCGGACAGCCCCTTAGCTATTCGCGTGGAGAAACCTGTTGGAACCACGGATATGACGCTAATCGCTAATAATATTACATTTGATCCACACTGTTCTATAGACGTCCAATGGGCAGGGACCGGAACGCTGTCATGGATAAATCTGAACGGATCGAATACGGAAAAAACCTCTGAAAAATTTGGGGGAAATATGATCATTGTCAATCCAGCCACGCTAACTCTTACTGGATTGCAAAATCCAACAGAAGTACGTATATATGATACGGGAACCACTACCGAAGTTGCTGGACAAGAGGATGTAACATCTGGTACATTCTCTACAGACATACTAGTAGAGGCTGTTGACGTGGTGATACATTCTCTAGGATTTCAGTATAAACGTCTAACAAATATAAATACTTCTGGAGGAGACGTCAATCTTCCGATACAGCAACGCATCGACCGACAGTATCTTAACGCATAGGAGGTTAGGACATGACCGACTTCCTTTTTAATGGGGTCACTAAATTAATAACAGAACCTTCGGGCGCTGGGGATAGTTTATTCACCGTGAAGCGTGACGTGTATTCTGCGTGGAAACGCTGGGTACAGCGTGGGGATGGTGCTCCTTTTCTGCGTCCATTCGATCTGGAGGGCGGGAGACCTATTGGGACTACTGGGTTATTTACGGGGGTAACATATATTTTAATAAATGGGTGGAAAATACGCGGCGCGGATCGCGATCACCAATTATTTTTAGACGGAAATATATATGCAGAAGACGGCAAAGTAACTTCGCCTAACCCAAATTTCAACGTAGAAGTTTTCATAAACTCTTCCACACAAGCACAAGGCATCAGTACTACAGGCACACAAGGTGGGTTCACGGAAAACGACCGAACTGATTTACAACTGACAAGAGACCACGCACGTGCCGCAAATCAGCAAACTAAAATGGAAAATCCGTAACCGTGGTATATCGACAAAATAGCGTCGTCGTGATATAAGTATCCCACCAAGCGGTTAGCGGGAGAATATGAAATGTATAAAAAAGTTTACGCGCCAGACGGTTCGATGTTTGAGGTACCTCAGCACGTTTTTGAGGATGTCATCCTTAATCTCGGTTGGACGCAAACAAAACCTGACGACAAACCTGTGGATAAACCCTCAGATAGTTATGTAGGTAAACTGCCTGATGAAACGGTACGTTCTCCTAAAAAATCTGAAAAATCTGCACGACGTGGCTCCACAAAAGTATCTAAAAGTACTTCAAAGAAAACAACAGATTAAACGTGACGGGAAACAGTCTTATGGGCCTTTTCACAGGAAGTAAAAATGAAAACTCCGGTGAAGCGGTAGGTGTAGCTCTGATGCTGGGCGAGATTCGCGATTTACGCGGAACAATAGATAAACACGACGAACGTCTTCGCGGCGAAATTGGGGGAGTGAAGCAATCTGTTTCTGACCTATCCCAAGCCGTACTTAGATCGCAAGGAGACGTAGGGGCCATCCGCACAGATATTGACCGTATGTCAGATAATTTTGATTCTATGCAGAAGGATTTGACAGGAGTACAATCCGAAGTCAATGAATTAAAGAACGCCCGTGACATCGATGATGCCGGATGGGTAGGCCCCAAGAAATTGGCACGCAGCGTAATTCTAGTAGGAAGTTTTCTAGCCGCTGTGGCTATTCTAGTAAAGTTTGGCCCCGGAATATGGGCAGCTTTTATATAACGATATACACATATGGGGAGTAAAAACACACGTTCGCGTGAACAATGAATGACGCCTAATACCTTTTACCACGTCGGAGAAATATCGTATGAACGAGACCAAGCAATCCGAGATGTTCGAAATTAGTGCGAAAGCACAACGCCGCCATGCACGTAAAGCCGAAAAAGAAATGAAGCAGGCCAAGCGAAATCCCAAGCCAATTGAAGCGCGTAATACACGCCAGCAGTTTTATATTGATAGCCTACACAACAATGAACTAACATTTGGAGTAGGGCCAGCGGGTGTAGGAAAAACATACGTACCAGCGCGTATATATGGAGCCATGCTTGCTTCTGGAGAAATAACTAAGTTGTATGTCGCGCGTCCAAACGTCGCTAAAAAACAACATCAAAATGGATTTCTACCCGGAACGTTAGAAGAAAAAACCGCACCGTGGCTCGTCCCGATATTTGAAGGCATCAAAGACAGTATGAGTCCTGCCGAATTTGAGCGCCTAAAACGTGAGAAAAGAATAGAAGAAGTACCGTACGAGTACATCCAAGGACGCACATTTAAGAATGCGGCGTGCATCATTGATGAAGCTGAAAATCTGGATCTAGATGATCTGTATATCACATTGACTCGCCAAGGTGAAGGCCTAAGTATGGTTCTATGCGGCGATATCTACCAATCGCGCATCCCTAATAGCGGTTTGAAAACTGTTGTAGATATGGCACAGTCCTCTCATATGGAATCTATCGGAATTATTGAATTCCAAGACGAGGACGTGGTTCGCTCACGCCAAGCGCGTCAGTGGGCAAAGGCATTCCGAGACCACCACTCCTTGAAAAATGCACCGGATTATGATAGTGACCAAGGGGTATTAGACTTGCCCGATTTCATAACCAAGGATAAAATTTAATGGCTTTCGTTTTCACAGTAGAGACAGGCGCAGGGACAGACCCTCTAGCCAACTCTTATGTCTCCGTTGTGGAAGCGGACGACATCATTACAACAAACATCCATGCAGCGCTTGAATGGGACATGTTGGCGGTAGAACAAAAAGAGAGATTACTGGTATGGGCATCTCGATATCTCGATGAGCACACCACGTGGAAAGGCGAGAAAACCATTTCTACAAGTCCACGCCGCTGGCCCCGTTCAGGAGTATGCGACCGCGATAACACCCATATTGGACCTAATGAAATCCCTGTCCAATTGAAAGTGGCCACCGCCGAAATGGCTCGATATTTAGTGGCGCAAGATCGTACTGTTGAACGCGATAGTGATGGACTCGAACGTGTCAAAGCAGACGTTGTAGAAATCGAGTTCCTTCCGGGCTACCGCCTCCCATCTGTACCATCCAATATGCAGTATCTTGTACAAGGTCTTGGAGCCATTTTTGGTGGCGGATTTCGCTATGGAAAGGTGACACGTTAGTGGGCTTTAAATCTCTTCTTGATAATCAGGTGCAAGGTCTAATGAAGACCCTAGGCCAAGCCGATGGCCTAGCACCGAATCATACGTACAATCAGGTCACCGCTAACGCGTATGACCCTGCAACAATGACTAATGCTGCAACCGAAGTTCCCTATACTGATGTTCCAATGGTTATGGCAAGATTTAAAATTGAAGAAATAGACGGGGAAAAAGTTGTCGCCACCGATTTAAAGGCAATCATTGCCTCTCTTGATTTGGCTGTACAACCTTCTGAGCAAGATATTATTGTCATACAAACTGCAGGTACTGTAGCCGGACCTGTCGGAACCCGCTATCAGGTAGAAAAAGTAATGGGAGTTCCGGGCAACAGTGTGCACATTCTTCAAATTAGAAAGACTACGTAATGCCGCGCGGGAGTACTGTAATAAACGCTGTTGGCTTCAATAGTAGCCTTGATCGCACAATCACCCGCTTAGAAAAGAAGTGGATGAAACGTAACCAGACATTGGTTAACACGGCGATGAAGAAGTTGATAGCACGTACACCCGTACATACAGGGCAGACCGTACGCAATTACATCGCCTCGAACGGTAACCCCGCCTCCGGCGGTGTTATAGCAGGTGAAGCTCCTGTTGAGCGCACAAACTCAAAGTCTCTAGGAACTGAGCGCCTGCGTGGAGGGGCGGAAGCACAGGCTTTAGCAACTCTCGCAACCGTGGATTTTTCAGATCCATACGATACATTCTTTATAACTAACAGATCCCCCGCCGTAGGCGGGTTGGAGATTGGGGCATTACCCAAAGAGCCGTTCACGCCTAGATCCCCCGCAGGTATGTTTGGAATAACGCTGCAGGATATATCAGCTATCGCAGACCGAGGAATATTTTAATGACACCTGATATGGTATCAGACGCCCAAGTTCTTTTTTCAACACGACTACATGAACTGTATCCGGATATGCCCGTGTTTTTCTCGAATACAGATGTAACCGACCAGATCGGATATTATGCGGTGTTTCACGTTTTACCGGGGGATACGCTGCCGATAAATCTAGGCATAACCGCGAAATCTCGTAACGTTGGTTTGATTCAGATTGATGTTATTGGTCCGTTAGACGTGGGCCGTGGAGAAGCTTTTAAACGCGCGTTTTCCCTTGGTAAGGTATTTCGCCGCCAAGTACGTACCGTAACCACTGAGGGACAGGTTACTTACAAAGATCCGAGCGTTGCAGACGCGGGGGAAGTTCGCGGAAAGCACATGGAGATGGTGCGAATTCCGTATAGATACGACTTTGTGGGTTGACAGTATCCCCGTTGTCAGCTATTCTGGCCCGTTACTCCGACCAATCTTGACTTTCATGTAGATATTGGGTAGTCTCCCCAGTACGTAGAGAACGCTCAGCGCACTCTATCTGATCAGATTTAGAACGTAGGGGTGGCACGGCTACCCTCCTATACCCGCCCATTATAAGGAGGCATGCATAGTGACCTTTGCTGACGCAAACCGCGCACAAATTCGTACTTTAGAAGAAGTTACTTGGGGGATCACTCCCACGGTAGGATCTTCTCGCGAAATGCGCTTAACATCTTCATCTCTGTCCGCGACAAAAGAGACGGCGGTCTCCGACGAACTTCGTGCGGATCGTATGGTTCCTGATATTGTCGAAGTCGCAGCGCACTCTAGTGGTGAAATTAACTTTGAATGGTCTTCTGGCCCGCAGGACGAATTCCTTGCCGGATTCCTTCTATCCACTTGGACGCGCCCGATGAACATGGATTTCTGGAAAGGATCCATTGTAACCGTATCTGCGGCTAATACCTTCACATTAGTAGGCGTCGACGCTACGCCGTATATTGAAGCAGGCCGTGTCATCAAGATTGTTGGGTTAGAAGCCGCTGCAAATAATGGCTACTTCACAGTGGCTACTGTAGCTGTAAACGGATCCAATACTGATATAACCGTAGCAGCATCCAATTTGGTTGTAGAAGCAGGCGGGAACGCGGCGCGTCTATATGACGCCAATGACGTCATCATTAACGGTAATGAAACCATCTCAGCAACCGCATCTGGTTTTGCGGGAACAGGTGTGTTTGCTTCTGCGATTGCTGCTGGACAGCTACAAGTAGGACAGCAAGTTACAGTAGAAGGCATGGGATACGGTACAGCGGTCGTGACCTTTACAACTGCTGCTGCGTCCACATTTGCTATGGTACTCAGCGACGGTACAAACGAATTAACCATCACAACTACGACTGATTTTGACCCAGGCGTGGATCACATTGCATCTGCCGCAGCGCTTGCGGCATTCATCAACACAAACGCCCGTACAGGTGCCACAGCGCTTAACGTTAAGGCTTCCGACGACGGTGCAGGGGTTGTTACAGTAACCAACCTTAATACCTTTGTGACTGATCCTGTAACACTGGTTCGCACTGCCTCAACTGGCGGCGGACAAGCGTACGTAACAGTGCCTGATGCAAACGTTGTTGTTACATCCTTTTCTGCAGCAACGATCACAGTGGCAGGGGACATTACAACATCTGTTCTAACACTCGATAACGGTAATGACACGATCACAGCATTAACAGCAGGCACAAGCTATCCGGTAACGGGAGCAGGCGCAGCGGCGGACGGCGCGGCGCTGGCGGCGGCAATCAATGCTCTGGAAGGCTGGACGGCTGTTGATGATTCTGCTGGAATTCTGACGGTATATCCAAAGCACGCGAATGCTACAATCAACGTTACTACAGTTGATGCAACGGTTGTCCTAACAACTCCCGTGGAGTACACAGGCAGCACTGAATCGCGCGGCGTATTCAGAATTACAGGCGTAGCTGACGACTTGTTGAGCGTCACACCTGCACCGCAAATCACACCTGCTGGGCAAGCTGTTGTTATTAAAGGGTCACACCTACGTAACTCTGGAAATGTAAACGCGATTGCGCAGCGTTCGTGGAGCATTGAAACGGCTTACACCGACATCGATCAGTACATGGAACAGGATGGCATGGTCGTAGGTACCATGGGCTTAGAGATTGCTTCTGGGTCTATCCTAACGGGTACACTCGGTTTCGAAGGACGTGCTACGTCATTGCGCCAGTCCACGCTACTTGGATCGCCACTGTATGTGCAGCAAGTCGCCCAATCAGGTGAAGTGTCCAACGCAACCACAGACGTGGGTAATATCGAAAAAGATGGTGAACTTCTTCCAGCATGTATCCAATCGTTGTCTATTTCTGGGGAAGCCGGACTGCGTATGCAAAATTGCGTCGGATCTAAGTTCCCACGCGGTATTGGTACAGGACGATTCAACTTGTCTGGATCCGCAACGATCTACTTTGAAAATCAGACACTGTTCAACGACTTCATCTCCCATAGCACACTTTCGCTAGGGTGGTCAGTGGCTGACGCTGAAAATATCGCCTATTATTTCCGCATTCCTGCAGCGAAATTCTCTGCAGATGAGATTGCACCGGGTGGTATCGACCAAGACGTGTTTGAAAATATCGAGTGGACAGCGTTCCGCGATGCGGCGACGAATACCATGCTTATGTTGGATCGATTCTCTAACGACACAGCAGTGTAAACTAATAACAAAGAGGGCAGACCCCGAAATCTGCCCTTTTTATTTTCTATCCCCGACATTCAGTTTCTGAATAGCCATGGCTCGCGGAGCGTGGAAGGTTGTCGGGGCCGTTATAACCACGCTCCGCACCTAAACACAACCCGACGAGGAAGCAACAATGACTACACTAAATAGCACAAATCTTCACGCAATCTTTGCAACAGATCGATCCAAAGAAGAAGACGGATCGTGGGTGGATATCAACCAATTCCAAGGATTGAAGATTAAAATTCGTCGCCTACGCTCGGACGCGGCGGCAAAAGAATTTGAAACTAAACTGGCTGCACGCTACGGTGAAGGCAAGCTGCGCGAAATGCAGAAAAATTCTACAGGCGGAGACACCAACGAAGGTGCTGAGATCCTGAAATTACAACTGTCTTGTGTTTTGGTTGATTGGAAAGGGTTGGTAGATACTTCTGCAGAGGCTGACGAAGACGGCATTCTACCTGAAATTCCGTATTCAGCCGAACTGGCCACAGAACTTTTAGAACTACGTGATTTCCGTGAATTCGTATTCCAAGCGGCGAATGAACGAGACGCCTTTCGCGAAACGTCAAACAAAGACGCAGTAAAAAACTAACTAGCTTCCTTCGCTGGACTTTGGATCAATCCCCAACGTCCAGCAAGGAAGCCAGCAAAGAAAAATTTAAGGCGGCATTGGCGGCGAAGGGTAGTAAGAAGATCACAGCGGTCTCCAAAACCCCGCCCGCACAAAAGGCAGTAAAAGAAGAAGTTCCTATCCTGTTTCCAGATTTATTCTGGGTATGGGGTGCGTACTGTTTTTTGAACGAGCGCCGCCAAGTGGGACCAAATGGACCACAGCCTATTTCGGTTGAAGCGATGCAGGCGTACTCGCAGCTAACCAACCGCATCGAAACCACCTATCGTGAACAACTACTTCTTTTCATTCCAGAACTAGATCGACTGTTTCTACATGATTTCTACGCGAAACAACAGGAACAACATGAAGAAATGCAGAAGAAGCAAGACCAATCCGCGCGCCGCGCAAAAAACACAGGACGAAGTCGATAAATGGAATCCAATGAACTCCGCCTGATTATCAACGCTGCCGCTGCGAAAACTGGCGGCAAGCAATTTGTTGCGGCTATACGACAAGTACAGCAATCAGTAATGGATCTTGATCGAGATTCTGCGGGATCGTTCACCAAACTAAAAGCCGAAGCTAAAGCGGCAGGAACTGCAGCACGCGCAGCGGGTAAGGAAATCGGTGCGGCAGGTAAATCCGCCAAAGCAGGCTCGGATGAAGCTGTCGCAGGCCTTTCAAAACAAACCACTGCAGCACAACGCGCCGCCGCCGCGCAGGCCCAATTCACTGCATCTATGGGCGCAGCACAGCTTGCGTCTGAACGATTACGTGCGCGATTACTCCGTTCGGGAGACGCTGCGGGGGCTGAATTAGTTACAGCGGCGTACGATAAGTTAAAAGTGTCTACAACAGGTCTGGCAGGGAACACAGAACGTGCTCGCGCTTCGCTGGCGACGTTCAGAGGCACGCTTACGCAGATACAAGTAAAAGCGCTAGAAACCGCCAATAGCTTTGGGCGCACATCCGCACAGGCGCAGGCACTAACGGGCGCTGTTGGTCGTGTATCCGGTGCAAGTAATAACGCTGCAGGCGGTATCCGCAATGCAGGCGGAGCTGCGCGACAAGCATCCCGCGATTTCCAAACAGCGGCTGGAAGCATGCGTGGATTTGAAAACGCACTGAACGGCACATTTCAAGCGTCATCACTACTGCGAAATGCTTTCGGAGCGATCACCATCGGCGCATTCACCTCTAGTGTATTTCAAGCTGGCGACGCCCTTGAGCAATTTAAAACTACGATGGAAGTGGCGAGCGGATCCGTTGCTGCCGCAAGCAGCGACCTAGAGTTTATTGATGGAATGGCAAGCCGTCTCGGTACAAACCTTGGCGCGTCCCGCGATGCGTTCTCAAAGTTCGCCGTTTCGGCACAAATTGCAGGCGTTGAAACTGGCCAAACCCGTGAAATATTCGAATCCGTATCGACCGCCATGGCTGTTCTTGGTAAAGGTACTGAGGATCAGCGTCTAGCTTTCTTAGCCCTAGAGCAAATGATGTCAAAAGGGGTGATCTCCGCCGAAGAGCTGCGTCGTCAGCTCGGTGAACGCTTACCTGGCGCCGTATCTATCATGGCGAATGCCCTAGGCGTGGGCGTAGGTGAATTACAGGATATGCTTAAAGCGGGGGAGCTTGTATCCTCAGAGGTTCTGCCCAAATTCGCCCGTGAATTAGATAAGGTTGTCGGATCGCAGTTGGAGCGTACGTTCAACCGAGCCGGATCCAACTTAGGCCGTCTACAAGTTGAATTTGCTAAATTGCTGGAAGTAGTGTCGAGTAGCGGATTCTTAGATGAATTATCCTCACAATTTAAAGACCTAACAACACTGTTGCGCTCATCTGAGGCAGAGGAAGTCGCCCGCCGCATCGGTCAAGGGATGGCAGATATGGCACGCATGGTCGGAGACGCCGCCCAGTTTATCGTGCAACATTTAGATACCATCGCCACTGTAGCTAAAACCGTGTTCGGGGGTATCCTTGTACGTCAAATTGGCTTAGCAATTACCGCAATTACCGCGATGGGATCAGCCTCGAAGGTTTCGGTAGCCGCACACCTATTATTTGGACGCTCCGCCGCTGCTGTCGGAACGCAAATGGCCACTACTACAGGTAAACTGACTGCAGGGGCAGCAGCTACTACATTGTTTGGCAGCGCATCCGCAGGCGCGGCAGGTAAAGTTAGACTTCTAGGTGCAGGTATGGGACTCCTGCGCGGATCTTTCGCGTTTCTAACTGGACCAGTCGGGCTGGCACTTACCGCCTTAACGCTTCTTCCTGCCATTTTCAGTGATGCAGGTAATGCTGCTGAAAATACATCCGCGCAGTATGAAAAAGCTATGCAGCGCATGAATACAGCAAGCTTCGATTTCTTGGATACTGCTCGTCAGATCGGAGAGCTTACACCGTTTGATCGATTAAATCAAACCCTTGGCGCGCTATCCGAAGGACGCGTTATAATTGAGGAGCTGGCTTCTTCCGGAACGTTTTTGACTAATCTCGCTGACAATATGCGCGATCTAACAGAAGCAACGCAGGGAACGGGAGCGGCTGCAGAGGTTTCTGGATTAACAACGCTTGTAGAAGACCTTCTGGCTATGAACCTGACTGCCCCAGAAGCGGCTGACAAGGTTAATGAAATCTCGGATGCGATGAACGCGTTGAACGGTTCTGGAGAATTGGGGGACAACTTTTCCGAGCTGAAAACATTGGGCGACACCTTGAATCCGCTGGGACAGGCCATCCTAACGTTCAGTGGATCAATGAAGGAAGCCGACACAATCGCTGGAGATCTGGGTGGCACACTTTCAGATCTCAATGTAAAACAGGGAGAGCTTTTTGCGGCGCAAGAACTGCTGATCACCGGGCAGGGCAATTTAAATAACATGTCAGCCGAGACAGCCGCTGCATTTGATGGGCTGGCGAACGGTCCTATCGTTGGTTTAGTCAGCCAAATGAGCCAGCTTGAACAGCGTATGCAGCGTATTTCTAACTTAAATGGTTCTGGTGTACGCGTAAATGAACTTGTAACTAATTTACAACTACTGAGACTGACGTTCGACGGCACGCAAGAATCCATCGATGAGTATGCAGCCCACTTGGAAGAGGCACGCGCTAAGGCACAGCAAGTCGCTGATAATGATTCGCTTTCTCGCCGTCTCAGAGAAGATGCAGCAGCCGCCTTAGAGGCAATCAGTGAAGCGGAAGCGTACGTAAATTCCTTATTGAATCTACAGGCGCAGGGAGATACAACTGCTGCGGCGCAGGAGAATTTACGCAATAACGTAAACGGAGCGAGCGGTGCCATGAGCAACGCCTCCGCAGTCGCATACGAATATGCAGGGGCGCTTGCGGTGGTTGCGTCGGCGCAGGCAAACGTTTCAGACATTTCAACTGATTTCCGAGAACAAAACCGTCTTCGCGTAGAATTATCCACGCTTGAAGGCGAGGCGCGTGCAGTATTCCAAGATCAAAACTTCGGTAACACTGCGCGCGAAGTCGCGGCAGTAAATAAAGAAATAGCAGCAGCCGAGGACACAATACGAAGCCTATCTACAACAGGTGACGCAATGGGTGCGGAACTCGCCCCCATCAACGCAGAGATTGTGAAATTGTACGATGAACGTGCCCAAATCATGGCAGAGGGAGAAGCCGCAACAACGTCGATTTTTCAGAACAATGAAGCCCGCGCAGCGGCGCGTCGTGAAAGCCCGCGTAGCAAACGCGGTGGTGGAGGCGGTAGTAAAGGCGGTAAATCAGATGCTGCTAAAGCGCTAGAAGCAGAACAGAAAGCATACGAACAAGCCGAAAAAGCGCTTAAAGACTACGTCTTAGGGCTGCAGGATGAGTCAATCGCACTGTCACTCGTTACAACTGGACGAGCGTCTTCCACCGAAGCCGCTAGTCTTTTAATTGAAGCGCAGCGTTTAGGTGTAATTACTTCCGACGAGCAAGCAGACGCATTCCTGCGTCAGGCACGCGCTGCGGAAGAACTCAAGAGAGAAATGGAAGCGCTTGCAAATGACCCTGTAAAGCAGTGGCTTGCGAGTGTCCCTGCATGGCGCGAAGCTGGGCAGCAAATCGAAGTAGGCGTGTTCGAATCACTCAGTGATTCTATTTCAAACTTTATCAAAACAGGTCAATTTAGTTTCGAAGCTTTAGGAGAGTCAATTTTGAGCACGGTATCCGATATTGTTGCGGATAAAGCCGTTAAGGAGTTGGCAACACTATTTGGCGGAGGTGAAAATGGTTTTGATCTGGGTGGGATACTGAGCGGAGCCTTTGCTTCTACGGGTGATGACACGGGCGGAATAGATATTGCATCGGCAGACCAGTCGGCTGTTATCCAAAATGCCCACAACCTTGGAGGACAGCAGGTTGCTAACGCAATCCAGCAAGCGTTCACAGGAGTGTCTGGACAACTACGCACCGACATAAAAAGCGGTGGCTCAGAAGCTGCGGCGAAATTAAAGACAGGCTTACAGACGGGCGGAACAGTCGCGTCGACTCAAATGGGAACACAGGTTAGAACTGCTGCAACGTCTGGGGCAGGTAATATGCACAACAAAATTGTTACAGCGTCACGTACAGGGGCATCTGCGATGGGATCAGCAATTGCATCCAGTTCAGGTGCGCCCGGTGGAGGGGGTTTATTAGGACTCTTCGGAGGCGGCGAAGGCGGTGGCTTATTCGGCGGCGGAGGCGGTGGTGGAAGTTTAGACTCTATACTATCCTTTGCCACGGGGTTCTTCTCGGAAGGAGGGATGTCTACAAGTCCAGTTGCAACTCAATCCGTACCCGCATCTGCATTCAAAAACGCACCACACTTTAGTCGCGGCACCGCGAACACTTCGGGAATACCTGCAATGCTGCACGACAATGAAGCAGTTGTACCGTTGTCAGGGGGTCGAAAGATTCCTGTTGACTTGGGGGATGCAGGTGGTGTAGGAGGTGGTTCTACTGTAATAAATCAATCGTTCAATATCACGACACCAGACTCTGACAGCTTCCGACGCTCTCAATCACAAACCGCCGCTGACGCGGCTGGTGCTGCTAATCGTGCTCTTAGAGCGAATACATGATCCCTTGACAGGGGCGATATAAATTGCTAAGGCGTAAACATGGCACTAGGTTTTCATAATGTTAGATTCCCCACTGATGTAAGCTTTGGATCGCAGGGCGGACCAGAATTCAAGACGCAGGTATTCACCTCACACAGAGGGTACGAAAAACGCAACATTGAATGGTCTCAACCGATGATGCGATTCAACGTTGCCTACGGAATAAAAACCGACGAACAGATGATGCAGGTTCTTGAGTTTTTTAACGCCCGCCAAGGACAGGCGTACGCTTTCCGATATAAGAACTGGGGAAATTTCCAAGTAGTTAACGAAGCCATCGCCACTGGGGATGGTACATCGACAAGTCTACCTCTTTGGAAGTTTTATGGCTTTCAAGGCGCACGTCAGTATAAACGTCTGCGTAAGATTGTTAGAGGAACTGTAACGGGTGTTGGTATCGGCGCAGTAGGTGCCCTCGTAGAGGGTATTGACTACAACGTAAATTACGATGAAGGTGAGATTGCCTTAAATCAAGCGCCTGGATATGCTGTTCCTATATATGCCTCCACACTGGAATTCGATGAGCCAGTGCGATTCGCCCAAGATTCTGTTCAAAATGTAATTGATCAGTACAACAATAACTCACTAAATAGATTAGATTTAATTACGGTTCGCGCACCATTTACGTCTGGACAGGTGTTTGCCCCCAATCAAGCTAATAATATCTCCGACCCATATTTCGACAAAGTTAGATTACTGCTAAATTTTGATGATATTGAAACACCTACTACTACCGTAGATAATTCGGATTTAAGTATTCCTGTAACTTTGACGTCACCAGCGACGCTCGAAACGGTGTCGCATAGTGGTTCAGGATCATTCAGTGCAGGCGTAGATGGACGCCTACAAACCCCCGGAACCCCGTTCAATCTATCACCTCTACAGCCGTTCACGTTAGAGGTATTTGCACAACACCCGCCAGAGACAGGCGGAGAAAACACCCAACAGATCATTGGAAAATGGGACGAAATAAATAACAACCGTTGTTGGGAACTTCGCTATAAAAAGGAAACCCAAGAGATACAGTTTGCGGTATCTACTGACGGAACAGATGAACGAGTTGTACTTACCTTCCCATGGGCGGTCGGTGTCGCAGAAGACTTCGATTACATCACGGTAGATCGACTTACAAATAATTGGTACGTCATGCGTATAAAGGGACAGGTAGTGGCTTCTAGACAGGACTTTTCGGAAGTAAACGACGACGTCTTTACACTATTAACTGTTGGCCACGCATCAAATCCTGCAGCAAGCACGGGGGCGTATCAGGGTTTGATCGATTCTGTCCGATTGACTGTGGGACGCGCACGTCACCTAGATTTTAATGCAATTACAGTGCCTGGACCATACAGCGTCACAGGTTGACTTATCCGCACATTGTGTGGTAGTTTCCGATGAAAGAAGGAAAATAACATATGACAATACTTGTTTGTGGTGCAGAGGGTGATTGGGCACTTTTCGAGAACACACTAGATCCCTTGGGTGCTGACGATAAACGTCGCGGGTCAGTGCGCGTTAACACGGGCCAGCAGATGTTTAAGGAATGGGTCGGGACGGATGATATCTGGGTACACGTCCGCGCCGCCGGACCGCGTACCACCAGCAATACCGGAGACGGACTTCCGTGGCTGTCAGTACGAGCATCGGACGGTACTACACTATTGTCGCTGGTTGACGCCAATATTGATTTCTCCACTAACAGACCGTCACAAATATATCGCCGAAAAAGAGTCGCCGACGCGGAAACGCCCAACGCAGAGATCTTCACATCAGCCCCAAATGAATTCAACAACTACGATATACGATTTCAGCGTGCTACAACAACTGATTTGTACGACACGATGACTATGTCCGTGTATATTGATGAAGTCCTGCGTTTTCAAGAAGTAAACACTGATCCTACAGGGTGGCCTCCACTAAGTCAATTACTTTTGGCCCCCCGCCATACAAACGGATCGCACGACGAGATGTACTATCAGGATGTGATCGTCACAGATTCGTTACCCACGGTTGGGATGGAATTAGCGACCCTCGTTCCATCTGCGGTGGGTCAGTATAACGAATTTGTGAATGACTACACCAACATTGATGATCTAGGTTATGACCAATCCACGGTCATTTCTGCACCTACATCTGGCATACGTGAGAGCTGGGTTTTTGCAACACCAGAATTTGATCTTAGTGATAAAGTCATTTACGGACTCGTTACAAACACGGTGGCACAGACCGATGTAGCAGGAGTGGTCGGGGATTTTCAGCCTTTTATTCGTATTGGGATCACAGATTATGACGCCGACGTGAGCCTTGGATCAAACAATATTGCTCCGAACAGCTATGTCACTGAGTATCGCATAAATCCTGAGACAGGACAACCGTGGACACAACTACAGCTTTCAGGCCTCCAGTCGGGCGTGCGTGCTGTATAGTAAGGTAATATAATGCCTAATGAAATTCCCAGTAACACTGGATACGTTGTGGGTACTAATCACAGTGCCATTTCTGATTTAAAGGGATACTCTCTAAGTGCCTTCTCCGCCGTTGGCACCGTATCAAAATTTGGATCACAGGCCGTTTTAGCGCCATCTTCCAGTTTGCAGCGTACGCAGAGCTACGTTCCATTGGTAAACCCTGCGGCTGCGGTTGATTCTAATACTTACGCTGTGTCTGGCTCGGGAGCGCTACACGCGACTGTTACGGCACAGAAAGGTGCGGTGGTGATGCAATCATTCTTTCCCCCACACGAGGATCTTATAACAACGATTCCATTCGTTGCACAGCGATTTCCGGAGTGTGTTTCGTACGGATCCTCCGGCGGGCCGGGGTTCAAAACAACAGTGTTCGAGGTGGACAGTGGTCTTACTTCCACAGAGATCGAGTGGGACAGCATACGTTCCGAATTCGAAGTATCCTTTGACCACGTACCTCCTAACGACATTGCATCCGTGGAGAGTTTTTTCTATGGCATGCGCGGGAGAGGTGTTGGGTTTCTTTATAAAGATTGGTCTGATTTTACTATATCCAACCAAAATTTTTTAGTGGGCGACGGTATCGAGCAGAGGTTCCAGCTATTCAAGCGATATAATTCTGGTGGGTATATATTTGACCGTATCATACGAAAACCCGTAGTGGGGACAGCGGTGATAGCAGTAAATGGTGTAGTCCTAATTGACAATCAGGATTATTTTATAAATGAATCCACAGGAGAAATATCATTCGTCGTCCCCCCGCCCGCCAACGCTCTGGGCACAGTTATTTTCGCAGAATTTGATGTTTCTGTTCGCTTTGATTCCGACTTCTTAAACGTGTCGTATGATGATCATCAACAACTTAATATATCCGGCTTACCTTTGATTGAGATACTATAATGAAAACCGTCCCGACAACACTCCAGACACACCTAAACCAAGAGGTGACCACGCTGTGCACGTGCTGGAGAATAACACGTACAAATGGATCTAAACTGTTTTTCACGGACTCTGACGAAGACGTCGTTGAGGGTGGAGACCGCTACTTATCAATTGGGGCGTACAGACGAACCGCCATTGAAAGCACCGCCACACTGTCGGTAGATAATCTAGAAGTAACCGGAGTAGCAAACCAGCTTGTGCTACCAGAAAATGAACTACAAGCAGGACTATTCGACAATGCAGAAGTGAATATTTTTGTCACTTCGTGGCAAGGTGGCGTTTCTGGGGAGTTGAAGATGCGTCGCGGGTTTTTCGGCGACGTCCAATCTATGCCTAACGGGACGTACCAAGTCGAACTACGCGGACTGATGCAGCGATTGGGCTACACGTACACAGACATATTTACGTCGAGCTGTCGTCTCGACTTAGGCGAAAGATCCTGTGGTATCCCAATTCCGCGCGGTCAAATGGAGCGTGATACTTCTTATGAGGTGGGAGATGTTGTCATTGCTCCCAATGCAGGGCAGCAAGATAACGTAGGAACATATAGAAAAATGCCCATCGGCGACGCCAGTTTTGAGCAGGTTGGTGATGCTGAACCTACGCCTTCTGTGTACTGGAGATCTGTTGGAAATGTTGATCCCACGTTTCCTGATATCCAACCAGTACAAGGAACCCATGTTCTAAGAGGTGGGGACGGCGTTACAGATATCATTCAGGACATCGATCTAGTGGATTCCATTGGGATAGCAGCGAAAACTATTGACGACAACAAGGCAACTGCAACCCTGTATGGATGGCGTCGTGACACCGACGGTGCTGGTCGTTTTCGTATGCAGTTCCTTGATTGTGATATGAGAGATCTGGGATACGGTAGAGCAGTGCTCGCAGGCGCGTCGAAAATGACGGCAAGCACTCCAATTGTACTGGGCGGCGATTTTACCGCAGAGGCTTGGGTATACTTAAACGCAACCGCCGATGCATCTGCTGCAGGGATTGGCGGCGCAGAAACAACTGCGGATGAGTACGCGGATATTCGTTTTAATCCTCCTAGATTATTTCACAAAATCAGCGTCGCAAGCAGCGTGTCTTACGGCACATCTTCACAAGAGTTAAATGTTGGACAGTGGTACCACGTTGCAGTGTCTCGCCGCGCGTCGGATGGGCAGGTAACAACGTACATAGATGGAATCGAGAAAGGCCAGTCATCTGGATACACGGACCCATTTACACTAGATTTCTTGATGGCTACCACGGCGGGAACCACAGATGCCATATATGATGAACTCCGTGTCTGGGATGTGGTTCGAGCGGGTTACGAAATTCGCGATAACATGAAGAAAACTATTTCCGAAACAACGCAAGGACTGATTCATTACTGGCGTTTTAACGATTCGGATGGCGCTGCTGTAACAGGAACCGTTACTGTAAATACAGGCTTAAACGCTTTTGAAGGAGGCACCATCGCGCCAGTAGCATCAGCTATGATACACACCCCACATGTGTCCACAATAGGAACTGGATTTGAGAATGTGGGGGATGTGTGGATACTACGTGAATTGGCTAATAGACCTATCCCTGTAGGCGCTCGTTACGTACAAATCTGCTTCGATGCTACCAGTACTGGAAACTATCTTGATAGTGTGTTTGGCTGGACCGTAGACCGTACTGGTGTTGAAATGCCGAGCATCTTATCCGAAAACACCTATTATTCTTGCACGGTGGCGGGTACTACCGGAACTACACTACCTGTTCTGGGTGTGGATACTATCGTAGACGGGGGAGCAACGTTCACACGCGCTGATGATTCTTTTTCACGTGGGGGGCTTGTCACATCTTCCGAAGGCGCGCGTGTATTCACGGCAATCGTGGAGGATACACGTGCGGTCGATGCGTGGTTTAACGGAGGGGTTGTAACTTTCGAAACAGGTGCAAACAAGGGAGCTTCCATGGAGGTGAAAAACTGGATGCAAGCTGACGGAAAGCTTGAATTGTTTCTTTCCATGCCGTTCAATGTCGAGGCAGGGGACCTTTTCCGCGTATATCCGGGGTGTGATAAATCCCGTATATCATGTGCAGCTATTTTTAAAAATATAATAAATTTTCGCGGTTATCCAGATGTTCCTGGACAAGACGATTTGTACCGTTATCCGGATGCGCGCCAATGACACCAGCAAACGATATAGTAGAATACGCCAGAACGTGGCTTGGATGTAAGTGGCGTCACCAAGGACGTGGCGAGGGCACGCCCCCTACACTGGATTGTGCGGGTCTTTTAATTTTGACTGCAAGACATTTTAATCTACCTCACGAAGATTTGAAAGGATACGGACGAAACCCCGCACGTGCGTTCATACAACAAATAGAAACGTTTACCGATCAAGGAGACTTGAACGGACCGATGCATGGGGCAATAGGCGTATTTAACGACACCGTCATGCCTTGTCATACAGGAATATTTTCACAACACGATAATGGAGACCTGTACGTAATTCACGCTGAATGTAAGCCACGTCGTGTATGTCACGAAGAATCATTTGGAAAATCATTTCCATCATTGCGCGACCGATTAGTCTCTGTTCGCTTGTTTAAGGATGTAGAATATGTCTAGTAGTTTTGGACGTCTCGCGCTCGGTACTGTGGGTGCCATAATCGGCGCACCATTACTCTTATCAGGGGTAGGATTCTCTATTGGGTCTGCACTGGGCGGATTTATATTCGCACCAGAGGTGGACGGACCGAATGTCGAAGGACCGCGTGTTGGTGACACTGACGTTGCGACCTCTACGCTTGGTAAAACGTTGCCGGAGCACTACGGTGTGACACGTTCTGCTGGTAATATAATTTGGTCAGCCGGACTTAAAGAAGTAAAAACGACCGAGGAAATAGAAGGAGGCGGCAAGGGTGGAGGAAGTGCTGGAACCTCATCCACTTACTCATATTTTGCCAACTTCGCCTCAGCCTTCGGGCGCGGCAGAGCTGCGGATATCCTGCGCCTTTGGGCCGATGGAAAACTTATTTACGACGTCAGCGGCACGGACGCTATACAAAACGACAAATATAAATTCCGTTTCTATGAAGGGACGTCGGACCAAGCAGTAGATCCTTTAATACAAGAATCTGTCAATCGACGTCTACAAGGACTTCCTGACGTAAACGAAGGGAGTGGTCAACAGGCTTCTTTTAGAACTATTTTTGATCTTGTAAACGACGCTCAGATCGCGGCAGCGGCAGGAGACCCTCGCGCGTCGCTATACGCCACATATTTGGAAGAATTAGAAGCAAACGCCCCTCAAGGGATTCCAAATGACTACGGGTTTACACCTGCGTATCGCGATACGTGTATGATTGTATTTGAAAACATGCCTCTGGAGGACTTTGGTAACCGAATTCCGAACATAACAGCAGAAATTGCGTGGGGGGACATTCCACAATCTATTGCAGATTCGGATGGAGGACCGCGCCAAGTGACTGTCCTAGAGAATTCTTCAAACACCGCTGTCCCTCTAAATGGTGTTGGGGTAGATTCGGGGCGCGGAATTATTATAGTTCGATCAGAAGACCGCCTGCGAAAGTTCTCCTCCATTGCTGGGTCGGAGACTTTGAATAGACCTGCCACACAGAGCGTGGGGGAGGTAGGATCCGTCGCCGTCTCTCAAATAATTGGGGAAACCGATACTGGAGACATGGTAACTAAATTAACCACCGACACCGGGACAACTATTTTAGGAAAGATAAGCTCCACGTCGCTCTTAATCACTGGCGCGGTTTCCGACGATGGACAGTTACACACATTAGATAATCGCGTGTCTGAAATAACTTTCGGGGCGTCTCTAGGAACGCGTACAGATACCGAGTTATTTGCGGGAATTAGTCCTAGTGGATATTTTTACGCCCTGCGCACAGATACGCCCAACCTACAGCGTGTATACGGTGGCCCTGAATCAGAGGCTCGTAATGTGCTTGACTTCCTACGCGGTAACGTCAGATTTATAGGCGATGGTCCGATGTGTAGTGCGGGGTTAGGCACGGTGTACGCTCTTGCGCATGACGATACGAGATGGCAGTTAGTGAGAGCCGAGGTAGAGTGGGGCGGTGAGGTCAGTTTCGCTACCTTACTTGGTAGAAATTCTTCGGGGGTGGCTGTAGACGGCGACACCGTAACAGATAGATTCTCTCTCGATGGTAGAACGGTGTCCAGTGTCGTTTACGATTCTTCGGAAAATCGTATTTACACGCTATTCCGCGTCGGAACTACTGCGGGACAGGTTCGTAAGTATACCCCCAACGGCTCGTTGGTATATGCAAAATCACTTACGCTACCACCTCCAATGCCTGAGTCCGGTATTCAAAGATCTTCGATAACAAACGGTAAAATAGTTTACGCCCACGAGGCGTCTGTAGCAGAAATTGACCTCATTACAGGGGATGAAACCGTGTACGCAGGCGTGTTAACAGGAAACGCTACTGCGGATGTGCAGATATACGAATCTGCTAGAGACACCCTTTATACATGGGTAGACGGATCTCCATACAAAATCGAGTTAGGAAAAAACAGCTCAGTCTCCACGTATCAGACTAATAATACGTTGCAACGCGTGGTGTCGTCCATATGCACGCGCACTGGAATGCGTGCTGACGAATATGACGTCAGCGGAATTGCCCCAGAGCATTTTGTGCGCGGATACACTGTCGGCAGACCGTCGACAGGCCGAGCAGCTCTGGAAAAACTTCTCCTAGCTTACTTTGTTGATGGAATAGAAAGTGACTATACGGTAAAATTCAGTGACAGAACAGTAACCCCCGTGCGTACTATATTTGAGGATGATCTAGGCACATTGAACGGCCCAACAGGTGCAATTAACTTTTTAGAATCACGTGCGCCTGACTACGGATTGCCTGTTGAGGTGAATGTGGTATACAATGATCAAGACCGCGACTATCAGCAAGGTACGGCGCAGTTTAGACGTGTGTCACAGCCTGTGCAGGTAATGCATTCCAATAAAACGGACAATGTGGAAATACCTATAGTATTCACCGAGCCAGAAGCTGCAGACATCGCACAGCGTATATTATTTATGGCGTGGCAGTCCCGCGACTCTGGTAAAACCCAAACACATTGGTCTCATTTGGATTTGGATCCGGGGGACGTAGTTAATATTGCGTTTAACGATGGGCGAACTATTACAGATAGAATAGGAAAATCCACAGTCGGAGCAAATTTCGAGATAGAGATGGAGACCTCACGTTCAGGGGATCCGGTATATACGGCAAGTACGTTGTCCCCTTTACTTACGGGGAGCGTTCCGTCAAATGGAATATTAACGCCCGTACACACCGAACTGTTCGTACTAGATACACCACTACTGGAGGATTACCACGATCTAGGCCGATCCGCGTTCCGCTACTACACGGCAGTAGGCTCCGAAACAACCCAATGGTTGTCCGCGACCTTGTACGCCTCTTTCAACAGCACACAGTATCAAAGTTTTGATTCATCAAATGTAGATATCACGTGGGGGCAATGTCAGAATGTGCTGAAAGCACCGCGCGCGTTGTGGTGCACAGATACTGAAAACACCCTTACAATATTGTTGTCGGTGGATAATGAGGACGTCGCGTCGGTTACTCGTGATGAAATTATAAACAATAAAGCTAATCGCGCCTTCGTGTGGAACCCTCACACGGGAGAAGGAGAACTGATTCAATTCCAAGATGTTGTAATAAATAGTGATAACTCCATAACGATAAGTAATATATCACGCGGATTGCGCGGTACAGATTATGCCGCGTACACCCACGTACCCGGAGAATATTTCTTATTTGTAAATGAATCCGCATATTTGTCACAAACCAATCCACTGGAAGTATTGGGGTCAACCGAATATTTTAGAGCCGTATCCATAGGAGGACTTCTCGCTTCTACACCTACGGTCACAACCACATGGCAGGGACGTGATTTGCGTCCGTATGCTCCGTCACGAATTCGCCGCGCCACTTCGGGGGAGACCCTAACCGTATCGTGGGAACGTCGTACCCGTATTGGTGGGGAGTGGAACATGTTCGTGAGTGACGTGGAAATAGTACCGCTGAACGAAGACAGTGAATCGTACGAATTCTATTTACTGCTACAGGGTACAGCGGCGTTGGATGCTTTTGATCCGGACGATGCGTCAACATATTCGCTCAAACGCGTGGTGTCTTCCCCTAACTATACCGTAACTGCCGAGGAACTAATCGCGGCAGGGCTTACAACAGGCGATCCTATCAATATTGCGGTGGCGCAGGTCAGTGCCCAAGTAGGGCGCGGCTTTGTAGCCAGCGGAGAACTGGCCCCATAACCACATTTACTTGACAATGGGCACCACACCACGTACAAAAATAACACATCCGCAGGAGTTACACGATGCCACTAGGTAAAACACCTATACTACAAACCGATTTGATGGCCCAATCCGATAACAACAAATTTTTGTTATTCAATGACGCCATCGTAAAACTAGAAGATTCCATCCAGCGTTCCAGTATTATTACGATTGGTTCTGATGTGAATATAGCACTGGTGGAATCCCAGTTACTAGGGTTTGGGGTGCAGTTACTGCAAGACGCGACTGTTCCATATACCGTGACGATCCCCGCAACAGTTGGATCCCCCGCCATACCCACAAATAGAATGTTGGCGTTCATCAACACATCGGGGCAAACCGCAATAATCACACACGGTGTCGGCGCGTTCGTGACAATTCCGACAGGAGAGGGGGTCATGGTGTATGCTGATGGAACTAATGTCGTCGCGGTTGCGGGTGCGGGTGCGGGAAGTACTCCACCACCACTGACCATTGTAACTGAATCCGCTGCGAACACATCCCGTACATCGGCTGAAACAGACATTGGTGCGTATATAATTTCAAACAACGCAACAGGGTACACGTATAATATCTCGGTAGATGCTTCTGACATCATCCCTATTGGCACCGTGATCAGTTTTGAACAGGGTTCTACAGGCCAAATTACTTTCGCCGCCGAGGTCGGGGTGTCGCTTCGAGCTACGGGACAATTGACAACACGTACACAATATTCGGTATGCCGCATAACAAAAGTAGCGACGGACACGTGGACATTGGATGGCGATACAGCGCCGTAAAGTTATAGGAAATACACTGATGCAAATCACAAACCATAAAATAACACCTTCAATAGATTCGCCCTCCCCGAATAAAAGCGGTGTGATCTCACCAAAATTCATCGTCATGCATTACACCGCAGGATTTACAGAGGAGTCTGCCGTCAATACCTTGACTCGAAGTGGTTCAGGTGTATCGGCACATTTAACACTTGGCCTAAATGGTACCTTATATCAGCACGTTCCCTTTAACCGCAAAGCGTGGCATGCTGGACCTTCCCGCCACATGGGATACAGCGGATTGAATAGTCATTCAATTGGCATAGAAATTGTGAACGCGGGATGGTTTCGCCGCGATACAGACGGTAATTACGTTCGCAACAATATCGTCCGTCGTCCTGACCAAATGCCTCCGATGATCGAAGCTGCTAACAGTCGTGTAGGTTCAGGGACGCTTTACTGGCCCCAGTATACAGACGCACAGTTGGAGGCCCTTGACGACATCACATCGGCAATCGTTACTGACTACAACATTCTCGATATCGTAACCCACGAAGAAATCGACACACGCGGATGGAAGACTGATCCTGGCCCCGCATTTCCAATGCAACGCTATAATAACCTTATGGGCGGGCGCGACATAGACGCTGATACCTACGCTGTCACCGCAAGCTCGCTTAACGTTCGTAGTGGCCCCGGTGTGAACTACGCAAAGATTGGGGACTCTCTTTCAAAAGGTTCTCTTGTCACACCGACAGATGTGCGTGGCAACTGGACTAGAATCAGCGGAGATGGTTGGGTACACAATGGATATCTGCAACGCGTCTAAGGATTAAAATGATTTCGTTAATTGCTGTTTTTCTCGGAGGCGTTACGATCTACCGCGCGCGTCAGTCCGGCATGGAATGGATCGCAATAATAGCGGTGTTATCTAAGTATTTTAATTTTCTTATTGGCGGTGACCTGTACGAGACTTTTTCCGCCAGAACTGGTCGCCACGTCCGAGACAGTGATGCACCTGCCTATGCTTGGAATATATGCTGCTTAGTGCTCGATTGCGCGTTCATTGTGGTAGAACGAAATCATTGTCACGCTTCCGCAAGAAGAAAAATAGAATATGATATGAAACTATGTGGTAAACATGCCACATACAAATAGAATGGAGTGAGAGTTTATAGATGAATCTTAAAGCATTACTACCCGACCCAGCCACCATCGATGAAACACTGCAGCAGATGTATTTTGTACGCGCTGTGCTGAAAGAATCCATTCACCACCACGCCACGGAGGCGCTAAAAGACGCCCAGTATATACTGGATGTTGCCCAAGCAAGTGGTCCTGTGGTTGATACGTACACTGCACAGCATTCGTATACAGAAAATACTAGACGTGTTAAAGATGGAATTAATGCCGCGAGTATAATCAATCAAGGAATTTTAAATCTAGAAGAGACTACTGATCCTGAGATTGACGATTCCAACGAAGAATACAAGGTGGATACAATGGATATCCCCGTAATAAGCGCGCTGGTTGAAGGTGCTGCTAATCGTTTTAACGCTGCAGTGGAGTCTTTTCCAAAAAACCCTCGCCCAGGCACACGCTGCAATGGTAGTATATACTCGGTTCAGTCCCAAGATGAAACCGATGGGGAAGATCCCCATGAACCGGACACATGAGGAGATAAATAATGTCTAAAGATACTAATAAAGTCCTCTCCGAACCCGTAAGCCGATCTAGACGATCCTATTTCATATTTCTTGTTGTAGGATACGCCTTAATATCTGCCACCGTGTTCACAGCCTTGGCTGGTTTAGGACTATTGACAACGCAGGCTTCGCTAATTACACTGTATGTGGAAGCCGCGCTAGGTCTCGCAGGAATCTCAACTGTTGCCTATGTGGGCGGATCGTCAATTGACTACAACGGCGGGTTTGGAAACATGTTCCGACGAGACAGTCAGGAAGATCCGTATGCACCTCCGAAGCAAGAAGAGGCAAAAGGGTAATGAATATTTTAGCTTTACTGAGTTGGTTCAATCCAAAACGTTTGCTCGTACTAGGCGGCGCACTTGTATTGATGTACGTAGTGTATATGGCGACACTATTCATTGCCGAGAAATATGAGCTAGAGAATCAAGTACGTATGCAGCGAACAGTGATTCAGCAAAATCAGATAAGAATAGATGGCCTCGTAACGTCGCTTAACTTAGCGAATGAGGCAACGGCTGTAGCGGAGGAAATATTGAATTCGGAAATACAGCGATCTGTAGAAATTGAATCTGCGCGTCAGCGCGCTCTGCAAGTGGATCCAGAAGACAACGGTGCGGTGGCCCCAGTTCTACTAGATGCTTTAGATACAATTAGAGAGTTTTCCAATGAATAAATTGGCAACATGTATTTCGGTTTTGTGCCTTTTAACGGCGTGCGCCGTGCCTAAAGAAGTGACAGTGGTGGAACCCGTATATATAAATATACAAGTTCCGGAGACGCTTATGGCTTCCTGTAATATTCCCGTACCGCCTACTCGTGCAACTCTTGAATCGCTTGGTGCAGAAGCCCAAAGTGTTGTCGCTGCATGGACGTTGGCGCTTCACGGAGCACTAGAAACCTGTGCGGATCGTCAAGATGGATTAGTACGTGTAATACGTAATTATCAGGCAGAAATACGTCGTCAAAACGCGATGAAGTCAGGTAAAATTAAAGGGCCGTGAAAGGCCCTTTAATTAATAGGTATATCAACGTCCTGTAGAACCGAATTTACCCGACCCACGCGCCGTGTCATCAAGATCTTCAACTACGCATGGCGTGCTCAATTCACACGGCAGTATTAGCATCTGAGCGATACGATCCCCGTGATTAAATGCTATAGGGTACTCGCCAGAGTTTAACACAGCTACCATTATCTCACCACGGTAATCAGAATCGATTACTCCTGCGAGAATTTCCAATCCGTGTGCTACGGCTAGCCCGCTACGCGGGGCGATCTGACCATAAAACCCGTCAGGAATAGCCACGGCGATACCAGTTTTAAGAACCGCGCGTTCGTTTGTGTCGAGAAAGAACGTGGCAGCAGGCTTTTGATTGATCCCGTACTGTGATGCCTCATCCCAATATAAGTCTAATCCTGCGGCAGTTTCGGACCCACGCGTCGGGAGCGTGGCAGTGTTCGTAAGTAGTTTTGTCGGGAGCATAAGTTTAGTCCTTTGTTACTAAATCAGTTACTTCACCAATAGCCCATTTGCGCCAACCGTTGATGGTCATGCGGGCTACTGGACCAAGTGCGGCACCGATTAAGATGCCAATTCCAAGCGATAGTACACTCATGGTAGTTCTCCTAGCATTTATTGTCCTAATGGACAAGAGTTAAAGTAATTTAAAGTGAAAACGCCGCAGAAAATGCGGCGTGATTTAGATGCAGACCCCACACGTGTTCATCGGATCGGACACGCACCCCCCGCGCATTCATCAAGATCTAGAAGTCCTTCCTGATCAGTGCCCTCGAAGTTCACTGCTTTTAGGGTCACGACATACGCTGCGTAGTCGTCTTGTGACACGGGCGTTTGCGGTAGATACGAATATCCAGCGTCTTTTGCGTATCCTTCTGGATCGCTAACCATCTTTACAGGATCGGGGCGGTACAAAAATGACACACCTACGTAAGAATCCCAATTAGCCAATAACCAATCAATGATAGTCTCCACTTCTGTTAAATCATAGTAAATTGTGATTGAACAGTTGTGATCAACGTAGTGATCCTGCATCATCTTGTATCGTTCAAGTTGATCTAGAGCAGGCTCCATATTAACCTCAACGTTGACACCGTTAACTTCTACTGTGTCGAAATCTACATTACTGTATTCCGCAGGAATCACAACCAAGCGTGCTGTAGGATCGTATGGGTTTGGCTCGGTTTTGTACCCCGCCGCCTCCAAAGCTTTTAACATCGGATCTGCACCAGAAAAGTTGATGCGGTTGAAAAGATACTTACCTAGAGGACGGTGCGCACCTTCCGATACTTCGTCGCCAACTAGGCCAAACACTTTAGATTGTGTTCCCGATGGTTTGATAGTGGTTTTCAGTTTCGCGCGTGGTAGTCCCAGCTCATCTGCCATGCTGTCACAGCCGTTATGCGCGACTGTACGAAGCCCTTCGAGCTGTTCGGCACTCGTGTGGCCTTCCCATCCAATAATCCCTGTCAGACCCACTCCACACAAGCGGAGGAACTCATTCAATTCGTGCCACGTCTCTTGAAGCACGCCATCTTTAAGGTTGACGCAGGTTTGGCGATAGTTTGCGCGGGATATCAAATATATTGCGCGGTGAAGTCCTGCAAGATCTCCATTGAAGCGGGATACGGCAACCTCTACGAGGTTACAGAATGATTTGTCCCCAAGCAAGATCTCCGCACAGGGATTTACACCCTTAAAGTGTGGCGCACGCTTTAGCGCTGCGATGGCGTTGATGAAGCCTGGCTCCGACCCCCCTGCATCCTCCATCAGTTCAAATATTTCGTGTAAGTCAGATTTAGTTGGAGTGTGGTAAAACAGCAACGAATTATTGGACATACCACGATGCCACAACCCGTTCTCGTTGTGACCTTTCTTGGCTGTTGCAAATTCTTTCCACTCAGGCTCACCGAATGGATAGAGAGCGATTTCAGCAGAACGTCGGGATGACAGAATCGTCCCCAAGAAATTTTCAATGTCTAGAATATCGATTGCGGTGAGAAGTTCACCCGCAGCTCTGTTCATGACCCCCACAATACCGTGAAGTGCCGTCGTAATCTGTTCGTCTCCAGAACTGATCCAACCGTAACCTGACAGGCGATAACCAGCAGGACGGATTTCAGATAAATCAATGATCAACTTTTTGGCACGTTTCTTACCTGCCATGATTTTACCGAAAAGCTTTGCCCAAGCCTCCGCGCTGTCTCCGACCTTGATCGTCCATACACCTGTACGCTTATTAAAAAACTCACGGTTGTTAGGGCGTCCTTTTAGAGCTGGATCAGAAATTGGATTTCCAGCTTCGTCGTGCGGGAGGACCTTAGTCGAACGAATGATTTCCAATTCAACGGGAGCAGTGAACCCGTTCAGAACTCCTACATTTCCGCGAAAGCCGACACCACAACCCTGTAGAAGAAGCCAAATTGTATCTACCACATCATGTACGGTCTGGACTTCACCGAATGAGCAATTGAATTGGGAGGCTTCACGTTCTTTCGCCACATCTGTTCCACCCAGCCAGCGTGTACGCCCTGACACGGTAGCCTTTCGATCAATAAATAGTTGGTAAAGTTCTTCTAGTTCATCTGCTTGGTCTGCATCAAGCGCATCGCCCTGCGCACGTTCCCACAACCAACGCTGATGATCAATGACGCGTCGCCACGCCTGATCAGGGGTTTCAAATTCTGTGCCGTTTTTGTTTGTGGGGCGTAGATACGTGCGACGCTCTACAATTTGAGCGCGTGCGCTTTGTTCAATCATTCGATATTCTCCGAAAATGGGATGGGATAGTGACGTCAAATTCACCTCTATCAAAGATGATTACGTGAACGACAACACTATAGGTGGTATGCGATAACCCGAAAATGGGTAAGACTTGTAATTTACCTCGAAAAAATCAGGATGTCAAACTAAATGATGTCAAGGCCGTGCGGTTATAATTTGTGGGGGATAAGCCCCGCCGCTTCGATGATTCTGTCGATGTGTGCGGGGCGACCGTCCAGTAAGTACCCGATATGGCGTTTTTCTGTAAATCTATCCCCCAATATCTCTTGCGCCTGTTCGAGCATGGATCGATCATCTTTTAGGTGCACGATGATCTCACCATTACGTGATAGGTGGCTTTCACGCTTTCGTCGGGCTTGTTTTGAGGGGCGGGGGATTCTGTACTGTTTGATGCATCGTCGGATAGTTGTGATACTCACATCAAAATGTTCGGCAATCTTTTCTCTTGTTAATCCCTGCTCTCGGAGAGCTACAATCTCTTCACGGGTCGGTGTCACCATTTCCGTATCTTTCCTTTACTGCCGCCGTAGGCGGTATTTCATTTTCAAGGGCTTTGACAGCAATAGCCCCCGCTTGCGCAAGTATGCCCGTTTCAAATAAAGCCATAGCACCTAACATCATAACACTCGCCGCCGTAGGCGGTGATTGGTTCTCTAGGGATGTGACCTCTTCCATTTCTGTCGTCATCTCGACCGTACCGTCACGCAGGTCTCGAAGAATTATTGCGGCTCTCAATGTGTTCTCCCCAAGGCGAACGCATCCAAAGATTCTTGATCAGCGCGTTCCTCGTCATTAATGTATTGGCGCATTCGAGGGAGAATAACAGAAAGGCGTTCAACATGTGATGTGCGGGAAGAGTGAATGGATGTTGGGTGAAATTTTTCACCCGAATCCGTTTCCTCGACTAGGTCCAGAATTTCGAAAAACTCTCTCAAGTATTCACACAGTTGATCAGTCATAGATATCGTCGTCCCATTGTGGTGTTCGAATGGATTCATGGTCCAGCGTCTTGCGATACTGAATCCACCCGCCGCCGAAGTTTCCCGACAAATGTTCATTCTCCCACTTAGCCACATCTACGCCGCTGCAACCAAAGTACGTTAAAGTGTCCATCTTTGCTTGGTGTTCTGCAGGAGATGCATGTAGCGGTACAGAGCCAAGGAGGCGTTCGTACAAGGCCATGTCTGCTTCAACGGATGTTGGTGTACCGTCATGCGTTTTGTACGACACACGGGCGCAGCGAGCGACGCTGACCTTGATAAGATCGTCCACCGTCATAGGCACCGCGTCATGTACAAGGTTTTCCGCCGACTGGATGTAATCAAGCTCGGCGTCCGTCACATACGGCAGGTGCCAGTCCTCGTTGGATAGCTCGCGCGGTGTTGATTCCGCATATGCTGCCATCATCAGATCGGACAAAACTTTGATTTCCGGCTGGGCGTCTTTGTGGCTGCGCAGGTGGAAGAAGTTATCGTAGTTTGTTGCGGTGACAACTACCTTGATGTGTGAGAATGGTTCGAGGATGCGGTTGACCACTTGCTTGTGATAACCTGCGGCGACAAATGCCTCGGCGACTTCGATGGCGCGATCTCGGGCTTCGTTCCAAGCACCTTCTGCCGAGTACATAATTCTATGTTCAAGCAGACCACAACGATCATCACCATCATCGTAATATTCAAATCCGTTGACAAATACAGCGGCGTCAGTTTCTTGCTCCGCCTGCATGCCCGACTGGTTCATCCCCCAGTGTACGGGCATCGCCGTGTCTTCGATAATTGCGGCAATTTGACGCTCTACAGGAATGGCGCGGGACGACGAAGCGTTACGGCTGAACATGCGGTGGGTCATTAATTCGGCATGAATGAAGCGCGGGTAGTGCAATTCAAATGTGGTAATGCGTGGAGATTTTGGTCCAACGCTGTCTGCGATTATTTTAGCTGTGATTGTCATGGTGTTCCTTGCCGATGTTGTCTGGCTAAATGTCCGGTTTAATGTACGTGATTGTCGTTTATGTTCAGTTAGTTATACAGTAAATTCCACTAAACTGTAAACGTTTTTTGATCCAGTTTAGGAACAATATCAGCGACGTTCTGGTGAAGGTCTTCCAGAGAACGGTTGTTGTCGATGCGGTAGTCAGCGCCACTGTTCTCGTATGTAATATCCATCGAACCTGTTTCTGGTGGATGGCGGTCGCTACCATCAACCCAAATCACTGCGTCGAAAATGCCTTGCGCCTGACATGCCTGTAATTCATCGAGACGGCGCATGCCGACGTACAAGTTGAATCCACGTTTCAACATCGTCTTTGCTGTCATGGTTTTGTCTGGCGTGTTGAACGCGCTGATCATTTGCATCCACAAGACACGGTTGTTGACACGGTCTGCGAACATTTCATCAAAGTCTTTGTACACCGCGCAGCCCCAGTTGTCCCACATGACTTCGCGTCCGACAAACTCGGATGAAGATGTGAACTTAAAACCGTAATCATCGCGCAGGATTTCACCAACAGTGTCTTTGCCGTGGCGGGCGTATCCTAGGATCAGTATGTTTGGTCGCGACGATTGGTGGTCGCTGTCCATGCCTGCGTATGCCATCATTCTACTTTCGGGTCTGTGAAGGTGAAGGTTCCGTCGATGTGCCTCGCGTAGTCAGGTGTTTCGCCCATCTCCCACAATTCGGAGAACAGCCACGCGTCCCATTCATCTTGTTTCTCGATGGGGATATAGAAGTGGTCCCCGCTGTCGTTACTGGCGATAATGTATCGTTGTGTCATGGGGGTTTCCTTCAAATATTTTGTGTATACATCGGACTGTCTCTGGTGATCGACACCGTACATCGAGAGACGCGTGTCTGCATTTCTTCGAGGGTCAAAGCGATGGACCAGCTTTCTTCCCAGTTGGCACGATCCCATCCATCAGGGTCGTGAATCGTGACGCCTTCGAATTCGGGTTGACCCATCCAGTCTTCTGGTTGACGCTTGCCTGTCAGAAGAAACAGTTCATCTGAATCATCTTCTGCCATTATCTCTATCTTGAGTCCTTCGGAATCGATGTTGGCAAAACGTCCGTCATAAAATTCGTGGGCGGGTCGCACCCACGTCTGACCATCTTCTAGGCTCTGATAAATCACCGCCTCAGTCATCGTCGCCTCAATCAGGCAGTTACCGCTGACGCGGTATACTCCGCCAGATTTGACGTGCATCCATACTTCTGTTTTGCTCATTATACGTGTGTCCAGTTGAATTGAAGAAATAGCCAGCCCGCGAATATTCGGGTGTATTCAACACCAGAAAAGTCGTCGGCTCCGTTTAGGTGTGCAGCCCATGGTAGGAAACGAAAGCCATGCGCCTGCCAAGAAACTTCGCCACGACGTGCGTGCCACATGAAAGATTTTAGATATTTCATTTTATCCATCCCATAATTTTGTATTTAAGGAAGTTGCCTATCTTTGCAGCAGCCCCACAGTGTGCCTTGTTGACGCCATAGGTTGTCATATGCTCACCCCCCATCAGGACCCACTTTTCGGGCGTATATGATCACCTGATCGCAGCCGTACTGGCAAGCGATCAAGTCAGCTTCTTTGATGGGGATGGGTTTCATGTCTTGGCCTATTCCCGCGTAGCGGGTGATCCAGTTTACGTGTGGCTCTGCTGTAATTAGTCCTGATTCACGCAGTCTTTCGATGAATTCTTCCTTTTGTTCAGGTGGGATAACTTTACCACGCAAAGGTGCAGAATATCGTTCCATTGCGGCTACGCCGAGAGCACTGACCTTGCGGATATGTTCCATGCATGCCTCGCCACCATTTGGCTTGTACCAAGCCTCGCGTGCATCTGCCAGACATTTCTCCATACAGAGAATGTACTCGCCGGGTGTCATTGCAGGTTGTCCTTCATGGCGTTTCGCATTGCCACGTTGGGCATCTTGATAGGCGCGTTCGGTGTTTATTGCGCGGTAAACGGCATCACGTGTTGGCATATTTATGGCTTTCTGTTTGTCCGCGTAGCGGGTGATTACTACGATTCAACTGGTAGTGCTGAGCCGTCTGTTGGGCGGAGCTTACGCTTTGCGATAATTTTGTCACGGTTCTTGTGTGCGCGATACATCACGGCATACGCCGACTTGTCCATGGAGATGTTGCGTGATGAAGCCAGCCCTGCCAGCGTCAGCATAACGTCACCGACTTCGGAGAAAGGGTCTCCGGCTTCACGGTCATAGACATAATCTACCAGTTCCAGCACTTGAGATTTCGTTAATCCCGTTGCTTGGACCAGTTCCAAGGCTTCCTCAAAAAAGCGCATCGGGCGATCTTTCGCCACCTCTTCTGGCGTGCCGAAACATTCCTGCATCCAGTTCCAAATCCATGTTTGGAAGTCTTCAATTTCTCGTTTCATTCGTAGTCTGCCTTTCCAAAGAAACTGGGTCTAGTACCGTTCTGCACCTCTTTCCAGCGAATTGCTGGGTCCCAATTAGGCGGGGCGACGCAGAGGTACACAACGGATGCGGTGGTAATAAATATTGAATTCAGGATTGCGTGGTACGAGATACCAGCGTTCCATGTATGGGTCACCTTCGGGACCGATCAAGAAGTCTGGTTCACGATCCGGTCTCATGTTATTGATTGTTCCAAAAAGCATTAGTATCCTCCTTCGGATGCATCTAAAGCAGCTTCGGCTTCGAACAATTCGTCGCGAACTTCGTCAAGCTGTCTTTCAAGATCATCGATTTCGTATTGCAGTACGTCGGCACGCATTTCGTTATTATCACGTTCTGTCGTGACGGTGTAGACCTCTTCTTCAAGGTCCGATTCACGCGATTCGAGTCCTGAGATTTCTATATCCTGCGCCACAATTGTTTGGCGAAGTTCGTGGATCACTTTGCGTTGATCTGCGATGATTGTTTCATAGGTTACTTCTGACATTATACGATCACCGTTAATTTGTGGCTGGCGCGGGTTATCCCCGTATACAACCAGCGTTGCGCGTCTTGGCGGAACACGGGACTTTCGTCGTGCAGCGCCACATCTTCAAACTCTGAACCCTGTGATTTGTGGACCGTGATAGCGTGGCCCCAGTCAACATGTTCACACTCTTTATTGGCACGAAATGCTTCACGGTCGGGGGCAGAATGTGACCCCTTGTTACGGAATGCATGTTCTTCGAATAGGCCTTGGGTAGCCCATATATCATATTCCATCCCGCCAACGTCTTCATCAATGGCTTTCAAGTTGATTCGGGCGCTCGCGTTGTTGAGATTTCCAATGTCTTCTGTACAACGAAGGAGCGTTCCGTTCACCAGTCCTGGGTACTGTCTCGAATTGCGGCATACCAGTAAAGGCTCATCTTTCATTGGTCCAGTTTCTTCCCACCCACACTCCGTACGGATTTTGGCTGTGACATCCCAACGCTTTTTATTAGTACCAACAAGAACCATTGCATCGCGTTTCATGTTGAACGTGACGTCATCATTTCGGCGGGCGACCACGCGTACATCGTCACCATAATCAGCGATAGGAATATTGCGCCCCTCTCGGGCCATCGTGGCTAAACGAATTATGGGGTTGTCTGCAGCTTGGCGATGTATTTCTTTTAAAAACACATTCGGCATTTCCATATCGAAGCCCCAAGAGTCTCCTACAGGAGGGAGCTGCCCCGGATCACCGATGGCCATAATTGGAATACCAAAAGATTCAAGATCCGCAACGATTTCGGTGCCCACCATGGAAGCCTCATCGATAACGATCAGCTTAACTTCGGGAGGAAGCTCTGACGCTGATTTTAGGTTAAATTTCGGACCCTCATTGTTCATTGCGTCTCCTAACTCTATGATAAGACCAGCAATTTTAGATTCTGCGGTCTTTACATCCATGGAAGCAATGGAATGATCGGGGTGTTTTGCGCCTGCGTCTCCGTTTGTACGTAAAAATAATACGTGGTTCTCAATCCCTTTTATCTGTATTTCAAGGGCATCGGCACGTGCAGATTTAGGCATGTAGATGGCTTTGTGAATAGTTGTTGCACCAGACGGCCAACCACTCTCCTTTAGTTTTCTGGACAGCACTTTCGCCGCCTTGCCTGTCGGAGCCATGAACATTACTTCATCTGGTGTTAATCCTATATGTTCGATCATGGATCCAACACAAGTGGATTTACCACTACCCGCAAATCCTGTAAACACGAAAGGCTGAATGCTAGAGGGAGCTACATTTCTGGAGGCGTAATCATACGATTCACGCTCTTCGTTCCATGTTTTTGTCTCAACTTCAAATCCATATTGATCAATGGAGTTCTCGCAATTTTCATACCACAGTGCACCTTCTTTGACACCGCTAAATTGTTCGTCTGTTAATGTGATAGACATGTATAATTCCGTTGTTCAGATGGATTCATTTTATTAAAGCCTTTCTACATGCAGGGGGGTAGATGGTCAAGGACAAAATCGGATGTCCTTGACCTTTTTCATTTAGAAGTTTTTGGCACCACGGCGACCGCGTCGCTTCGGAGCTTCATCTTCGGTAGGAGTTGAATCGTCAGCCCCTTCGGATTGGTCTTCGATTTGTACAGACTCCTCGTTAGTTTCTGGCTCTTGATCGTAATCGCCGCCATCTTCTCCAACCATAGCCAGCAGTTCTTCTTCCGAAGCCCAGTCAACAATTTTCAGTTGGGGAGCATAGCGCCATCCCACGTTTTTAGCCTTTGCCTTGTACTTGTTCGCATCAATTTCGATGATCGGTGTAAGGCCTGCTTTAATTTTGTAGGACTTGCCGAATTGAGCCACTAGTGTGCGGAAACCGTTTAAGGCTACGCCTTGGTTTAGCTTGATAGTGTACTCTTCTTCATCTCCGTCAACAGGGCGCATGCCCAGAACGGCTTGACAGGTCCAACCATCCATGAAGTTATTGCTGCGGTCATTCTGCTTTGCACGAATTTCGTCAAGAGACATGTCAACCTTCTCTTCTGGATCGTCTGGGAGACGGTTAGGACCGTTTTTCCATCCGTTTGGATCCGCTGTCAACATTACGTCAACAGTTTCGAGAACTTCCCCATCCCACCAGAATGACCAAGACCATAGAGAATTTTCTACATCAGCAGCGAACTGCGTTCCGTGGTCCAACTCTGTTTCGTCTTGTCCCGCCACAAATTGTCCAGTTACACCTTTAAACTTGACATATGTTGTTCCGCTTGCCCCAGCACCAGCTTGAGCAAATGGGTTTGCGCCTGCGACCGCTAGGCCTGCGTTTTGCGCTTCAACAAGTGCGTTCATATTTTCTTTCCTTCTTCGATTTTATTTTTACATTCATACCCGTTTTCATTAAATGTAAAACGCACGGGTTCGTTTTACATATAGTACCGCTAGCGCGGCGCTATTTCGATACGGTTACGGTTAATTTTTCAAAACCATTCCCTTGTTCTTTGTAGTCTTCTGGATCTAGTCCAGCCTCTTCCATGAGTGCCGTAGATAGTCGTTTTGCGCCAGCTTGTGCACTGTAAAAGACTTTCCAATTCTCACCCACCGCTCGACTTGTTCCAGCGTTTATCATTTCTTGTCGAATAGCCTCGTTAGCTTCCTTGACATCTCTCTCGGTCTGCTTTTCCAATGCTTTCAATTTAGCTTGATTAGCGACAAGAATGTCCATGCGTGATATCATATCTGGATCCTGTCCGTCAATCTCTCCAGCTTTCAGAGGGTCACGTTTTTCAGGAACACGTCCAGTTGATACGATGCTGCATGCGTCTTTAAACTTACAGTACTTACAATCCCCGTCTAATTTTCCTTCTGGAGCAAACAGCGCAGGATCTTCCACTTCGAAAACCTTTTTATTACGCTCGCGTCCGATTTGGTATTCGCTCTCCGAGAACGGTACTAAAAACGGGCGAATGTCATCATACCAAGAGGCATTCACGTATATGACAATAGCGTATTCGGGTTTGTACTCCGTAGTGTCGCGCACAAGTCCCATCTGCATCTGCGTCTGTCCGTGGTGAATGGCTTTAGCTTGTTTGATTTCAATTCTAGGGTCAAAAGACTTCATCTCTAAAACAACACTGTCGGCGTCTAAATCTCCTTCGAAACCGTAGTATTCTAAAAAATCTTTGGGTAGTTTACCACCCATTTCTGGATCAATGGGAACGATTAATCCGTCCAGTGTTGCAGAATTACATCCATCACGAATTGTCTCTTGATCGTCTCCTTCCATAATCAAATCAAGTCCACGACGGTTCAAACCTTGGCGGATTGCGGGGACGATAAGATAGTTCTCCATTATATCCCCACGACGCATCGCGCCCCAGTTCTCTTCGTGGTCTTTATCTACTTCGTGTCCAAATTTCTTTCCGTGCTTCCCGAACCAAGTCTTACGGATGCACCCAAAACATTCGGAGGCACCTACCATTTCATTACGGTCATATTTCCACGTCTTCTGGTGGCTGGCGACGAATTCGTCAAAACAATCCTCAAACGTGAACCCGCCCGCAGGGATGTCCTTAGGGACACCTGTCGCCATGAGTTCTTCGTAATAGCTCATTATACGTTACCATACCCCATTGATTTTGCTGGATCATCCATTTGTGGTACCTTCAAATTGTGGTCCTGACACGCCATCATGTATCCGATCTGCATTGCACGTCTAATGCTTATTTCATTGATGTCGTTGGAGACTTTCTGTACCAAGCGTTCCCCTCCGCGAGTGATATCACTCATATACACTGAAATACGTTCGTTGTAAAGAGGATTTTCATTAGACCCTGTATCTTGAGTAGATGTCGGGTTATTGTAGTTATTATTCGGTTCCATTGAACACTCCTAAATCCAGTAGATGGTAGAATACTTTTGCAGTCCCTTTAACGTCAACCAAGGCGTCGTGGGCACCGTCTAGTTCTTCGCCGAAAAAGTGCATCATACATTCTTCCAGCTTAGGCCACTTATATTTACCGTAGCGCATAGGCAGGGCCTTAACGATGTTCGTTGAGTTCACCATTGTACACGCTAAGGTTTTTCCAATAAACGGGTCGGTGTATTTTTGATCTGTGCGCTCGCTGTACACTTTACACATACGGCGCATCACCGTGACGTCAAAAGCGATGTTATGTGCCACAATTGTGTCAGCGTTTTCCATCATATCAAGAAACATTTCAACACCTGTTATCAGGTCACATCCATACTCGTCGGCGATATCGTTGTCAATTCCGGTAATTTCGGCAGCTTTTGGGTTTACAATCCAATCTCCGTTTGTACGGATACAGTAATTAAAGGCACCACGCTCGTTACGGTTCATCCCGTCCAGCTTCATACCTATTTGTACAGCCATAGGCTGTCTCGGGTGAATATCTTCGAACTTATCCAACTTTAATCCAGTGGTTTCAGTATCGAAAAAGAGTACGTTTTTGTTCATTGCTTTGCCTTTGTATAGTTATATATCTCGTATGTCAACAAGAAAAATTTAGTGAGTAGCGGCCCACGTCATACCAATAGCGGATTCGGCGGTTACAGGGCAGTTGAAATTAAAATGCTCCCCTGCAAGAGGTGCCGCAGCTTCCATTATTTCAGCGGCGCGTTCTGCCAAGTCTTCGCGTACTGCGATCTGAATTTCGTCGTGAGACCACGAGCAGAAGAAATATTCTAAATTGGGGCCGTGATCCCACCCTTCTTCATAGAACATATCGTCAACAAGTAGACACCATTTCTTCGCAATTAGCGCACCGTCAGATTGCAGGCGAAGATTCAACGCAGAATGCTTTGAGCGTGCATATAATCGACGTCCGTCCAGTCCGCGAATGGTGTTAGAGTTCTTTCGCATCTCTTTGTGAATTTCACGGATCGCCTTCTGTAGTGAAGGCATCGCCGCCATGAGCTTTGATCGAAGTGTCTTACCTAAAGACTGCTGACGGGCTGCGGATGAGAATGGCTCAACAATAGAACCAAGCTTTCCGTCCCCTCCGCCATACATGGCGGCGTACAGGAGGCGCTTAGCCACTGATCGTGTAATTCCCGCCAACTGGGCGTTTCGAGCGTGAATATCTCCGTTGAGTACTACGTCCACGATTTCTCCACCATCAAACGGGAACGTAAGATTCCCTAGGCAACGAAATTCGATTCCCGAGAGATCGCATCCTACCAGCTTATAGCCTTTAGGTACGGTAAACAATTCGCGGCAATCGTATCCGTAATCCCCCGCGCGTCCGCGTGCCACGATAGACCACTCAGATTTATTCTCTTTCCACTTTGATGATACGATGATAGGCGCACTCCAGCTATTTACGTTCCCAGCGTTTTTAGAAAGAAACTCCTCTCCTTTTTCTTTCGCCATTTCAGGAGTTATTCCTTTGTCTTCGTTAGCTCCAAATTCCACCGCATTTACCCCCGGCACCTGTGAGATGTTTGGGGAAGAGTGTGTAGCACGTCCTGATACGGTTCCACCTACATTTACACGTCCGTGGATTCGTCCGTCACTGCGGAGTAATTTCAGCCATCCATTTTTACCGTCAGATACTTGTCCTAGTCGTTTTTTGTAAAAGAATAATTCCGCCAATGTTGCAGCCAAAGGAACATCATCAGCAAGATCTCGTAGGATTTCATCATTAACTTTGGCTGCACCTTTTTCCGTGAAGTCTTGCGGTTCCCACCCATACAACGTTTTTAAACGATCTGTAATTTGAGGACGTGAATTGGGGTTGAATTCTTTCAATTCAATTTTCACTAGAGGAACATCCGCATAAACATCTGGCATCATCTTACGAAAGTCTCCACCAGCCGCAGCCTTTGCACGAGATTTACTTCTGTCTATGTTGCGCTTGTAGGTATCAACGTTTCCCCATGTGCGGCGGGCGTGGTGTTCTCCATGTTCTGTTACAAATTCGTCCGTGTGGGCTTTTAACGGTCGATGCCATTTTCCGATATCCGCCGTAGCTTCCTCTGCGAGTGCATCGTATTGCGTCTGAAAATCTTGAGCCAGTTTGTCCGCTTTATTTTTGTCAAACACAAACCCATTACGCTCTTGCTTTACCATTAGATCATGTATTTGGTGCTCCATAATGGTAGCTTCGCGGGACCAATTGCAGCGTAGAATACTTGTCCACACCAACATGTTAACGTCAACATCGTTGATACAGTAGTCGTGCATATTCTGACTCCACGTGCCCCAGACGTAGTGGTGTAACTCCTCTGTAGTCGGTGCATCTAGTCCTTTTTCTTTGTGAATATCCTTTAGTTCGTTTTCACGGTCTTTCTTATAGTCGCCTTTATGCATCCCAAGACGTTGGCCCCAGCCTTCAAGGCCCTGTGTACCAATTAGTCGCCCAGCCAGTTTACCTGTTGACGCTAATCGAAAATCTTTTTCCTTTTGATCTGCAAAACACATGCGAACCATGACCAGTGTGTCAACAATACGGGCTTCGGGAACGAAATATGGATATATAAGTGCAATCGCGGGGATATCAAAGTCGATGATGTTGTGTCCGATGATTGTCTTCGCATCCATCAGGATTTTTACACCTTCTTCGAGGTTATTTCCTTCATCGTTGTTAACAAATTCTATCGTCTTTTCAGTGTGAATATCTTTGATCACAAGGCAGTGAATTCGATCCATGCAGAACGGTGGTTCGACGTGTTCGGGTAAAAGCCCGTTGGTCTCGATATCGAATATTACTTCTTCGAATTCGCCCGTCACGATCTGGATTGGATTGAATGAGTAAGTCATTGTTTTAATGTCCACATTTCGATTAGTTGTTGAGTTAATAACGTGACTCTGCCGTAACAGGTCGGGGGCTGATAACAAACAGAGTCACGCGTATTGGCAGCGTGTCGATAGACACATTAATTATTTACGCCGCCGCTACATCCTCAGTAGTGGTTTCCTTGGAAGCCCATGACGGTGTCACGTCTTTCAGATACATCGCTGTACCGACTTCACGCACGTAGTCGATTGGAATTTTAGGATTATTCAAGTGTGTACGCCCTTTTAAAGAGCGTCGCCACTTGGCGAACACAGGCATAAGTGCAGCCGATTCAACCAAGTAGGCTTCGACAAGGGTACTATCTTTATATGTAGCAAACACGAAACGGCGTGCCATAAATCGGTCGATAACTGCGGTATTCAGGTGATGATTTGTTGAGAATCCTGAGTTCTTTTTGTTCAAATCGACCGTTTTAATTTCGTATTCGTTTCCAATGCGATCCATGGCGTCTGGACCGCGACGTCCTGGGTGGATATCTAGACCAGTTGCTATCGCGATTTGCAGGACTTTTACGCCGTTGTCCGAGAATGGGTCCGCGATGCCGTACGACTTGGCGAGGTGTTTCAGCTTGTCAGTGGCTTCGAGTGCGTCTTCCATTTCGGTCCAGCGCAGGTTCATATGTGTTGGCATTGTTTACTCCTTGATTCCGAGTGCATCGCACGCGGCGAGGTATTCGTCACGCGCTTTCTTTGGTCGCCACGGATAAAAGTCCGAGTCGATTTCGTAAAGTGTCTGCTCGGCGCGGCCGGGGAACTGGTCCCACTCCCACGGCGAGGTTGTCGTAAGCTCTTCGGCTTCCGCATAAAGCAGTTGAATGTCTGCCCACTTGACGTAGGCTTCAATGCCATCGTCATATGGAACGCCGTAACGTGTGCGGAATGCTTGAGCACTTCCGTTTTCGAAACGGCGGTAGTCTGGTAAAAGTGATTTGAGGGGAGAGTTTACATCGCCCCATGCGTATTCAGGGGCGTCGTGGGTCAAAGCCCACTTGCGTACATACTCTGGTGCTCCTCGCTGTACCAAAAGACGCTCAACGTACACGCTATGTTGCGCAACTGAGTATATGTCGTCTTCGTATCTGTCTGAGAGATGTCCTGTGAATCGGCAGATACGGCTTAGCGCTCGTGCAATATCCGGTAGATAAAATTCAGATGGATCGTGAGGACCGAAGTGAAACTTACGTCCGGTCGCGGTTGTGATATACGGGTGTGTCATTCGTTGTCCTCATTGGTTTGGTTCTTTTATCATAAAACTTGTTGGTGTCAATACTTAAATTTAAAATATCCCCGCAATCTGCGAAGTGTCAATCCAGTGCCTCTTTAATTACGCCCATTTTTTCTAACAAGGCTATCGCCATTCGGCTTTCAATGGACCCGTCTACCACAAGGTGCTGTACAAGTACAGCATTTAATTGTCCGTGTCGCCATGCACGATCTTCGGCTTGCTCAATCATCGCAGGAACCCAATCTAGTTCCGCAAATACAACAAAGCGCGCGCGCGTCAATGTAAAACCAACACCCATAGCAATGATGTTTCCAAGTATCACATCGAGATGCCCGTCTTGGAAATCGTCCACGATGTCCTGGCGCTTGTCTGGATGGACGTCTCCGGTAATCACACCGACGCGAATTCCTTTCTTTTCAAGGCGCTCTTTGATCGATTTGATTACCGACTTGTGGTATCCAAAACAAATTACAGGCTCGCCGCACTGGACCAGTTTCTCGACGTGCTCTACCACCAATCCGACCTTGGCTAGTGCCACTTCTTCACGTGCCGAGCTGATTTCGGTGAACATGATTTGTTCTGGTGCGGAGAGCGTTTTTACCGCCTCGCCCCAATCAGGTTCTTCTCCTGATTGTTCTGCCAAAGCTGCTGCCAATTTGTCACAAAGGTTGTCGATGTATCGGAACAGATTTGAAGTATCGATTCCCAGTACTGATTTCTCGTAGGCTTCCAACGCGTTCTCGACGCGGTTTTGCTCTTTCTTGACAGGTGCTTCCAGTTTGTCTTTTGGAAGTAGAACCATTTCGCGGTTTTTGTCGGGCAGCTCTTTCAGCACCGATTGCTTATCGCGACGTACCATGAAACGCTCACGCAGGAGACGGTTAAGTTCTTCAAGATTTGACGCGCCGGACGAATCAAGGCCCCCGAACGATTCCTGTGCGTCACAGTACGTTAGTGCGTATTTTCTCCAGTTCAGCCCTAGTCCCTCAGGGTCGCACGCTCTAATAATCGTCCAAAGTTCTGATGGTTTTGAAAGAATTGGCGTCCCAGTTAGGTACAGGTGGTGTGCAGCCTCGATAGGCGTGAATACTTTTTTCGATATTCCTTTCTTTCGACTTGCCTTACGCTCTCCGCCAAAAACACACATGGATCGTAGTGACGTTGCCGTTTTTAACAGGTGGGCTTCGTCGCAGATAACAAGGTCCCATTCGACTTTTTTGATCTGATCATCGAACGCTTCAAGCATGTCGTAGTTGACGATACACACATCAGCGGCAGGCCAGAAGTGTTCCGTACGCGATTTTGATATAGGCTTATCGCGGTGATCCCGCGCTCGGCCTCCGTTAGGCATGAACACCGGATCATTGTGCAATATTGACGCAGTTTGTCCCACAGATAACCCGTGAACGTCCCAGCGCTCCCACTCACGCTTCCAATTGCGTTTCAATGACGCAGGGCAGATGATAAGGATTTTATTCAATTTCTTGGTGTTGTGTAATCCGATAGCCTGAATCGTTTTACCCAGCCCCGGAGGGTCGGCTATCAGAGTTCTGGAGCGCTTGGAGGCGTACTCTATCCCAGCGCGTTGGAAGGGCATGTAAGCAAGCCCCTCAGGGGCAGGGAATTCTGCCACGGTGTCTTCTGCCCAAGATGCGTCAATCGCCGCCTGACGGATCGCTAGGGCGTTGTCAAGGTACTCTTTAGCTGCACCAATCGCCCAATCCTTTACAAGTAGAGCTTTTTCTTCATCAGCAGTCCACCAATGCTTTCGACGGAAGTCGTACTTCCACTTAGCACGTTTCAGTGCAAAACGATCTTTCTCGTATTTACGTGTGGTTACAAACTTACCATCAATACGGTCAAATTGGGTCATGAAATCGAAACACCTTAACGGATTAGAGAAACTTGAGTTTATCCTAGTAGATTGGAAAAGATTTTAATAACAGCGTTTTCACCTTCCTCAAGCGTGACTCTGTCAGGAACCGCGATATAACCATCAGGAGGAATCACCGTAAACGTGTCAGGGTCATTACCGCTACGCGGTTCTGGCACAACAATAACAACTTCACCTTTTATCTGAAAGTCGTACCGAGTGTGTGTCGTATCCGCGAACACCAATCGGTTGTGGATAGTCACGTCAGCAAAGTGAAACTCACCTTCGGCAGGACTTTCAACAGCTATCAGCATAGGAGTATGTACGGCTGCTCTGGAGACGGCTGGAGATGTAAACGGCCTGTTTTCAGTGCCTTTGAAAGGCTCTGTACTCTGTCCACAGCAAGGTGCAGTTCTGCTTCCGTCTCCATGTTCTAGGTAGATGCCATGCCCATCTGCATATGCAGATGAACATGTAATCAGGGCAATTAAAGATACCCAGCGACGCATCACGCAGTTCCAGCCATGTGTTGGATAACCGCCAAGCGGAAATCCTGTGGACACGTGTTAGACGTGAATTTACGACGCCCCGCACGATTGAGTGGTAGGGGAGATTTCATTCGTGAAATATTTTTTCCCTTAACAACCTCGTTTTCGTGTCGTCTGCGATATTTTTCTGCTCGGCGATTCTCGGCGCGGAGTACTTGGCGTGTGGGAGTGTTGGTATTCATGTTGGTCTCCTTATGATATGATTCGATAATAACCTATACTATCATCTTGGGTTTCGTAGTCAAGAGTAACTTTTCCGTCGAAAATTCTGTCACCTGTTTATGACACAGTCTTGATAAGACAGCGCCGTGTTTGTTGCTTCAAGCGAGTTTTCACCTCTTCATGAAATTCGACGCGTTTATCTTTTGATTGCTGTATGAAATATTCGTCGGTGGGATAGCAATCACTGATGAGGCAATGAAAACCATATTCGTCAAGGCCTTCTTTCACCCATAAATCATACGCGTGTAGGGCTTGCTGAATTGCGTCATCGCGGTCGGTGGCTGCGACAATCACGTCTGAGCAATAAAAGCCCATCAATACATCGCTATCCATGTACCAGAGTGCAGGTGTCTTGTGCATGTTAGTCTCCTTTTATTGTGGATAGTAGGTTTTGAAAGTGTTTTTCTGCTGCAGCGGTTGCATGCGTTTCGGTGTCGAATCCTGTCACAAAATTAACCGGAAAATATTTCGATTCTTGTGCGAGCAATCTTGTGTCAAATTCATCGTATTGTTCCAGCGAGGTAAAGAATCCAAAACTGTATCCAGAAGTCGGCCTGATTGGATGGGTCACATGATTCTGTCCCACAGAGTAAGCGCACCCAATGCATGGAATTACGGCGTCTCCTTCTTCATTCCAATTTAAATCCACCATAAATTCCTCCTATAATTCAATTAACTCCGCGTTAGCGGGAAGATACAACGGGTGTTTCGGGTGTCCGTCCTTTGTCTTACCAAGACACATAATAGGTTTCTCCACCGATTGCAACAAAGAAATAACTTTTTCATTTCGTTCGTACAATGCGCCGTTAGTTCCCCAAGCACATACGATGATATCAGCCTCTTCTGCTGCCATCACAATGATTTCATCATTGTCCGCACCGATTGGTTCTTCCGCCGTCTTCAACTCTTTTGGGTCAGTGGCGCGGAAGGCAAATAGGTTTACAACTTCGATCATGCCGCAGTTCTCTCGTTGGGCGAAACTAGTACAGCGACGTATTGTAGGGTCATCGTCAACCGCGTCAGCGGTCGATGGGTTCAGCATGATGAATAGCATCACCGGATCCATCGAATCCCATTCACGGATTAGATTGTAGCGGTACACGCCATCCTCAGATAAAATTGCGTCTTTTAGAATGTCAGTCATAATATACTTGTCCTTCAAGTGTTGCGGCTTGACTATACATATTTGATGAATAGTTTGATATGGATACGGTTCGAAACATCACCTTGGCAGGGCCTTGCATGCCAATAAAATCATACGACTCTCCGTTTATCTCGCCTGGATTAGTGTGCGCGCCAATGTGCATGTATATTGTTACGGATTCTTGTTGAGAATGATTCATTGAACAAATTTTGTGATGCACCGATATTAACTCGGCTTCGTGGAATTCATCACAAATATCCACGGCCAATTCGAACGCAGTGGGAGGGCGGTGCCCATCATCGAAATGGTCCCACGTGTACGGTATGATAGGTTCACCCACTTCTATTTCCTCCTAGCCACTGAAATACAGTTACCGATACGTGTGGTGGGGGGAATTGGCTTTGCACTGCCAGGCGTTCTGTTACAACGACCTCGACTTTACAGGTTCGCGGAAGTTGATAAATAAGATCGTTCAGCTCCGCCGTCTTCTCGCCAATAAGTTTTGTTTGCGCAGTTATATCCATCATACGATTGCCGTCGCTTTGGCGCGGAACCACAGTTTCGCTGCGGTGATGACGTACTTTTGCACCTGTTTCCATTCGAGATCCATTTCAGAGAGTTCTTCGCCACTTTCTTTCGCCACGTCTTGTCCAATCCACTTGAGAAAGTCGCCAGTCTTTTCCAGTGTTGCAATCCCGCCACACCCTTCGGAAACAGCCTGTTCACAGCGTGCTTCGGTAACAAACGTCTTCACAAAGTCTTCTACACCTTTTGGAATGACCAAATCACGAACGACCGCTGGACCCGCTTTAGCACCGTGTCCTTCGCACTTGGCTTTGAACGTTAGCGCACTGTACACGTTTCGGTCGATGCCCTGCGCCATTGGAACGAACACCAGACCTTCCCCAGGACCTTCTACGCCGAAAATTTCTTCTATGAAAGGATCTCGTTCACCGATGATATTTGCCTGACGATTTGCCCAACTGGCAAAATAGTCACACAAACTGGCATCCGCGAAATTCATCATATTAGGAACTTCGATGAACCATGGCAGAACTAAAAGGTTGTCAAGATCAGGCACGGCTGCTTCGATCACGTCAGGATCTGTGTACATGGCGTCCCCAACTTGTACCGCAAAAATGAAGAAGTATTTCTTTGCCAACGTAGAGACTGCATCTTTTTTCTGGATGCCCGGACCTGCCCATTCTCCGTGAACCACTACGTCATCGCGTTGTAGGCTCAGTGCCGTCAGGAATTTAGTGGCAGCTACGCGCCAGTCGCTGTCGTTCTTGTCCACGAAACCTGCAAAACCAAATTGATCTTCTCCTACGAATATATCGCGGTTGCGTCCCTGCGCTACCACGTCCCCCTTCGCTGAAATACGTACGGCGGCATTGGTGCCGTGGAGTTTGATCTTCGCGCCATACTTTACCGATGAAGGTACGTCGAAACGTTGTTGGCTGCGGTATACGTGTGCGTAGCTCTCGATGCTTGGAAATTTGATATGTGACATTAGGTCCTCCTATTTGTTGTTGTAGCTGAACCTAAGTGATTCGCCCTACATCGTCAAGTGGTTTTGAATACTTTCGAAATAGCCTCTCCATTATTCATCCTTTCGTCCAGCCTGAACCAGATTCTGCTCCAGTTGTCAGTTCGTGTAAGATTTTACGCATATCGCGTCTCAATTGATTTGTGGCATGTCGGCATGAGGGGGTACTGCTCGCCGTTATCTTTCTGGCCCTGCCCGAATGTCGAACAACAATATCAATATGTTTCTTTCCCTGTACAATGTCATAGTCGGTAAAAAGTTCGCCGACAACTGATTCAACATCACGGAAGTGCTTTTTAGTTCTGCTCATAGAATTCTCCAAACATCCCTGTAATTACCACATGGCCTCTGTTGTACGTGCCTGTCCTGACAGATTTTCGTCAATGTATGCTTGAGTCGTCTTGATGCTGGCGTGTCCTGCCATACTTTGAATGTCGCGAATAGATGCTCCATTCATATTGGCGACACGCGCGCCTCTTGTAATATACGAACGCCGCCCACTATGAGAAGAGTGTTCTTCTAACCCTAATTTTGTGTACACGCGTTTAATCCGCATACGCAGGGCGTGCGCACGATGCTTTAGATTTTCTCGTGCGCCTGAGTTTCCACTCGGAATGACCCACTCACTTTCGCTGACAGAATAAAGTGATTCTAATTCTTTTTTCAAATCGGTGTGGCAAGGTATTTCACGTTCACCCGTGTATTTTGAAATATCTGAGCCAATGAAAATGGTGGGAAGTCTTTCACTGACAATATTCCCAAGGTTGTCCCGAAGTAGATTCCCCGGTCCCTCGGTAATGGGGTATTCGTGTGTACGAACCTCCCCCCGATGATCAATGACGTGTGGTGTCCAGCGTAGTCCAGCAATTTCTTGAACACGCATTCCTGCGTAATACGATAGCATAAAAGCCACGGACATTACCTGTGGTTGCGGGTTGCTTTTCAAAACCTGATCAAGCAAATCAGTTAAGCCGCTCCGATCCAAAATTGGTGCATGTGAATTAGCCATTACCTATCCTTTCGGTCCTTCTGGTGCAAAACGCCAGTGTGTTACGCGCTCATTTTCGACCGGATCCCATCCCTCAACCCCATCGTAGTCAACTTGTTCGTAGCTACAAATGGTTTCTGGTTGACTAGGCGGTGCTCGATTCGGTTCCCATGGATAGACAAAGGCGCAGTCGGGGATCCGGATCCCTTCTATTGTCCACACGTCAAACACAGTGCCATCTTTAGGAATAGTAGTTAAGTCTGCGTTCCAGCCGTTGTCCATGATATTCTCCTACGAATCAGTATTATTATTATTATTGTATACCAAATTCGGTAGAAAGAAATCAAGTATTTTTTAATGCATCCACGTATTATCGGTTTCGACCCCACACAATTCCGCATATTTGTGTGTCAGTTTTATGTACCACAATTCGCTATGCGCAATTGCCAACTCGTTAAAGGTGGCGTCTCCTACACCGTATTCTTCTGCCGTGCGGAACGTTTGATATCTGAGGAGGTATTTGAATGCAGTGGATTTTGTTATGGTAGAATCACCACTTTCCATGACTGCCTCTGGATCAAGGTCAGCAAAAAGATCGAAATGATCCACATCTTCTATCTCACAGATTTCGTCACACATCTGTTCGTTAGTGTGCTCCACCCCTGAACCAATATTTGGAATAGTATCCGAACACACGTGAGTGGCTAATTCGTCGTATTGCTCAAAAAAGTCTTCGATATTTGTCGTATTATTCATCATTTAGGACCTTATATCCATGTTTCGGGCAATCTTTGTGGAATATATGAACCTGATTCCCGTCCACACGTCGTTCAGGTCCTTGTTGTGTCATTACTGTCACATCGGCTTCTGGACTATACACGTATACACGGTAATCTCGGTCGATCTCTCTCCCATCTTTCGGGCAGGTGCATTCACTCATAGTTTCACAAGCCCTCCGTCACATAACATGCGAAGCCAATTATACCCCGGTACTGGGTGATGATCATAGAATAGATGTCCGCAAATATCACAGATGCAGTCACCGCTTGCGCGTTGCCAATCATACATTTCTTCAATTCTAGTTCTATCTGCTTTCGATGGCTTATTATACAATTTAGTCTTCCTCCCCGCCTGCAGGTATAAGTGTCCAAAGGGTGCCGTGCTTATGACGTGTTGCCAATTTTTCAATCATGACTTCTTCGCCGCTTGTCAGTACGAACACACGTCCGCGATGTTGTGATAGAAGTTTACCGAAAGCGCGTCCGTCAAGTGTTCGGTCACCGTCTACCGTCACTTTCATTCTAATGGGTAGTTGAATGTCATTTTCCAGCGCTACTTCCATAAGACTTGGAATATCCTTGTTCAGCTTAACCACAACCTTGTCTTCTGGGTGTAGATCCCACCATGTATCTAACAACGGAACGATGTCATCGTCCGCATCATCGCTGGCGATTTCTTTCAACTCATCACGGTTTCCAAGGAATCCGCCCAAACCAGCAGTGGTGAGAATTCCGCCCATAACACGAGACCAGTTCTCGAATGAATTTAAAATAGGACCTTCGTATTCAGGTTTACCTTGTGCAATCCAGTTTTGAATTATGGTCAAACACGCGTGTACAAGTATGCCTCGATTCTCTTTGGCCCATGTTACAATATCTTTACGCTTAAATTTAGTACGCATTTCAGGGTTGGCCATACGGGCGTCTAAATCGATCATAACCAAACGGCGCAATAGTTCACTCGATAGTTGTACGTTGTTACCTGTAAACACCCACACACAGCGTACTTCGGCTTCAACCGTCTGAGATTTCCCCAGCATACGCGCCTTGTACTTTGGTGCCGTCATTGCTGACGCAAGCTCGCCACTATCCACTCCCGCACTAATGTTATCAAAGTAGATGATTGGAGAACCGTCAGCCATGAACGTAATTAATGTTTTTGACATCTCTTCTGGATTACGTGGCATGGCAACAGCAGGTGTTGGCTGCCCTGTGGCAATAATAGAACAAACGTCGTTCAGTAAAGACGCACCTGTACCAGGAGCAGGCTTGGTCATCAAGTGTCCCGGCGTAGAACCTGCAACCATTTCACGGGCGAACAGCAAAAGAATCATTGATAGGCAGTGCGTAACCGCTGGAATACCTTCTTCACTGAATGCTTTCTCAACTATTTCTTTACGGGCCATGCCTCCAAGTGGAAAGTCAGCAATGGTATCAACTAAAAGTTCTAGTGCGCCATCAACTTCTTCTTGCGTTGGTTTTGTACTCACCTTCGGAATGTCTACAGATAAATCCGGCTCATAATATAGCCCACTTGATGTGTGATATCCTGCTGTAGTGAGTAGCTCTCCCTTCTTAGTGAAGATGGGAGACGTCACCATCCCGCGTAGCGGGGGAAGTGCGTTACGGCGTGCGTTGTACAGATGTTTTACGACTTCGATTGGTGCTGGCACCCCGCGCTCAACTTGCGTCTCCCCTGCAAATGATATGGTGTTCCACTTTGTCATTGTATTGAGTTCCGCTCCAAATTGATCTTGCGATAGCATGCGAACTTTTGGCACACCTTCACCGTCTTGTTCGATTCGGGCCATTTCATCCATGTAGTGAAACAGGAATGGGTGCTTCGTGTTTTCATCATGGATACGTAGGCGCGCGTATTCTACCTGCATATCATAATCCCATTGGTTCACGATTGGTACCCCTTTGAAATTAGTCAGGTCTTCGGCAGCAATTTCTTTTTGTTCTGCAGTTGCGTCGCGTTCAAGTCCGCGCCACATTTTGTTCAGATTTCCCTTAGTCAGTGCTGTCTTTTTTTCTAGAATGTCTGTTATCATGTTGCGTGTAGACTGATCCACACCCATGCTGCGGATACGTTTCATGAAAGCCACCACTTTATCATCTGTGATGGTGTCAGGAAGATCGCGTGTCATCGCGATGGGCGTTCGTATATTTCCGTCCGCATCCTTTGGAGCTTCCGCACGCGCTTTCTCAATCTTTTCCTCTTCGTCGTCTTCGTCGCTTGGGATCAGATACTCTTCACTCGTCAAGCAGTCTTCATCAAACCATCCAGCCTTAAGCATCTCTGCGAGGTGTGCAAGCTTGTGACGGCCTTGGCAGGCGTCGTGTGGGCAACTGATGCTCCAGTAGCCGTTCTCGTTTACGTGCGGGGACATTGCCAACGTCCCTGTGCCACCTTCACTGGAATGCTCATGTTCGAAGGGGCACTCAATCTCGATTTTTCCGTCGCTTACTTCACGGCGGATTTTGTCGGAGGCCTCTACCATAATTACTTCGTCTAGCAAAAAGCGCTCTTTTGCTTTGGTATGCCAGGCATTGAGCACCATACCGGAGGGAGTCAGGCACTGCGGTGGACGGTCATCATCAACATCTCCGCCCGTACCCGCTGCTACAAAAGGATCTAACGGTTCACGATTTTTGAGGTAAGCGTTCTTGGAATAGGTCTCGACTTCGTCAACACGCAGTGCGCGGCCTTGGATTACGGTTGCTTCCCAGTCACCGCCTTTTGGATGCCGGGCGGTATAAAACAGGCGATTAACGTCACAGCTAGTGCTATCGAAACTTATTTTCAGCGTGGAAACACAGTATCCAGTGACAATATCTGCCCACGCATTTTTCCACTGCGCACTTGTTGTCCCCAATGAAGCCAACTCTACAGGCTCCCAGAGAGGAAGAACAACACGAAACTTGTGAAGGGGCGGGGTTTTCAGGATTATTTGCAGGCCCTTTGGCCCGTGGTGTCGGGCGTCTACGATTTCGATCCCTTGCAAAAATGCGGCATCGTATCGGTCCTTATGATGCAATTTTATGTACTCTATCACCTGGAGGCGATTTGGCGTGTCGTCCAGTTTCAGCTTACGTACAACCTCGTCGTGTTTTAGCACGATTTCCGTTTTTTTGTTGTTAAAACTGGTGTACATGATCGCGAATTGACCAAGCTCTTCCAATTGGTCGCGCACTGATTCATATGTTGGTCCGCTGTCGATATCTAGCACAACTGCGCCGATTGACTTGACAGATTCCGCGTTTCGATTTCCTTCGATTGTCTCCCCGACGACGATGGCCGCGCCTTGCTTTCCTTTAGATTCGGCATGAACCGTAAATGGTGACCACTCTGCCATTAGCAAGCTTAACCACGTTTGCTCATTCTTCTGCCATCCGCCTGACTGCGTATTACGGCGATTCCCTTGATCCCATAACTCCCCGGTCATGAATGTAACAGGTTTGGCGAGAATCTCTTGCATATCCGGATGGGCAGCGTCACCAATTACCTGTGCGTCGTTGATCAGAGTAGGTTCTTGCGGGGGGGTAGTCCCATCTTCATTAGGTGCTTGTTCTGTTCCTTGATCGCTTGTTTCATCTTCCACTTCCAGCGTAGTCGGTTCCACAATATTGTCGTCTTGTGCCAAAGCATGCACGTCTCCCATCCCATAAAGGTTTCCAGTTCCAGAATGGACTTTCCACGTCAATGGTATCTCTGTTAATAGATTTTCGTCTGACAGCTTGTCAGCATGTAAAGGATCTTCCAGTACCCAAATAGATAGCACACGTCCATCGTCATTTTTCAACAACACGGTGGCGTGTTCATTCTCTTCCCAAGAGGCGACGGCAAATACTTCATCGTCAATAATAAGAGAAACACAAGGACCTTGCATCAACGCGACACCTAGATCCACCTTGTCAAAACTGCTTACGATGAAATCGTTATCGTTGTCGTTGTTCTCGTCAAGCTGATCAAATATTTCTATGCCAACAGGCTCTTCAAAAATCAGTTCGAGAAGTTCAGCCAAATTCATTACGTCATCCTTATAGTGCAGATGTCAGAAACTACACACATTTATCCCCACACACAACAGGTGCTAGGTGTTTTTATTACATTTGATTCAGTAGGCACGTAAGCTATTGCCCCAATTCTTGATATTACTAAAACGTAGTACACTACCTAGTGTAATCTCGTCAAAATATTATACAATCAAAAAGTGATCAGTGTTGCCGCATTACCTCAGTTTAAAAATCTCCAAAAGAGTTTTCGCCTTTTTGGAGACTTTAAACACAGTGGTAAATTACTTAGATCAATAACCGCTTTCTTTTTGAGCAACGAGATCCTGTAAATCTCCTAGGCCGTTCTTCGGTGTAAGGGCACTGTCATCGGTGGTTTTTGCTGATAAAGACCCTAATACTGCCTGTAATTTAGGGGGAGAATTATAATTAGAGTCCCAAGCTTGTGCCCAACGCTGTAGAATATTGCTTGGAACAGACAACACCACCGCCAGCGCCCAAGCGGTTAAAAAACTTAGTAGAACGACCGTCACCGCCAGAATAAGTCCGGCGAAACTCGCGAGGAAAAGTAAAACCCCCACGGCAAAACCTAAAGTATCGTACACTTTGTATAGTGTTTTGGGGATTAATGATAGAAATTTTAGCATATGAGATCTCCGTATTTGTTTTAATTTACGCTCTTATATCCTACACAGCTCATTTTGCAAGAACTTTTTCAGATAATAATTTAAAAACATCTGGTATCAATCCGACCTTAAACGTCTCTGTACTCCCGTTTCCGATAAGACATTGGGCGGGTTCTAACCCGTCGACTGTCTTTAAATAATCCAATATAGCACGCTCTGTTTCGCGTGCGGATTCTCCAAAATCATGGGATAAGTGTGTTGTGATATTTTCAGCTAAGAATGGAAATCTCTTCTCCGCCGAGTGGGTTGTTAGCCCAATTTTGGCAAAGTGATCTAATCCGTGCTCGACTTCTATTAGGTATACTAAGGAGCCTGTAGAGTAATCGGTGCATTTAGGACATCCATTTCCACTTAAATGATTGGCTGGTTCTTGCGTATAAGCTCCATGCTTATTACAAATTATTTCTATTTTTTCCTTACTATGTACGTATTCAACAGAGGAATAATCGTACACGTCTCCGTGCACGCTTATTGCTTTCTCGATAAATTCTTCTGTTGTTAATCGCTTAGGCACAATTACCTTCCTCAGTAAAGACGCGCCACGCTAACGCGTGACGCATTTCTATTATATTTTTGCACGCTCGCGTACCGTGTCGAAGGTGTCATCAATAGACAGGTCTCCATTGAGATACACGGTGCGCAGATAATTACGCTCAACACCGTGCCCTCCTTTAACTAGGTTCTCCGCGCGAATTGTTTCAAACCCTGTGTCGCGTTTTACCAACGCAAGAACACCTTTCTTAGATCGCTTACCTTGGTCGGTGATTGGGTCTTTATAGACGTCGAACCATTTATCATCAGTCTTACGCGCGCTAGCTTTCATGGCATATTTACACGTATCACGGTCAACCTTCTGCAACAAGCCGCCTCCCATGCCAACGGCAATGTTGGATACAGACAGCCCACGATCATGTAGACATATCATGAGGCGACGGATTTTGTCAATATCCATACCATCACCCTGTAGAACGCGCACCTGCGGAGGAAGAACCTTGAACCCCTTACTGTTCACTTCGAACCCAAACTTGTCCATCAAGATTTCGATGATGTTGACAGGCATGAGAACCGGATCACCACTGTCGGGGCGTGCGACGAATACGCCGTCGCGAGCCAAGATTTTTTCTTTCAGCACACCTCCAACAATGTTTCGGGCGAAGTTCTCTGCATCGTAGCTGTCAATAACACAGGCAACCAGTCCTGTGGGGTTGTTATCGAGCAGGTTTTCCAGCATCGCTGGTTCCCCATCACGCCCCCACGATGTTACAGTGCTGTGCTCCGTTGCAGGGATAGAATACCCTACGGGTCCTTCTGCATTGTAATAAGCAATGGGTCCAATGAGGCCTTCTACAGTGTCTGTGCCCATGAAGTTAACCAAGTGTGCCATGCCACCCAGTAATGCTGATTCGGAGCACGTTGCGCCTCGTCCGCCGAAGTCGTGTAGTTTGAACGGGATTTCTTCATCAGGATTGTCCGCAGTCAATACCAGCCCTTGATAGATGATCTTCTTCACTTCGCGGCTCAGTGTTGCTACTGTTGATGGATACCACACAGCACGTAGTAGTTTGGTCTCCACATAGGACGTCAACCACGGCAGGCGTGGATCGGTGTTTACCACCTGTACCTGTACGTTGCCTGTGGGCATCACCGTGCCCTCGGCAACTGCTTTAATTTCGATAGGCAGGATGCCTTCATGTTCATCTACGATGATCATCCACCCCTCTTCGTTGAAGGGTTCTCCGTGCGCTTCCAATAGCGCCTTTGCTGCCTGCACGTCCTCTTCGGTGATCGGTGTTTGCAGGTATTCTTTGATGAAAGCTTGTAAGCCAAAGAATACGGTCTCATCGTATTCACCGCCACGGGCTTCAATGTAGGACGACACATGGGTTGTGTTATCTGGATATTGCGTGAAGTGGGATACCTTGTAACTGTCGGTTCGTGTAATGGGTGATAGTAGTTTATGCATGAGAAAATCTCCTTCTCTCGTTATAGGCTAGAATCTATTCCTTGGCCTTGAATATGAATGTGGGTATGCCTGTTTCGGAATATGCAGGCTTGTTGTATACAACTTCCCACCCTTGCGCACGGTAAATCTCTTCGATATCAAGCCACCCTTCCGCGAAAACTTGCGCGCTCTGTCCATCTTTCGTGTGAGGCATCAGCGTGGCGATGATATCATTTTGACGGACGCACGCTCTTCCGTTGCTGAAATTTTTGGCGATAATGTTGTTCCAAGCCGTAATGACTGCGTCTGGCATAGTGGCTGCTTTTGTTTCAGCGACGTCCGTTGGTTTGATTGCTTCAACCATTATAAACCCACCATACATTCAATAATATCGTAGTGATCCTCGAACATTTTGTCGCGGCGTAGCTCAGAAATAGGCACCCATACAGCCTTTACAGCATCATCGGCCCCTTTAACTTTCGGTAGGCCTCCGCCGTTATTGTCGGACAGTTCGAATTTGTATGCCATGGTGACAGTACGTCCACGCTGTGATCGATACGGATCACTGAATTCGCGTGACTCGGTAATTGATCCGTTTAGAACGGGTTGTGGCACCGCCAGACGGGTCTCTTCGCGTAGTTCGCGAATAGCCGCTACGCGGCTATCTTCTGTCTCATTGACAAATCCACCCGGCAACGCCCAGAGACCTTGGCCAGGAAACCCGCCACGTTTCACCAACAGAATGTGACCCGCTTGCACTACAACCGCGTCAGCGGTGTAGAATACCGGAGGGTATTTTGGACAATATGCATCAGCGAAATCATTGAGCATTTTTACATCAGCACTGATGTAGTCTGCCATCCCGTTATTTACAGCGAATTTTCGAATCTCTTTATCAGACGGACGTATGAACTGTTTCTTGTACTTCTTTAATAACGCATGCTCTTGTGCCACTTGTTCGAACCCAGTACTGTCCTGCCAGTCCTCCAGCCAATGTAAAACTTCCTCTGGCAGTTTCTCAGACCAGCGCGTTTGCCAGTCCTCATTCTCCAGATAATCTTTACGAATATCAGTTGCGTTGATGCCTTCCACGTTTGCCGCCTCAATGTTTTCCCATGTTGGAAACGCTTTGAGGTAGAAACTTGACGCATCTTTTGAGTGCCCAATAATACCCATATTATGTGTTTTCTGGGCCACTGTAACTGCACTTGATTGAATTCCACCAATCCAGCGGTCTAAGTTGTACGTGTGATCAACCTGTGGACAGAAATGGAGGCGTCCAGATGCAACCTCGTCTGGATAGACGGCGGTGATCATGTCTATGCGTTCTTGTGTAGTCCACGGGTTACGCGCGTAGCGCGGTTGTTGATCGCTCCCGATTACCAAGGCAACTTTCTCCGCCTTGGTAAGTGCTTCATCAACTACAGCCTTGTGTCCGTTGTGGAACGGCTGAAAACGACCAATAAAGGTCAAGACATCATGTGTCATGCGAAAACTCCTCTCGCTATGTTGTGCGTTGGTCTATCCAACGACTGTATATTGTTTAGCAAACTCTTTCGGTGCTGTCAAGAAAGAACCGTAAGTGGATGTCTCGTGCTCGAAAGTTGTTAGAAACACGGGGCCAATTGAATTTATGTCATATGCGATTGCCGCTTTGACCGCCTCTTCTGCACCAGCCCCGCAATGCATCGCGCCCATTGCATATGCGCCGCCAGATCCAATAGAGTCATATTCGTACGCTCGTGTCGTTGCGTGGCCTTCCGTAGTCATTGCCCATATACCTCCGTCTCGGTCAACCATTAGAATGTTAACACCATTATTGGGAGAATTCATTAGTAAATCTTTATCTCGAAACATGGTTGACGGATTATCATGTGAATCCTGTATATCGGTTATCCACTCGATGTAAGAAACAACTGCTGCAAAGTTCCCAGAAAGTCCTACTAAATATTTCCCAGTATTGTAAATTTTGACGGCGTTTGCACGAATCTCGTCACCCCATGCTTCACCGCTGTCTGCCGCCATGACGCCGTCTCGATAAGTAATTGTTGTCATGCGACACCTGTCAAAATCATGTCGAAACCTTCATCTTTCGTTGGGCGTACGTACGCCGAACGTAATCGATCATCCGCAGCAGCAGGTATCAATTTTCCTTCGCGACCTTTCATTCTCATTTGTCTAAGTTCTTCATCGATTTCAAAGTATACAGCTACTTTAGAATAGATCTTAGGTAATTGTGATAAAAACTTTCTACGTGATTTTAGGGACAAATTGGTGCGATCAACCGCAATTGATTTTTTCGATTCGATGGCTTCACGGAATTCGATATCCATAGCCTTTGTGGCTTCATCGATGTGTTGCACCCAAACACGGTCATAAGTGGTTCCGTATGCTTTCGCTACTTTCTCGACATAGTCGTCTGTCGATAAGAAAGTGTAGTTGGTCCCCAAGCTGGTACGCCATGTGGATTTACCCGAACCAGGTAAACCCACAAGCAGAACACATACTGGCCCCGCGATGTTTCCATTAGCCGTTACAAGATCATTCATTCATTGTCCTCCGTTTCGTTCCAGTCAAATGAGAATTCCCATTTGTCTTTTATTTCTCGCCACTTAGTTTCAGACACTAGCCCGCTCTCAAGTGCTTTCATTGCTGCTTTCTGGCTGTCTTCCAGCTTGCCGTCCCACAATGCGAACACGAGTGAACGAATGTGAGGTTGGTCTGCCAATTTACCGCTTACAGCGAAACCTCGTTTTGTGTCGAAATCCCGTTTTGACCACTCGTAGTAGGTTTCTATCTTGTCTTCAAGCAAATTCATTTCGCCCCAGAAAGAATCTACAAATGCAGTTAGTCGATCTTGATCTTCGGTGTCCAGTAAGGGAAGAAGATCATCGATTGTATCTGAGAGAATAACGGTGATGAGATTTCGCTCCGTCGCCATCTTCTCTTTCGCTCTGTGTAAATCAACGTATTCTTCTGTCTTTACCTTTACAAAGCCCCAACTAGGCCACCACAAGACGACGCCTTCGGGAATGTCCGAAGATTGTCGAATACTTTGGACAAACTTTGTGGCGAGGCCTTCGTTGGTAGTTGTATCCCATGCATCTAATCCTGTATTATTGCCGATGTCGGCATTATAAACATCTACAACAGGTACGTCGAAAGCGTTTGCGACTTGGAGAACGTCTTCGCGGGACCAGTATACCCCACTTATAGTTTCTCGAATAGCCAGCAAGACCATGTCACGCTTTGGATAAGATACGACGATGCGGTTTTCTTTAGACACATATTCGAAGATGGGGGTAACACCTAGTTCCATGCAGGCGCGCGCCATGTTCTCATACTTATCATACTGTGCTGCGAAAATCTGTGCCATTTTTGCAACGTCAGTATCAGGACCCATTTTGGTGCCCCACCGCACTTTATCTGCGACCAAGAACGGGCGCATCATGGATCCATCCATTTTATCCATGATAACGTGTGGGGTGTTAAAAGGGAGCGCAGTCATTGATACTTCTTCACGTTCGCCAGCGTTGAAGAACTTGTGGAAAGGGCGGGATGCAATAAAGCCTGACGCAGTATTAAAGGCAATACCACGGCATTCGCGTCTTAGGGCGCTTCTCAGTGAATCTTGGTCGAGAACGTGGTTTTCCCATTCATCCCCTTGTGCTTGTTCCCACTCCGCATCGGTTGGCATTGGTGGGAACACGTCGCTGCCCATATGGTTGTAGTTGATATAGGTATATCCACAATCCTTTTCGACCACGCGGAAGGCGCTATCGCCATCCACCGCTGGGAGTATTTCGGATATATGCTGAATAGCTGGGTACATATTGTTCTCCTATTCTTTGTAGAACGTGTGGCCTCCAATTGTGCCAATTTGTTCAAATTGTCTGGTCCAGCGATTATTCACCGAGCTTGCGGCAAAGTGTGTCGCTCCTTCTACATACATAGTCGATTCGTCCGTGACGTCAATAGCGATCTGCTGTGCTCGTTCCCATGCTTCTGTTTCTTGCGTAGTTTCGGGTAAGCCGTCGCACATGTATGAAAACTGGCAGTCGTGCGGTCGGGGTCCATTGTCTTGGGCGGTCACCGCGCAGGCATTATCCGGATACCGAGGACTGTCCACGCGATTGAGGATTACTTCGGCGACCGCGTACTGACCTTCAACGGGTTCTCCACGGGCTTCGAAATACACGGCGAGTGCTATACACATCGCCGAAGACGTTAGGATCATTGTGACGAAAACTCGACCATGTTGGGGCGGTCCCGACACGGTATATGCGCCATAGCTGGTCCCCCTGTGCCAAGCGTTGGCAGGAAGCTGAAACAGTCACCAGTGAATGTGTCATGCAGATATAGCATGTCTTCTTCCAGATGTAGAACAAAATAATCCGTTCTAATTACCTCCCGCTCAGTAATAACATGGGGTTGTTTTTCGTACAAAAAAACTGCCGCGACCGTTCCCAACACTGCCGTCCATAAAATTGTTGTTAACCAATTCATTAGAAATCTCCTTCTGCAACTTGAACACACATGATACCGTGCGAGCGCCACATATCTACAACCTGATTTCGATCATCAAATACCAGTGTTGGATCGTATCCATCCGCACGCGCCTTTGCCAATAACTCTGTTTTCACGATATCGTCTTTACGGCTGTCTGGCATTTGCTTGCCCTTGCGGGTCAGTTTGATGGAGCCATCTTCATTGCGCACCCAATCGTCGCGGATATAGATTGCATCGTAGGTTATGCCGTATTTTGCTAACCACTCTTCGGTGACCTCCAAATCAATGCGACTGCGGGCTGTCATCATAACCACGACCCATCCGGCAGCTTTCAACGTCTTAACGGCGTCTATGATTGGCTGGATTGGCAGGTCCTGATCCATGTTCTTCCGAAACACGGGCCATTTATACGCCTTTGGAACAGCTTCGGATGCAAGCCGACGGTGTGTAAAATCAGCAACAGTTCCATCTACGTCGCAGAATAACACTCCGCCTACTGTTGTGTCGATTTCGGTTGGCCCTTCGTGGGCGTCAATGACTGTGAGTATTGATGCCATAATGTCCTCCTAAATTTTGGCGTATATTCAGATGTGGGTGGCGAGGACAAGCCCCGCCTTCCATTTTTATCGGTATGGGTTGTTTGCCGTTGGAATTTCAAAGGGCGTTACAAACGCATCTTGTTCCATATACACCGCGTGAAGTCCTAGATCACCTTCTACCGGACCTGTATTCGGATCGAAAGAACAGATAACGTAAGTTGCTGCCAATCCTTCGGGCATGAACAAAGCGTTTGGTTCCATTTGTGGGAGAGGCATCGCTCCTCGGGAATCCCCCAAATCGATGTCGGGGGTCAGTTTAACGGGGCTGGCGTATTGAATGGAAGAATTGATACCGTATCCGACACTGTCACAAATGTATACAAATGTCCCATCCAACGTAACAAAATAAGTGTACGTCTGATATTCGGGATTGTCGCGCAATTCATAGATCATCTTCACCATCTGTCGTTCGAAAAAATTAGTGATGGCGGGCATTGGTACTTGTCGTACGCCTTGTGCTACAAGTCCTTCTAATTGCTGGGAAACTGCTGTGTCCGAAGCGCTTCCAGTACAGGCGGAGCCAAATAAACCGCCGCAGGCTGTCGCGACAGTACCCATACTGGTCAGGCCAATAACAAGTGCGAGCGCTTTAAAAATATTTTTCATGTATATCTCCTTAATTCACGTAGATCCCTGCTTCACGCAGAAAATCTTTTTGTTGTTGTTGTAAGCTGCTTAGCGTGCTGCTGTCGAGTGACCCAAACTGCTGGCGTGCAACAGATAGAATAGCATTACGTGCTCCGACATCGGCGGAGGCGTAGTCAAGCTGCATTTGATTGATCTGTTGGCGTAGGCCGTCGCGGTATGCTTGGCTGTTTTGCTGTGTTTGGTATCGAGTTTCTTCTTGGAACGGTTTTACAAAGCGCTCACCAAAAATAACAAATCCTCCGACACCTCCAACCAAAATAATCGCAGCTAACACAAACAATGAGCTAAATTTTGCAGTTTCTTTTACTTCTTGTCTATAAGACATGATGGTCTCCTCTTTAATATAAATAGACGCCAGCGTTCTGCATGTAACTTATTTGCCAGTCCTCTAGTTGACATGTAGTAGGCGTGGACGTTCTGTCAATCTCAAATTGTACGATGAATAAAACAGCATTACGTTCTGCAGCACTTTCGGCGGCGGAGTGTGCAACTATCCCTCGATCTATTGTCAGGCTCCGTTCTTGGCAAGAAACCTGTCGGATGTGCTGCAGCGCTGTATGCGTATCTTCTTGAAACGGGTTTGTAAAGCGCTCGCCAAAAAGAGCAAATCCTCCGATACCTACGACCAAAATAATCGCAACTAGCACAAATAATGAACTAAATTTTGCAGTTTCTTTTACTTCTTGTTGGTAAGCCATGGTGGTCTCCTCATGATTGTTGCGGTTGATTCTTTGTAAACAATCGTTGTTTAGCTGTCAATCCTTTTCATATGGATTATCTTCGAGTGTTTGGGCCACTGCCATCCCAATCTCGTGAAAAGCCTTGGGAACACGTCGTGCAATGCGTGCTGACACGTCCTCTACGCCCTGTGCATACGCCTTAGATGGGTGTGTGGTGCGAAGACCCATGGAAGTCAGTACACGCGCTCTATCCTGCTTAAATCGAGATATCATGGTATGTATATTCACCATACTATTCCAACGCCTCCCGCGCTATCTCATAGCAAACGCCTGCCCCTTGTCTTTCTGCCGCTTCCACTACATCGATAAGGGCGCGCTTCATTTTCGTCGCTGTATCCATAATTGGCTCGAACATGATGCACATTGCCTCATATTGTTGCTCTTGTGTAAGTCCTTTCCAAAGCGCATCCGCTTCCGCCATATCAATGACCAACCTGCCGTTCTTTATTCCAGCATTCATCGGTTTTGTAAGTGGCATCTATTATGTTACTCCATGTTATTGATTCGAGGTACCTTCATCAGTATCCCAATGTTGCATATCTTCGTCTACAAGTTCCCATGCACCGCCAGCGTCCCACGCCATATCAGCAGAGCCAAACGGCTCCCCGTAATTTTGGAGTAAGTCTATCGCGTAATTGGTCGCATCTTCTAGCATGAAACTGCCTCCAGTACGTACAACAATTCGCGCCGCCATGCTATTAATGAACTGACCCAGCGTAATTCCATCATATACGGCGACCGGTGCCGCAATTACTTCTTGACAGGGGGGGTTTTGGGGGCTGGTCTGCGTAGAAGTCGGCAACCTTCATTGGGTTGAAAAATCTTCGGGGTCGTTCGCCTAATTTAACGTAGCACCGCGCACAAATCCAAAAACCGTTAACAACGTCCCCTTCCCAGTGCTTACAAGTGTATGACATTTGTTCAATCCTTTATATATTTCTCTCTGATAACCACCAACATACTGTAGTAAATCCTGTAGTCAATAAGAAAAATGGAGGACCACTTATACGCGCACAAGCATGGGGGCGCTCCATTCAATTCGCCTATTAAGGGTCGGTGCGGTCCTGAAAAAAGATCGTATCACCATCCTCGTGAAACACTGTAAACGCGTCAGTTTTCATGTCAGGACCTTCGGCGCAAACCTTTGCCCAATTCTCTGGTCCCACCGTCCATCTAACGCCATGCGCATTGCGATCTGGCTTTGGTGCCAGTCGATGGATGGTGCCACCGTGGGTACAGGCCAAATCGTTCAGAAATGATTCGTAAAACGTCGCAGCTTCGTCAGCGGTTGTCAAGTGACCTGTGATCGGGAAAGACACTGGATCAGGGTCATCGTCGTATCGCTTTACCAATGGCATTACATGGATTCCTTTCGTGAGGCGTAGTTTTGTTCCGCAATCAATACCGCGCGGTCAAGTCCGAGGGCCAGTTCAAGAACTTCGTATTCGTCGCCAAAATCTGTTCGGGTGGAAATGCTCGCAATCTCTTTCCACTCACCTTTCCATGGCATTTCAATGTCCATGGTCTGCGTGCTGTAGCTAGGAAGTCGGTCGGATTCCACCAGACGAGACGTCCCCAACATCACGGCGTCAAGCGCTGTGCGCATCGCGGTGGTGACTGGCGTGCGATAATCTGCCATAGTCCCTTTGGCATAGATGCACTGGAATTCCAGTTGGTAGAATTCATTGAATCGGAGGGTGGCAGCGCGCGCGCCGTCTGATGCCTCTACACGGAAGGATTTTCCGGCTTGCCATACACATGCCGGAAAACTCTTCTTGTTACGGAAGCGCTCACGCGCATACTGATAAGAAGACGGCGTGGTTTCAGGGCGCAAAGCCAGTTGATTTTCCGACTTGAAAACTTGGGTGAAGAACACGTCGTCACCTGTGTATTCTTTGTTCATGCAAATCTGCGGCGTTAGGATAGGACCGTCTATTTCATGGAACGTCCATGCCTTGTTGATTTCGGAAAGTGCGGGGATTACCGCATCCGCTACCGCCGAGGTGATTAGGCGGCGTAGCCGCACTTGCTCCGGTGCCCAAAACGGGATTGATTCAATGTTAAGATACGTTGTCATAGTGGTCTCTTCCCCATTCCATTTCTTCAAGAACATCACCCATATCGACTTTATGGTCAAAACATATGTCCTCGATCATTTCTTTAGTTACGCCACCCATTCGATTATACGTCAACGCTTCGGCTGCTGCCGTCTTTACATCTTCACTCGCCATTTGATCCCTTTCGAAAAAAAAATTGTCAACCATTCCCTGAGGCGTTTCGAATACCTGTGCACGCTCACTGATAGTATAAGCGATGATGGCAAGTTGTTCGTAATGCATCATGGTCATCCCAATTATCTTGGAAATATCAGCATCCGTTCCGAGAATGCGTACAGGAATATTTCGGTCCCGATACACTTTGCCCCCGAAGGACCATTGCCCTGTAACGGGTTTTAGGATGGTCAGTCCGCCGGACACCATCATCACCTTTCGGTCCCACTCTTTGTGGTGTTTGGTGGTAACCGGAGTGCCGTCGTTATATTGGCAAGGGACGAGAATTTCCCAAAGAGCCTTGGGGTCCTCTTTAATCGGCATCGCACATACTCTCTATCAACTCTTCCGTGATTGCGCCTGCTTTCATTCCGACAGGCTTTCCATCGAAGAAAGAAAGAAATAAAGGAAGTGCTCGCACGTTATACGCCGCAGGAATTTTAGGATTGTCTTCAAGATCGAACGTAGCAAATATAACTTCATTGCCTCGGCGTTGTGCCACTGATTGGAAGTTAGGTAACGCCAGATTGCAAGGCCCTGCCCATTTTGCATGAAACATTACTAGCATCGGTGATGATACTTTCAGTGTGGGCATAAAAGTTCTGTCGTCAAGTTCGATCATGTGAAATCTCCAAATCATTTCATTTCAATTGAAACGTATATAGGAAATTATGAAACGATTCGCAACCTCCAAAAATGAAAAGACCCGCAGAATCGGGGTCAGTTCTTATGCGTCAGCCATTTCAGCCAAGATTTCGTCTTGTGCGGCGCGTAGGGCACCTACCGTTGCCTTTGGGGCATCTGGATCGTCGCTGCCCGCATACTCGATTATATCCCCGAAAGACGTGCGGTACTTGCCATAGTTGACAAAATAATCCAACGTTTCTTTCAGCGTTCCAGCCTTGGCGTGGACGTTCGCGCCTTGGTTCCAGTTGCCGGATAGGTCAACATAGATCATTTCACCCGTATCTAGGTCCAGCAGGGCTGGCGTGCAGTTACGGTTGGCGCTGTCCAAAGACATTTTGCTTTCCACGGTTGAGCACTCGAAGTGGTGCCCCGTTTGCCCGTCGCGGATCATCAGACCAACATTACATTCAAACGTATCGAAGTTGTTTCCACTGTACACGTTCGCGTTCATGAGGATATAACGAACACCGCGTTCTTTAGCTTTCGCCACGTCAATGTCAATGTATTCCGCTGCGCCGTTGCTTCCGTTCAAAATGTCGCCGGAATGTTTCATCCCAGTCCCATTCAGATTGTAATAGGCACAATCAAACAGCTTGTCCAAATCTTCATTGTACGCGACCGCTGACATGTCTACGTCACAGCTTTCGTGCCAATGCAAGAAGAAGCGAATTGTATCCGAATCTTCGAAGGACAGTTTCACACGGTCGCCGCGATTGGAACGCGTGTCCCCCTCAGAAGCATTGCGACCACCGACAGGTACGAACATACCGTAGGCATCCGATGGAATACCCTTGCGGCTGAAAGACAGGGTCCCTGCGAGACGTTCGCGAAGGTGCTTTTCAAGGTCCGCCTTAACCGTAAACGGGATAGGCTCACGTCCACGCTCAGACTTCATCAACGTGCCGTTAGGCAGCGCGTGAAAACGATTCACGGTGTTAGCCGTTTTCGCCATGTGCGTGTTAAGCTGTAGCAATGTCATCGCGTTTACCTCAGGCAACGCTGTACGCGCGGCGCTGATCAAACGGTTGCGGCCTTTTCCTTCGGCATCAACTGCACGGCTAAGCGCAGTCATACGACGAGCAAGCTCGCCCGGACGCTGCATTGCCATATCGATCTTCAAGCCGATAGGTGCGGCAGCATACTTTTGCTCCCACGACTGCATGTTTCCCTTGCGGAGGGTGCGCAGGACTTCGGCGGCACGCGGCGCGACCTTGTTGTGGCGGTTGCTTGCAACGTGGGATGCAAAGCGCTTCCAGAATTCAACGTTACGCATGAAGTCTGTTTCGTGATCGGTGTTGCCGCGTTCCAAGATTGCGTCGATGATCTTCATCATCTTCTTGCCTTGGTTCTTGTTCAACTTGAAGCGTGGATTCATGTTGAGAGACAAGTCTGGCTCCACTGTTACATTGGATACGAGGTGTGCGCGCCATCCGGTTCCGGTCTTGCGAACGACTTGCGTTCCAGACAGGTGTACAGCGAGACGTAAAACATCTGTGACAGAGTTACAGAGAGAGGCATACACATCCGCTGAGAGGTCTGCGGCTACCAAGGGCAGCTTTTCGCGGAACTTCACGTTGCGTACAACTTCACTCGATACAATGTCAGCATCCAGTGACCACTTGACGAAAGCCAGTTCGGTCGGTGTGAATGGTGTTAGGTTGCCCAGCATTGCCGCAGCCTTGTCGCCCAAATCCGCATGGGACATTGGCTTCAAGAAGCGAATCTTGCGGCGAGAGTTACCCTTTTCTGCCTTGAATTCGAGCGTGTATTCGTTATCGAAGTCCACGTTTGCGCCATGCATGTCGCTTTGGAACCCTGTTACCGGGTCAGCACCATATACACGTGCGTCAAATTCGAGGGCGGCTCCGAGTGCACGCAGCATCCACACAGAAATACGTGCTTCAAGAGGCACGATAGTGTGATTTGGAAACTGTCGGTACAGTGGCGAGGTCTTCGCCGAGATGCCGTCGATGTTTGTGGAGAGCGCTTCGCCGATGCGTATGAAGATCGTGCCACGCTGGGTTCCGGTCATCGCTTCCAACTTCTGAACGAATTCAGGTGTCAGCGAGTAGCGGTATTCAAGCGCCAAGGCGGCGATGTCCACAACTGTGGCTTCGTTTTCGTTTGCTGGTACGTTGTCCTCAACGAGAACTGCACCAAAAAGGCTCATAATGCGGGCGTCGATCATCTTGCGTCTCCTTCTATTTTGGTCCGACTAAAGCGTGAGGCTTTGCTTTGCTAAAATGCATGATAGAAGTATGCCATCACATGCGGTCGGATATTACGTTCCACCTATTTGATTGGTGGTATATTGTCAATCTCGAATTTATAAAAAAGAACAAGCTCGCGACTTTTAAAGCCTGCTGCTCTACCAACTGAGCTACCCGATGCAAGCACCGAGGTTGGATTCGAACCAACGACCCGCAGGTTGACCATTGTTAGAAGTATGTCAACGAATGCGTTCTCTTTCATAAATCCGAGGACTGATAAGAAGCGCCAAAGCGTGAGGCTTTGTGCTCTACTCAAAAAAGAAAATTAGAAGTATGCCGACACATGTGAGCGCTTCATAACAATCCTCGTTTCGTGTACCCTGTATACGCAGGGGTGTGTGATCCTGTCAACAACTAAATTGCGGACAGGATCATTTTTCTTTAACTGCCCAGTGGGATTTGTCCAGAGGCTTGTGCACGCTCTTGCACCTGGCGCTGCATCTCCTGATAGATAAGCTGCGTCGCGTCCGATATGGACAGTGCGATAAGCTCCGCATATTCCACAGCTTTCTCACGGTCAGCGGCGTTTTCGACCGGGTTCAGTTCGACCTGTTCGAGAATGCCAGCGACGATTGGCTTCACAACCTGTTCATGTGCGTCGCCATTTAACGAGCGACAGGCTATGACGACCTTCATGAAGGGAAGGACTTCGGTGGTTGTTTTGAGGCCGAGCATGCTCTTTACCGTCGCGATGGAATCGCTCACGGAATCCAGAACCATGTCGGATACGCTTACTTGTGGTTGTGTGTTCATGTTCTCACTTTCGTAGTTTTAGGATTTGGTTGAGTGCTGTCATCATTTGCGCAGCCTCGTCGGGATCGACGGCGATAGATTCTCCGTCGCGTTGTACGAGAATCTTTGTCCCGCATTCCATCACGGTTATTGGTCCATGTAGGCCCTGCACCGTGATTGAAATTTCTTGTCCAGCCTTGGGTTGGCTTTCCATGTTTGGTTCAGTATGGCTTACACGTCCTGAGACTGTGCCACCTATCGAGGCGCGGATGCGGTTCTGCTTACGGTAGCTTTCGCACCCGGCGGCATCATTTGTTGTTTTGCAGCGAAACTTGTCGCTGGCATTACAGAAGTCACAGGTAGGTTCAATTGACATTATGTGTTGTCCTCCGTATCTGCGGTCCATGTTCGGACGTATCTGGATTGGAGAGTGTCCGCTCCACGATCTTCTCCAAGCATATCTGGATAGAATTCGCCGCTGCCTAAACGCCACAGGTGGCGAGCATTGACACTGTGCACCACTTTAGAAGCGGGTGGGTAGACCTCTATGGCGGCGGTTTCCGGCCCCCACAAAAAATCTTTCACAGCCTGTAGCTGGTCCCATGTGATATTTCCATCGTGATATACCACAAGGTGTCCTATGTTGTGGTCTATTGTCAAATTGAATCCGTGGACAACTACTTCTTCTACATTGCGCACATTCATATCAGTCACCCATAACTGCAGCGATGCACTCGTCACGTGTTGCCGCCATGTTTCTGTGCAGCCAAAATTCTCTGGCCTGTCGGATTGCTTTACCAAGTTCTTGTCCCTGTGTAAACCCCCTATCCATGAAATCTACTGCTTTCACAGGAAATTTCTGTTCAGAAGCCACTTGCAAGGCTCTGCCAGTAAAGTCGTCTTTGCGCAGATACCCCAGCTCGCGCGCAAGCGGCATGCCGTGCACCTGTGCCAACGCTTCGAGGGACAGCGTCTGTGGATTGCTGTACAAAGTCGCCAGCGTTTCGACGAACACGCGATCTTTTTTCGCCAACGGTAGCGGTACGTTTTTGCCGCATACAGTATATAAACGCGTGCGCCAGTCGGTGTTCGTGCCGCCAAAATCACTTTCGCCGCTCAGTAGATCAAACAGATTATACAGTGTGTGTCCGTGCGGGAACACTTCATCCAACACCCCATGCGACTGCATGCGGGTAAGTACCAGCCACAGATGGGCGTTGTTTGTTGACGGATTGTCGAACCGCGTATTAACAGCAGATAACAGCTTCTGCATCTCCATCAGCACACGCTCACGCGATATGTCTTTTAGTCCGGCAGCGTACGCTTCGCATGCTATCATACCATCTTTGTCCATGTTGTCGAAGCCGTGCGTCGCATTGAATCGGTAGAATCGCAATATGCGTAGGTAGTCTTCGCGGCATCGTGTGGCAGCGTCGCCAACGAATCGGATACGACCTGCTTTGGCGTCTTCAATGCCTGTTCTTGTTGGGTCATATACTTCCCCGTTCAGGTCCATGTACAGCGCGTTCATGGTGAAGTCCCTGCGCTCAGCGTCTTGGTTCATGGTATCAGCGTATGCAATGGTGGCACGACGTCCGTCTGTAGCCACATCGCGACGGTAAGTTGTCACCTCGAATGTGTGACGATCTTTGACCGCTGTCCATGTGCCGTGCTCAACCCCTGTAGGAACCATTCTCCACCTAGCAGCGTAAAGCGTGTTGAAAACTTGATCAGGTGTGGCGTTGGTTGACACGTCGATGTCGTTACATGGGCGTCCCATGACAGCATCACGTACGCATCCACCAACAGCGAAGGCTTCAAAGCCATCATTGTTGAGTGTTTCCAATAGCCCGCGTAGCGGGCCTTGTAGCCATTCAGGATTTAATCGTTCAGAATCTGCTTCCATGCGGGTTGTCCTCCTGAGAAGAGCATTTCCACGATTTCGTCAAGGAATGCGTTTGTGCGCGGAGCGCGTTTAGGTAACTCGGACAACCCTGTACCGAGTCCATCGGTTGGGAAGATTACGATCAATCCGTCATCTCGTGCTTGAAAGGCGGCTCGGAAGTCTGTAGCAATTACACGACAGTTCTCAATAAAGTCATCGTCACTGAAATAAGCATTACTACCAGACGTTGGTGTGTTCTTCGTGGCGATGCCGATTGCGTTTGGTTCGTCCCGCATTTCTTTTGCCTGCCCACCATAGCCTCTGCGTTTGCAGTTGTCGCCGAACAAATACACGGCTTTGCCAAAATTGTTTTGTGCATCGGCGCGGAAGTACCATGCCTGTTTAATTACATTTGGTGCGCTCATTTCCAGTATCCCAACACAAGACGTGGATTGTCGTAATACAGCGCGTGCGGTGCTGTCACCAGTCCCAGCGTCACCGCTGTCATCAATGCAAGTTGTTCAAAAGCATGTTTCATATTAAGTCCTCCGATTCGTTTCGATATAACCTGTATAGGCGCTACCAGTTTAGTTGTCAACAAAGGAAACTTCCAAAGTTTCTGGATCGACGTCGACGGCCTCAAGCTCTGCTAGACATAGGAAACGTGTTCCATCCAGCGTGACGTCGCGCGGTGTGTGCCAGTGTCCGAATATCCACAGGTCCGGCTTGTGGACATAAAACATGTCACGCAAAGCTCCACCAGTGCGTGTGCTGCGAAAATCTCCAAAGTAATTAGGGAATGTAAACATCGCCAGCGCTGCGTCATCAGGGCAGTCGTGTGTTACCATGATACGCGGTTTGTTTTTTACGTACTGATTGTGTATATCCATAAACTCACGCCCTGAAAGTTCTTCGTCAGGCCACCAAGATACGCCAGGCGTGCGCATTTTCCAGTCAATCGACCATGCTCCGCCAACATACATGATGCTGCGCTCTGCGTCGAAAGTGCCGTCCTTGATCCATCCTGTAGCGTTCATACACTGTTCGGGATCATCGTGATTGCCCCGAATGAACTTGTGATCGCCAAGCAGTTTATTGCTGTGCCACCCTTCGATCTTGTTCAGTCGGGAATCGTTGAACCAACCGAATCCGAAGTCACCAATCTGCACGGTTTCATCCGCATCAAGAAATGTCTCGTATTCATCCAGCTTGCCGTGAATGTCGCCAATAAATCTAATCATAATCTTCTTACCCGTGTTTTTGTGTAGTGAAGTACCTCTGGATCTATGCGTCCGAAACATGCAAAATCTGTGAATACGTGCCCGCATAACCGTTCCGCGTGTCCTCTCCTATATGCATGAAATATTTTGAATTCACTTCCGCGCCAGATACCATGCATACGATCTCTATCTATAAATTCTGCACCATCTTTTGTTAGATCTTCAATGACGTGACTTATTGGACGGGCGATAAGAATAGCTATCATTGGCTTTGTAAAGTCATTATGTGGGACAGTGCTTCGGCATACTCTCCTGAGCACGCTCCGGTCGTCTCTACATCATAACATAAATGGTTTACAGTCATTTTCTCTATCTCCTTCTATACGTAATGAACCCAGTTTTTATGTGTGGCATTACTGCCTTCATCTCTAGTCGGTCCCATTATCCCTGCCTCCGTGAATGTTGTCGTATTTCTCTCGCCGCCCATTTGAATTGCTTATCAAGCCACGCGGCGAAGTCTTCGGGTGTGCCCTTCTCGTAGAACATTCGTACAGACGAATCCGCGAGAAGTTCGCTCATATTAACGCGGTTTTTGTTATTCCTCAATACATCTTTTACGCACGGAGACATTTCATCAAATACTGCCATTTCATTTCCGTACATGTCGTTATTGTACACCTCGGAACGTCCGACAGAAACTGCAACACGGACTGGGTAGTTTGGAATTGACATAACGGCGTACTTTCCGCCGTTATGAAATTCAAATACACCCTGTGTCATGTGTTCTCGTATTTTGCCTTCAAAATTTCTAGTTGGGCACGTTCTTCCATCTCTATTCTACGTGCATTTTCTTCCTCTGCGCGTTCTATGCTGGCTCGGACAGCGCCGCTAACCCACACAGGCTCCGGAAACTCGATCACAGCGGTTACTATTTCAATATCACCTTTGTATCCCCAAGCTTTCCAAATATCGCCGCTATCTTCGCCTGCACCTTCCACGATAAATAACGTATTTGAATATTCTGTTGATACTGATACTAAGTCTCTTTTCCACGAATACCACTTGACAGGATTACCAGTACTCCAAGAGTTATCGCCCGTGAATTGTCCAACGTATTCCACCGTGGATGCCAGCGCCGCGAGGGCTTTGCGTTTATCGGCCCCCTCAGTGGATACATCGTATTGTGTATAATATCCCATATATTTACCCCTTCTTTACGTTTGGTTGATATTTTCGCGGTACGTTTATTCGATCAAGTAAAGTGTGTGCATCGTCTTCATCGACACATTCTGCAACAAAATTCTGTACACTACTGCCCTTGCCACAGTCTGCGAGCATCTGCACGTTATCCACGACCGAAAAGATTTGAATCTTCCCGTCAGAACGGGAAAAAATGTAGCGTGGCGTGCCGCTGATTGGGAGATTTCCCATGAAAAGACCTTTCTAAATGTGCCATTAACAGTTCTACTACCCATTACGACTCATAAATTAAACAAAATATTTCACTCAATAGTACACACCTAACCCATTATATCCTCTTAACGCCTATTTCAGCGTCAGTGTGGGGAATTCTGCCTCCGACGCGCTTTTCATTAGCTTTCTTCCTTGAGTACCGTTTTCAGCAGGCGGAGACTTTATAACGTTGGTGGCTACAGTCTCGGCCCTCTCGGAATTTTCGAGGTGTGTACAATAGAATGAAATGGTGGGCCACGTCAGTAGCCCACCTATGTTATCAATCGTCGCCGAGACGGCGTAAGGCATCTTGAACTGTTGTGCGCGGTACGTCGTATTGACGATCAAAACCACGCTGCCCTAATTCTTGTACTTTAGCAACAAAGTCTGATGGCGTAAATGCCATTGTAACTCCAGATCGTGATGCAAGTTGCACTGGTTCTGGAATACCTGTTGTGTTTTCTTGGCGCAAGTAAGCGTTGGCAGGTACACGCGCCGCAACATCGTAACCCGCAGGCCACATATCGTCACGTGTAGCTCCCAACAGACGACATTCTAGTGCAGTTTTCTCAATTTCTGCAGGATCTTCGTCAACGTAGCATACGATTCCCATGGGTGTCACTGATATCAATTCTCCCTCATGAAGATCGCCACCATTTTCCATATCTGTAACAACCCCTTCGGCTTCTTCGTCTGTTACATACGCGAGTTCTGCCAAAACCAGATCGTCGTCATGCTCGTACAGGGTGAATGTTTCCACATTATCCCCAAAATCTACCTCTAACATGGTTACTGGGTAAATTTCATTTCCGGAAGCGTACCCGTTGAGCCAGTCCGCGTTTTCCGGATGTTCTCTATCGTTATACTGTGCTACGTACTCACTTACTACTAAGCCTACACGCCCGCTTTCAGGGTGATACGCATGATCACCTTCTGATACAGATTCGTCCATGTAAATATCGTAACCAGACACCTCGTATTCAATACCAGATCCATTTACAACTGCAGGCATATCTTGTGTCGGATTTTGGGTATCAACGTATGTGGCGTCTGCAACTGTATCCTCAGTGTACGATCCTGTTTCATCAACATCGCCAATGACCTCGTATTGGCAGCATCGAATCTTCGCAAACTTATAATCTACCGGAACCGATACAACATCACGTGGGTTGACTTTACAGGCAACTGTACGTCCTGTTGAGCCATAGCCGCTGGACAGATACCCAATCGAGCATACGTGAAGACCTGCGGAGCATGTTTGGTTAGGATCATCAACAACTTCATTTCGGTCCATCTTTACAACCTGACCGATGCTGTTATCAAATTTTCCGGTGTATACGTCTTTGTAGTCTTGGCTCACTCGTTTGAACACTAGAAAACATCCGTCTTCTGTGAACGGTGCGTTGAAGGAAGATAGGAAATCAAAAAGCTGTGATTTTGAATTCTCAGACGGGTTCTGCATAAGGTTATCCATAAACAGTGCCCACGGTTCTGCATCGTATCCCAGATCCAACAATTCAACCAGTTTTGATGTTAGCGTAGAATGTACAGGATTACCCATGTAATACACTGTAGACCCCTGAACTGTGATATTTCCTGCGGTCATACGATTGATGAACTTAGCCTTGTCCACACAGTCCTCGATGAACTGCGCGTCGTGCTCAGGGAGTTTCAGGTGTTCAGACAGCGCACGGAATCCACTGTGGTCTGCGCCAATAATGTGCTGTCGCCCGTTCACGAATACTGTGATCGAGTGCGGTGATGCTGTGAAAGTAAATCTAGGCATAATGGCCTCCTTGTTTCTGGTTTATACTAAGCCGCGTTAGCGGCTTGATTCGTTGCTGCGTTCGCGATGTCACAGGTATGCACATATTCTGTGAGCTTGTCAAGCACCTCATCGGCATAGCGACAGTGGGTGCTGATTGCGCGCAGCAAAGGATACTCAGCATCGGTGGCATCTTCAAAATCAGCGGACTTTAGTACTAATTCGTGATTTACAGGATGCGTGTCCGCGTCTCTGTTTACGGCGCGGGCTAACTGTATCATTATATCCACAGCAGGTTTTGGCATGCTTTCCACGGTGTGCTGGAATTCCAGCGCTTTTTTGATGGTGCTCTTTGCCCCAAATTTTTTCGTGTCTAGTTTTTCAGTTAAGAAGCGGAAGAAACTATTCTTCACTACTAGGCTGATAGCTCTGGAACGCTTCACAGCTTCCTCGTCAAATTGTTTGGCAAAAGTGGCGTCAGCCAATTCATACAAACTGATCCACTGTGTCCCTTCGAAGTGCTTCCACAAAGATTTTGGTGCGCCATATACGTCCGCCCCGACGGGAATTTCTCCACAAGATTTCAATACTGAAAACATATCACTAGGGGATGCGTAGCCGTTTGGAACGCGTGGAACCCCGCGCTCAAGTGGGATATAGTATCCGCCTGCTTCAAAGTCTTCTGGTGTCAGGTCTACGCGTCCATCAAAAGAACTGTAGCGCAAACGACGCACTTGTACTGGGCGGCGTGGTCCCGTTATACTGTTCTTAGGCGGTTCTGGAAGATCCGCAACATCAAGAATAGTGGCACCATCAGCCCAATCAAGGATGCGTGAAACTTCTTCACTGGCTTCCTTTCCTCCACGGTATTTAAACCACACTATAGTGTCAATATCAGATTTATTCGCATCAGCGAAGTGTCTGATACGCGCCGCCACGCGCTTGGTGGTTTTTCCCTGTGCCGAGAGGTCTTCAAAGGCGAAAATGGTTTTCGGTGTAGGTGTGATGTGTAAGTTTGCTTCGCTTGTATGGCGTAGTACCCTGTTAGACAGCTTTGACCCACAAAGTACGGTACCTGTAAGTCGTGTACCCACGCCCTCAGGTCGATTCCAACTAATGATGTCCTCAAGCTCTGCGCCATTCCAACGTGCTTTATCTCGCACTGCATCACGAACAACGTGTGGCAGGTTCTTACGTAAGTGGTCGCGGTACGCTTGACACGCTTCCCAGTATGTGTCGCAGTTATCATAGACTGCCAGTGTTTCTTTGACCATGTCTTCTATGATGCCCTTTAAACGCTTTACGATAGCTGGGGAGGTTGGCGACAGGCGACCATACTTAAGGCTTTCACGGGACGGTGTTATGTCCAGTGATCCTAAAGGAAATTCAATGATCATGCTATGGTTGAGTAGGTGTTGCTGTCCATAGTCTAGCCCATCGATGGATTCCACATCGATTGGGTACAGCACGCACCCCATTTTGGCGTACGCCTTTCCACGATATCCTTCTAGATTTTCTCCAAGAAGTTTCCACCCTCTGCCTTCCGAAATGGTCGGTAGTTCTTTCCAGCCTTCAAAGTGTGCGTCGGGTACGCCCGTGGCATCGACCACATTGGGCTTCACTTCATGTCCAAACATGACACGCTGAATCGCTGTGCGGAATTTTTCAATGTCCCCGCTTTCAATGGGGAATGTCACCTCGACTCCGGTATCTTCGGTGGTGTCTTCCTGTCCCATAACGTGTACGGCGGGGATCATTCCAGCAGGAACCACGTCATCGGCGTTGAACTGGCGTCCGTCTTCGGAAAGTCCGGCGGAGTCGCACCGAACGAATGTAACGAGTTCATCGTTGGAGGATTCTTCGTCCATTACTTTATAAACAGGCTCTTTTACTACAGAGTAAAACGTTTTCAATCCATCCATGATCGCAATTACAGAGAAGCTATCAATATAAGCGAAAGGAGCCTTCGATCCGATACCGAATTTACCTACGCCTGTGTTCGACGTCTCTTTAGTACTCTCACCTAAATTGGTATATAAACCCATAACTTGTTTGTGTGTAAGGCCCACACCGTAGTCCCGAATTCGAAACACAGGATTAAACGAGGTCGGGAATGTGATGTCCCACGGCTGATCAAGATTTCCCTTATCAGCGTGGGCGTCTCGAGCGTTTGCGGCGATTTCGCGAGCGATGGATTGCGGGACGTTTGAATATAATCCGGTAGAAAGCATATCAAAAACTTTCGCGACGTCGGCGATCTGCATTTCAGACCGTTCTCCAGCGTTTACTTTTACCTTAGCTGCTTTGTTTTGTCCTGATGTGATCATGATAGATACCTCCTAGAATTTTACGATAGACTATAAATAGCGTCACTATGGATGATTCGCAACCCATAAATTGGTCGTTTACCAAAGTTATTTACGAATATCACAGTTGAATGTTACTGCCCATTCCAGTTTGATAGGCGTACCGAGGCACACTGTGCTTCACCGATGATTCCTGTTTCACCCGAAGTATCTATGATTTTAACAGTAACTTCCCTGACCATTTCAGCAGGAAACATGCGGTTCATGTCTTGACAGACATGGAGTGCTAGAAGATCGTATTCACCCTCTCCGCCTGTTAGCCACACTCTAAGTACGTTGTCGTTGAGAAAAGCGGAGGCAGTTACACCAGCTTGGGTATATTTACTTACAGTAGTATTTTCAAACCGATCCCGATGTTCGTCCGTGTCGGCTGCTGTTGCTGTCGCGGTTACAATTAGTGCTGCTGTGATAATGTTTTTCATAATAGTTCCTTTCTGGTTGTATGTGTGTATAAGTTTTCATTTATTTTCCCGTGGGGTGGGTACCTTCACAAAATCGTTCTTCACGGCGACGTCCTCGGTAAACGTGAATCCCCCCCGGTTGCCGCGCAAAACCTTGGCAAACATCGTCTTAGGCGTAAAACGTGTAACAATGCACAAGCGAGATTCTGCGTTGCGTCCTGTTGTGCTGTAGAAAATGTGGTCTCCTACAACAACTTCTTGTCCTAGAAAATCTTTGACACGACGGTAGTTTTTCTCTGCCTCCGCCTTGCGAGAAATTTCATCCTCGCGCTGGTGTTCTTCCCACCAATCGTCGAGCTTTCGCGCCTGCGGGTCTCGTGCGTTATAGATAAGGGCGTCGCGCTGATCTTCGCTCGCTTCCTTCAATAATGCGCACAGTGTCTTCATGTGCTTATCGGTTTTGTTGTCATAAATATTGTTTGCAGCTTCCATTACTTCGGGCGGAACTACAACGTCAAGTTTGTCATACACATACGCCAGGTGTTGCGCAGCTTCGAGCTGTTGTCGTTCGCGTACGGTTGGTTCCATGTGGTCGCTTCTGCAGGGCATTTAGAGGTCCTCCTTACTTTGTTTCTACAATCGGTATAAGTGATTCGCCATAAAGCGTCAAGCGCTTTATTCGTCACCCATCCACACATAGAACATGGACACCCAATCGACGCCGTCCATGCCGATATACTCCCCCCAAAAATGGTATGCAAATTGGAAGAAATCAAACAACTCTTCTTCAAACAATTCTGCGAAAGGTCCCTCCATGCTTAGCGTGTACTCCATATGATCGAATGCATTCTGGTCTGATACGTAAAATTCGCTAAGAATCTCCTCATCATCACCCACAAATCCATCGATATCTATCTGTGTTATCATTTTATAATCCTAACGCTGCTGACAGGAGTGGAAAACTACCTGCGTATTTTTTATTGAGTCGGGCGCGTCGTTCTGCGCTCATATGCGACTTGTCCGATGCCATGTTGGCCATATTATCGGCCCACTTTACCTTCATTGCTGCGCGGTTCTTGCTGTTTATTACTCGTAGAATGTTTCCCTGATAATTCAGGGTGGGGTCTTTTGTTACCAACGAAACAATGTGGTGTACGTTGTCCCCAAACTCATGTGCAATGTCTGACAACGTAAACACGGTGTCTTCTGGAACATCGTGTAAAAGAGCTGCTACCAGTTCATCCTCAGTGGGATTGGGGAGATTTTCGGCTACATGCAATGGGTGTGTGAAATAAGGCAAATCGCCGTACATTTGCTCCCTATGGGCATTAACCATGTAGTAAAATGCACGCGCGACCCGTGGGTTACTTAAAAATGGCTGCATATGATCCTCCTATTGATTCGTCTTAATTACAAGATACGTATCAAAGTAGTTAGTGTCAAGTACTATCTTATAGCATCAACTTCCACCCAAATGGGGTTGTCATCAATCCAAACATCCACGATCAACCCTCGGTCGTTGACAAATTTTTTCTTTGCCTTACGCCCTGTGAAGAATACTTTTTCACACAAAGTATCGTAGCGATGATCCATTCCGCCAGCTTCGTGGGGGTGGCGCATGGTTACGCCATAAATTAGTGTGTTTCTCCGCTTCAACACTAAAAGAGCCGTGAACCATCCTTCGGGGTCACGGGTCCAGGTGTCGTCGTAATCTAGTCCGATGATCACTCTAATATCTCCTTATTTTTATGCATAAATCTGACCACTAGTTTACTTGGCCCCCGTTGGCGATGTGACGACGGGCGTCATCTTGTGCATCGGCATTGTTGAATTGGTCTTCCCATTTTTCAATCGGTAGAATTTCCATATCTTCTACACCGTTTAAGTCATCCAAACAGGCGAAGAAACGGCCACTAACTTTGTAACTCCCCAACAAAGATTCTTGTAAATGTACCTGCTCTTTAATTATAGGATTGGCGGGCCAATCTGTAAGTGTTTCTCCATAAGGTAGCTTCGGCTCTCGCGCAAATAATTCCATAAGGTGGTCTCTCTGCGCTTCTTTATGCTTTATTGCCGCGTCAAGTAATAGTTGTAGTTGTAATAGACTGTCAGCCCGAACAGGTACAGTGTGTTCGGTCAATTCTGGTACCATTCCAGTTACGTAGGATACAATAAATAATTCAGTCATCAGGTGTTCCTCCAGTTGTTGGTCATATATGTATTTAAAACTTTCTAACCGATTCTTTTTAAAAACTCAAGATGTATTTACTTTAGGTACTTCTTGGGACGAGGATTCTTGAATTAAAGCGCTTGCGTGTCGTTATAAAAGTATGTAGCATAGTAGAAAGCGTAATGGTGGGTGATTCGTTTTTCGCTGCCAAATGCCATAATTTAATCCGTAGAGGAGGACCAAAATATGCATATTAATAAATTAATTGCTCCGGCGTTGCTCGCGCTTTCCACCGTCGCCGAGGCTCAAACACCAGAAGAAATGCGGGAGTTACAGGACGGTTTCATTACCTACATTTCAGATGTAAACCCAATCGAAGAACTATCCGGTGCAAAATTCTTAGGAGAACGCACCGTTTGGCTGGGAATCTATGGCAGTAATCATACGCCTTACTTTGCGATAGCTCTTGAGGCTTGCCAAAAAATGGATGGTATTTTTGATCAAAGTATTATCAATGAAACCAAAGTTGTCGTCACAAATTTTAGAGGGCGCGATGTGCGTGCGCTTGCCCGATGTGAGATGGTTAATCTTTCCTATTGGGAGGATTAATAGACGCATAAACTGATACCAGTTTATATGTCCGGGTTCAATTCGTCTTGTAGTTCCATTTCAGTAAGCCGTGTCATTGTTTCCTCGGGGGCTTCGGTTTCACGGTGTATCGCTGCCATTTCCGCTTGATATGATCCGTCGTTCTCAGGACACCATTTCCCCGCACCTTTTTTATAAGACCAGTTAGACATTCGCTTCACCTTCCTTTGGTTCGGGACGCTTGAAATAAAGTTCGTGCTGCCCGTGGTCATCACATGACGCAGCAACAAGCTCCCACCCAAAAGCCCCCATGGCAGATAAATACGCGTCGACCTCAGATCTGATAATACGGGCAAATTTATTCTCCCATTTGATCATTTGTCAGTTTCCTTTAGCAAGTTGTCTATTTTGGACATCGTGTCGTCGTAGAACGGCATCATTGACGCCGCGCCTAAATCAATGCCCGTGTTCTTGTGGTAGCACTCGATAACGTCGCCCGCCTCTTTCAGGGCATCTTTTTTAGAGCTTCGGATCAGGCCCGCGAAACCATCAGGCACTTCGCCACTCTCAATCGCCTTGATGTCTGCCATCATTCTGGATACGTACGCCGCCTTTTCTTCTGACGAGGCGACTTGTGCTCGGGTCCAAGTCTCGTATGCTGCGATCTCTTCGGGGGTCTCTGGCTGTTTCATCCCGCAGATTCCTTTGGGTGTGTACCTAAATACGCCAAAGCTGCTGCTGCGGCAGAGACCGTAAATAAACTTGCAGGCGCAGAAGCGCAGGCCATCGCGAATGTTGCTCCGCTGGTAAAAGCAAAAAATAAAGGCGATATTCTATCCATTTGATTGCTCCATCTGTGCCACCGCATCGTCTACAAATTTATTCCATAGAGCGGTCAGTATTCTTGCATGCGTCGGGCTGTTCGGCGATGTGCCTGTATGGCTTACAACTATGTTAGTTCCCTCTACGTACAGTCCGTGCATCATTTGATCCCCAGTCTGGTCAAACGTTTTGGCTGTAATATCTATAGTGTTGCGGATATGCTCTGCATGTCCGTCTGAATCCCGCGCATGGGTTGTGCCCCATTCAACGTGTCCAATATCCAGCGCCGCTTTCTGCATTTCCTTTAGTACGTCATCATGCATTTAATTCTCTCCTCATGAATATCCCCTCAACAGGCTCGTGATACAAGTGTCTGCGGTCGTGATCTACGTGTCGGCGTTTACCGTCAGATCGTATTCTATCAATTATAAAATCTCCAGTACGTAGATCACAGGTAAATCGAAACTGTGTTGCAGAACCAATTATATTGGATTTTATACGGTCGATTACGGTTTCTCCGGTTAAAAAGTTATAACCGCCCAGTTCCTTAAGTTCGTACCTAGATATAATAAGTTTTTGTCCAACCTCCATCCGGCTTGTAGTGTTTATGATGTATTCAAGATCCATCTTTGAAATCTCCCTATGTTATAACTACGTATACTGCGTTTCTTTCCATGTATTATAGGCCACAAGGTCGTTTGGCGTAACTAAAATATACATCTTAGGCTCTTTTTCTGTAACATTTGCCGTACATGTCCTTGTAGTTGATCCTGGAAATCTGAAATGAATCTGCGCTTGAACAATACGCCATCCGTTTTTATTTTTTCTGGCATGAAAATGTTGACTAACTTCGTCGTATACAATTCCTTTAGGGTGCGCTGCCTCCAGCTCCGCTTTTATGCGGTCTATTTCAATCGCTTCAAAATTTCTCTCCTCGTGTAGGAACCGATTGTGGTCATCTTGGCATGCTATATCGCAAAAACACAATCCCCCGTAGTCTCCTACGATATCTATGATATTCTTGTTTTCTTCATTCAAAGAATCCGCGCTGAATTCTAGTCCACACCCCGAACACTCGAAACCCCCCCACCCCATTTCTACCAAAAGCCACACAGGCACGTTTCCAGCACTCCCGTACTGGTCCAATTGGGGGGCGCGGTTACACCGTGATCCTTCTAGGCAATCCGTATCACAACTCAGGTCATTCAAGCCGTTCACTCGCGCTGTTATGGCATGGCGTGCAAACTGTATTGACGTGTTGTCCTCTGCCCAATCACTGTTGACCAGATAGGCTTTTAGTTTGGTGTTTTTCATGTTCCGTCTCCCAAGCACGGCGGCGCGTAAGATTTGGCGATGTACCATGATGTTCTACACGTTTCACATACCATCATATCTCCGTACTGAAACGCCTCACACTGCCCTCTAGGTGCGTTGTCCTTTGGCACAGGAGTGGTGTGTGTCCCCAAATATATAGATACTGCGACGCCGAAAAGATAGGCGAAAGCCACTAAATAAAACATGTTAAGCTTCCTTTAAGTGGTGGTCTGCAAATGAACGCACGTCTTCAACAGCAGTGTGGGGGGTGTCCGAAAATGTATTGTCCGCGATCATCCGCAACCCATATTGCAGTCGTCCAATCTCATACGCCAAATCTGGTACGAGACTGTCCTCTGGATTGCCTTTCGTGTGCAGTTCGACACGTTCAAATAATGTTAGATCAGCCATCTATTTCAGATCCCCAAACAGCTCAGCAAGAATTCCCATCTTCGATGCAGTTACATATGCAGATCTGTTTCCAGTACGAAATTTTGACTTCGTAGGAAATTTAGCCGCCTCCGCCATGATTGTACTCTTGGTCCACTTTGCGTTTGCTTTGGAAACATTGCTGGGCATGTGGGCACATATTTCATCGAGAATTCCCTTACGACGTGCAAATGTATATCCGCCTGCCGCTGCTTTCGAAAACTCTCCGCGTGTTTTGTACTGCGCGGCAGTTTTGGCCACATTTTCGTGGTTCCACTGTTCCTGTGTTTCGATCATATGGGCTGTCACGTCTTTTAAAATTTTTAGTCGACGCGCTGCAGCGTGGGCTTTCGGAGAATTCTTACGAAAGTTAGATATGTCATCATAAGCAACGGCAGCAGCTTTGATGCTATCAATATTCCATTTTTTGTTTTGTTTTCTCATATTAAACTACCTCCCAAAGTGCTGCAAAAAAGAGGCAGCATCCAAGTACATAGGCACCAGAAACGATACCTCCGCCCGCAAGTCCTGCAGTGGTGAATGCTGCGGTAGCTCCTATGTACAGCTTCCGTGCGGTGCTCGTTTCTCGTAGAAAGTCGATTAGGCTATCCATCTGTAAAAACTCTCCTGTGATTTGTTGTGTATTTTAAAACACTGTGTTTGATGCTTCTCCTGACAAATATCGTAGATTGTTTTATCTGTCAAGTATTGTTTTCAAAATAATCCCACACTGGTATAGCATCACACGGTGGTCTATATCTTTGTGACATGTGCCTAATAAAACCAGAAACCCGACGACCCCCGCGCTCGTGGGAATTGATTAGGCATTGATGTGGGTTATTTTCAAAAAATATTAAAACATGTTTGTGGTTCGGGTACATTTTCCTCGCAGAAAGTTGTGCACGTTCTAGGGATTTCTCTTCACAAAAGAAAGGAGAATCTAACGCAAAATCACCTTCAATTCCTGTCGGAATTTCCTCGGCATCTTCAAAAAAAGGTATCCCCATAGACCTCCCCAGCGTCGTTTTTCCAGACGCGGGGAGTCCTATTATGAAAGTTATTTCGGGCACTTACAGGGCCATACACTGCGATAGAATTCCCCACAGATCGAGAACAGAAATACGCTGGTATACGTAAGTCGTCTGATTCCCGTAATACTCATAATCTGTATAAGAATCGCGCTCGACTTTCTCTAGAATACTTTCATACTCTGAGAACGATATGCTTGGAGCCAGCGCACGCACAATGTTATCCAGTGCGCCGAATCTTCCAAGAGAACCTCCTGTAGTATATGAAGTGGGGTTAGAGTCCTCCCAACATGATCCACCTGAGACTCCGCCAGTTAAAAAACTTGATCATATACGTATACGGTTTCGTCGCGGTCGTTTTCACGTCCCCAGTCGTATTCTCGAAGGTCGTGTGTGCCCACTCCGGTGCTTCTGTTAGACGAATAATCATGCTGCGGAATCTTCACAGCCTCGACGGCTTTTAAAAAGGTATCATATTTCATACTTTGTCTCCCATCCATAATTTATCGTGGTCACGATTGCTATCATACCAACAGTATTCAACAATCAACTTATTTGCATTGAAGCCTTCCATGCTGTCTAACATACCATGCATCCAGCGCATGTGGTATTGAAACTTGGCTGGTGTGGTGTCACGCGCGTTAGCGCGTACTGTCACCATATGTGTAACCGCATCACCATGGTCTTTGAAAGCATTCGCGGATACGTGTGCGCCCAAGGATTTCGCGTTGGCACGTAGGTCCTCGATTCGGTCCTTCGGAAGGTCGATTCCGATATGAGATTCAAAATAACCCTTCCCTTGTTCCACAATAGGATTCGTGAGGGTAGTCTCGATCTTACACCGGATTGGGTAGAACCCTGCGAAGTTAAGCCCTTCGCTGATTCTCTTTGCCTCCTGCAGTGCTTCCACTTCGGTCCCGCGAAACTTATGTGACGTCATCGGATCAGACAATGTAAACGTGTTGTTGTCCCGATTGTTATACGATATGACGATAGGCTTCACTTCTAACTCTTCGCAAGCTGCGACAAAATCTGCCGTCTTATGCTCAAGAGCGCCCACGGTGATGTGGATTTCGTGGAAGTCGGTCGGGACGTTTTCACCTGTGAAGGCGCAGTCGTCGCATTCAAGCAGCGACATTGGTTACCGCGCACGTTGTATTAAAACTTCCCATTTTAGTACCTCCTGAATGTTTCTGTTGGTATATATTTACGTAGTTGTATGTGATTCGTCAAGGCCCCTTATACGTTCTCGTATCTAAATGGACGTTGTAATTCCTTTCAGATATTTATCAGATTCTTCCTGTGCGCGTAGGAACGTTTTCATCATCGAAACATCTATACGAATTTCAGACGCGCCCATAGCTAAAGCGGCTTTTAACGGCGCGAGTTGATCCAAAAACTCTGTGAATTGGTTTTTATATTGACCACGTGTGGGTCTGGAAATCTCAGGTTTCGTGGGCCGTCCCGTCGCATTTTCTCGTGCCCCCGTGTAGTATTCACTAGGCGCATACTCTTTTCGTGGCGGTGTCCACCTCCCCCGATATTTATACCATCCCGCAGCTTGGAAAACTTTTTTCTCATAACTGCTATACGATTCAATGTTGTGGAACATTCTATAAATAAGCCCACCCGCCTTGTACTTTGTAACAGCTTTATCATACTCATCAGCGATCACGCGTTGTATTTTCTGCAGTTCTTCCATAGAACATCTCTGTTCTGTACGGTAAATATCGCATTCTTCTTCCCATTCTTTTAGAAGTTTTCCTTCGGTTTCATCCCACCGCGCTAGTGCGTTGTTAAATTCACGGCTGATGGCCACATTTCGGTGGCGTTTCGCTGCCTGTAACGCTGTATCTAATGTGCCATAGGAACTAAACTCAGTAGCTTTAAAAATAAATTCGGACATGGTTTCTCCTAACTTGTAGCGGGGCAGTTACGTTCAATTTCGCGAGGTACGGTTGGGCGAGGATGTTTTGGCTCAGTATAGGGCTTCCGTTGAGTTTCATATCGCTTCTCCTTCTGCTGTTGATACTTTTATGGATGATGCCGAATGATTCGTCAATATTTTTCATATCATTTATCCTGTGCTGTTGTGCGGTGGTTAGTCACCTAAATACTCAGGTTCCATTTTGAATTTCGGTGTCAGCCGAGGCGTTCGGATTGGTGTTAATTGATCGCGCTATATTTAACATAGACCGCGCCGCGCTGTCTACGTATTTTTCACTTGTCCACGTGCGTATCGTTAAACCGCTGCGCAAAATAGGAGATGAAATTTCTATCTCCACGGTAGCATTTCCTACGGATGGTTTATTCATTACCTACTCCTTTTATTATCAACGACGTTATTGCCTGTTCAAACTGATTCGTCAACTCAATTCTTCAATCCATGTCTTCCTTATGGAATAGTCCTTCAACAAAATTCTTTCCGTCTTTAAGGCTGCACCCTGTCACGGCGCGTACGTACTTAATTGCATTTATTTTTTCGTTGCATCTCATTGCGTCAGCAAGTGCTCTGAAATTATTACGGTCATCGGTATTTACCATGTATTCCCACCAACCATAGTTGGTATAATTGTCCCGCGCATCCCATGCAAGTTGAATCGTGCGGAGATTTGTACGGTGCTGTGCCTCCGTCGCTTGATCAATCAGAGTGCGGATTTGTGCCTCCAAACTCTGGATGTAATCTACGTCAACGTCTTTCTGATCTTGAAGCTCAGCAATTAAATCTGTTTGTTCGTTAGAAGCATTCTCAAGTGTTTGTGTGCGCGCGTCAGCGCGATTCAAAAGGTTTACCAGTTTCTCGATCACTGATTCAGTTTCCGGTGTCATTGTTCTCCTCTTCACGATTATCTTTAATTTCGTAGGCTTCTTCCAAAGAAGAGCGGCTGCGGGCTGTCTCCTTCACGCCGCCACCTCGACCGTCGCCCGTGACACATTCATCAGAACAATTCTGTGCGTATGTTCAGGGTGATTTTGTCGGCAAAGGCGTAAAATTACCTTAGCGTATTCAAGGTTTTCGTGCCGTGAATTCCTGACTGCTGCCAGATTTTGCCGGATGCCTGCAATGTGGTTTCTTCGTATACAAGCCCCAACGCTTCGCACCGCACGCGGTTGTCGTAACGATCTACCCACGTGTACGTTCCCCACTGTTTTTTGGCGTCTTTATTGTACAAAGCTTGTATGATGTACACGCTCCATGATCCGTCGCGGCGTGGATAGTTCTACATATGAAGTCCTCCAAATCGTTGCAATAAATCATAGATACGGTTCACTGAGTGATTCGTCAAGCACTATTTTCAAATTACCCCCTTCACTGCCTCTTCGGCTTTGAAACGGGCGAATGCGGCTGCTTCTTGCTGGGCCTCTTCTCGCTCTTTGATTGCGGCTAGGCGCTCTAAACTCGCTTTTCTTCCATACGTCTGCTTGCCGCTTCTTTCTCGGATATGATTTTACTAACGGCGGCATCCAACATAGCACTTACAAGTGTGGCTCCGTCTTCACTTTCGCTGTTCAATTCCACCACAAGATCGCGCGCTAGATTAGCATAGTCCATGTCGTCGTCATATTCGCAGCCAACGGCTTCAAGCCCTTGGTATGCTGCACCTGATAGGTCGCTGGCGGGGATTGTGATGACGATATTTTCGCCGTCTAGTTTCGCGTAATTCATTCTAATAGTCCTTTCGTTAGGTTATTGCGCACTGCTTCTGGTTTGTTGATAGGGGACCCACCATGATTCGTCAATAGCCCTCTATTCATTGCTTAAATCTCCCATCCGTGCCAGCGCAGCGCTTACATGTATACATACCCCCATCTGCTTTTGCCTTCGCCATGAACGAATTGTAGGTGGGATTTGATACGTGCCCAGCGGGGCAGGTCACAGTCATCTTATGAGCGTGACGGGTGACTGGGTCCCCATCCATCTCGTAGCCATCAGGAAGGTGTTTACGCATTTCACGTACATTGTTACGAGACTTGGTACAGGAACAAGTGATGTAGCCACCCTTGTGCCACAACGTATTCGGATAGTTTACATTGGTGTAGCGGACTTCGCCACAAAATTTACATCGAATACGAAACTTCATGGTGTGGTTGCCTATCAACTTTTCGGGGTCGAGGCGGGTGTACGTTGTGGGGGTGAGAAGCGCGTCAGCTTTTGCGGCATTGTTAGAGTAGCGCGTGACGCGTGCTTTGTTCTCGGCGTTGTGTTGTTTGATGTGTTCGGCTAGGTCACGCTGTTCGCGCTTTTCACGCTCAGCCGCAATCTCCGCAATTTCTTCCTCTGTCGCACCTTTACGTAGGAGAGGAATTTCTGGGTCTTGACCGGACGTAATAACATCGACAGTATTACGAGCACGCTCACGGCGCTGCATCTGTTCGACTTTGCGTACACCAATCGTGTCATCAATTCCTCGGCGCTTGCGGATGCGGATATTTGGGGTCTTAGGGACGTGTTTCATTGTTAACCTTTCTTGAATCGTGGAATCACCCATGAGAAGAAGGCAGAGCCTTCCCGCTACGCGGGGTTTGTGTAAAATCTGGTGCATCCGTGTAACCACGAATGGAACATGAGTGTATTAGAATTTCAATACACCCGCAGCACACCTCACCTAATACACCAGCTAAGTCATTGATATTACTAGATACATTAGGTGTATTGTGTATTGCTTTTCTCCCTACTGTATATAGACCATACATTTTAATGTCAATAGTGTATAAAAATGTATTATGTATTGAATGTATTGGATTCCATCCCCGCTCTATATCAACCATACATATTTTTATAAAAAATACATATTTCACACGTTTTACGATATATACGACATACTGTAAGGCATTAAGTTATAGTTTTTATAAAAAAAAGTATGGTTGCCCTAGCGAGGTAAGGGAATTGAATACATTCAATACACTATCTTCTTTCTTTCTAATTATATCCTTAAAAAATAGGTGGATCGGGGCGGTGTATTGTTTTTATACGCAATACACCCGTAATACACCGCTATACACGCAATACACTCCGCTTGACACAACCCGCGAATCATTCTAGGAGTAACGTAACGCGATCAAAACCCAGTCAAGAACTGCCCACCACAAAAATAATACACCCATCCATTCCCGAAATAATCCACCAACCCAT